GATCAAGGAGGATTCGGGTGGATTTCAGTCCCGAGGAGGGGCAGCAGGCTGTCGCCGACGTGGTGACGTCGGTGCTGGATCGCGGCAACAGCTGGGACGCGTTGGTCGCCGGCGGTGTGCCGGCGCTGGCGGTCCCCGAACGTCTCGGCGGCGACGGCCTCGGTCTGGCCGAGATCGCGACCGCGCTGACGGAGATCGGTCGCCACGGCACCGTCAGCCCCGCGCTCCCCGGTCTGGCCGGCAGGGCCGGTCTCTCCCGGTGCTCCGTGGGCACCGGGCGCCCCCGTGGGTCCTGTCGGACCGGCCGGCCCTTCAGCGCCAGTCGGGCCTTCGGGACCCGCGGGACCTTGCGGACCGGCGGGTCCCGTCGGGCCAGCCGGCCCTTGCGGTCCGGTCGGACCCTCAGCCCCTGGCGGGCCTTGCGGTCCCGGCGGTCCCGGCTCGCCCTGCGGTTTGTCGCCGCCATTCGTGCCCATCATGTAACCTCTGGCCTATCGAGTAGCGCCTGCAACCAGCCACCACATCTCAGCGCCTCATCTCACTATGAAACTCGTGACACGCGCCGCAGTAGCGCTCGGCGATGTCGTGGGGGTTGTAGGACCGCATTCCGCACTGCGGGCAGACGATGGACGGATGCCCGCGCGCCTGCAGCACCTCGTCGATGGCGCGCTGCCGGATGGGGTCGTTCGGGAAATGGGCCTTCAAGATCGCCAGCGACTCGTCGTCGAGGCCTTCGTAGGCGCGCTTGGTTTCGGCGAGCATGAACGCGGCGATGTCATTCATGGCGTCCTCCGTAGTCGCTCAATCTCCTCGACGAAGCTCTCCAGCAGCCGATAGGCGGCGTAGGTGTCGGAACCGTAGATCGTGCCGCCGAGCGTTTGCTGGAACACCTCGCGCGACTCCGGGTCGATCTTGGGGATCAGCTCTTGGAGCTGCGTATCGAGGGTCGCCTTGCCCCTTGCGAGAATCTCTTTCGCGCGGGCCAGGTCCTCTTCGAGCGTGGGGTAGTAGGTCATCGCGTCCCGCCCGCATCCGCTTTAGGTACGCCGAGCAGCCAGCCGTGGTCGTCGAGGTCGCGGCAGTCGTAGCAGAGCGGCGGTCTCGTGAGAAACCCCTCCGCGACGATGACCGGCCCGAAGCACGCCTCGCACGTAAAGAACATCGGCGAGCCGGCGTGGAGTTGGCTGTTGTCGATGGGCGTCGCGTTCCGGTGCAGCTCGCGCCGATGGGCGAACGCGATCAGCGCGACCGTCTTCGCCTCGGGCGGCAGCATTCACCACACCTCCATGACCGGCACGCGGCCATCCGGGAGACGGCGCATCGGCGGCAGACCGTGCGAGCGCCGAAGGCGTCCGTGCGCCCGCAGGAAGCGGCGGCGCTCGCGCCAGCTCCAGCGCACCGGCGACTGCAATAGGAACTTCTTCGTGGCCTTCTTGGTTTTGCGTGGGACCTTCTGAAACACCTCGTCCTCCAGCACGCAGATGAGGCACATCGGCTACTCCTCCGGGATCGGCCGGCGGCGCAGGAGCTTGCTGCGGTGGCGCTTCCAGCGCCGCTTTGCGATGCGGACCGCCTGGTCGTGGTTCGTCCACGTGTCGTGCGGATGCGCGAAACGGTTCTGCAGCCGCGACTCCTTCCGCGACGTCGGCCAGACGCGCTTGCTCACAACGTCGTCCGGCCCTCTCGCCGGTAGCCGTGCATGGAGAACGGCGCGTCGGGCAGGTCGACGTGCAGCGGCAGGCCTTCCCACCACGTGCGGTCGCCGGCCTTCACCGCGGCCAGGTAGTACTCGTAGAGCCAGTTGAGAAACGGCTCGAACATCGGGCAGACCCATATCTTATGTTTGTTCAGGTCGGCCGACGCGAGCCCGCCCAAGCGAAAGATCGTGCCCTCGCCCGTCTGCAGGTCGACCACGAGATAGGCGTTGTCGCCCCAGCCAATCGCCTGCAGCAGCGGCAGGCGCGACTCCTTGTCGACCTCGGACCGGCGGAACCGTTCGTCGGTGAAATCGCCAATCAGGAACTTGCCCCAATTGTTCTCGCCGTTCGTGACTTCAATGATGCGGGTTCTCATGGGCGTCTCTCTGAACGCATTGCATAGACCGTGTGCGTGAAGGTCCGGCACATCGCGCAGTACCGCGGATCTGCCATGACGCTCTCGACGACACCGCAAGAGCAACACGTTTTCATTGCTGTAAGGCCTCACGAACAGCAACAACCGCGGCATCCCACAGGCGGCGGCGCTCATCAGCCCACAGTTCTATCGGTTCGCGATCTTCGGGGAACTTGTCACTGTGCACGAAGACGGCCTCACACGCCTTCAGCGCCTCCCGCAGCTGATCTCGTTTGTGCGTGGGCTGCGTCGCGGCCTTGAGGACGTGCTCGCACGCCAATTCCACTAGGCGGTCACTGCCCTGAATGTCGTCGTTGAAGATGTCGCGCTCGTCGAGATAGCGGCGTATCGTCCAACACTCGCCCTTCTCGTCGTCGCGTACGGCGGTGTGAATAGCAGTCACTGCCGCCCGCAGCCGGTCGCGTTCCGCGCACGCGTCGCTGAACGCGTTGTCGAACTTTCGTTCGTCCTTGACCCAGCCCTCGCGCAGTTCCTGATTCCGCGCTTCCGCTGCGCAGCGTAACGCCTTCTCCCGTTTGTAGCCGGGATACTCGCGCTCCCGCGAGACGATCAGCGCTTCCGCGACGGCATCCGGCCAGTCGCACTGGTGCTCCTGCCACGGGATGCCGCATTGGTCGCCGGCCAGGCGCTCGCGTTCGTCCTGTGCGGCCATCGCGCCTTTGAGTGTCGCGACCTCCGCCTTGAGACTGTTGATGACTTCCCCGGCTCGGAGCGCATCATCGGCCCGCACCACTGCGACGTGATCGATCGCCACCGCGAGCACCTCGTAGACGTGCCGCTTGTCGAACGCGACCATCTCGCCGCTGGCGGTCTTCCGCATTCGCTCCAGCAGCGCGTCGCGGAGCTGCGCCGCCATGTCAGGTGCGGTCACGTTGACTCCTTCGCTCGATGCCGACAAGGGCGGCGTCGGCTTTTTGGCACATCAAACAGCGGTTGTCGAAACCGGTCTTCCAGATCGTGCATTGTCGGTGGTCGCGCTCGCGATACTGCATCAGGGCCGCGCGCAACCGGTCTTGCACCGATTCGGCCGCGCGGAGATCGGTGTCCAGGCGCAGCCGGTAATGGCGCACCACGCCGAGCAGATAGTGCGCGCGCTTCTTCCAGCGGTCCCGCGACGCGCGCAGCTCCAGCAGGAACTCGGCGCGTTCGAGCCAGTCGCGCTGCGACTCCGGATCGTTAATCATGGCGTTTCCGCTCGCTCAGCATCCCGCGCCGCTGCTTGTGGCGCACGCTGCCGGTGCGGCCAGCGGTCAGGCGGTGCCGGGGCTTCCCCGCCTTCGCCTGCCGCCGATGCCGCCGCTTGAGCGCTTTACCGAGACCCATCGTCTACGGGCTCTTCGTCCGCCGGCACCGGGCCGGCCTCCTCCGCGCGGCCGAGCGCGCCGTCGGCCATGCGGAGCTGCTCGGTCAACATCGCTTTCCGCTGCTTCAGCAGCTCGAGATTCAGGAGCTTCGCGGCCGCGACCTCCTCGGGCGTGGGCCGCGCCGCGCGCACGCCGGCAAAGGCCGCGATCGCCTTCGCCACGAGCCGGTACTCGCGGTCGGACAGTTTCAGTAGGAACGTGTGCTGCGCTGAGATGTCAGGCACCAGTGCCCTCCCGCGTCGTGTCGGGAGGGGGCGCCGGCTTCATCGTCGGCGGGAAATGGGTCACGCCGGTGCGCGGATCCGTCCACGGGATCCCCTGCTCGAAGCACACCTCTTTCGCAACCTCATAGAGTTTGGGATGCTCGGTCCAGGCCATACCCCTCCTCTTGTCGTTCACGGCAGTCTCCTCCCGGCGAGGAACTGCGCGCGCTGCTTGTGCGCCATGTTGGACGCGATCCGGAGCTTGAGAAACTCCGGCGCGGTGAGAACGCGAATCTCCGCGAACATCGGGTACCCGTTGACGGCGCGGCTCATCGTCGCGTCGACGCCGTAGATGCCGTAGACGTGCGCGACCCCCTCGTCCTTCCAGCGCTGGAGCGTCGCATGGTCGGCAAACGCCAACGGCGTGAAGACCATCCGCCACATATCTGGCGGCACCGCCCAGCTCCCGACGACGCGGCCATCGACCGCCTGCAGCGCCAGCTCGCGAATCTCGTGGTCGGTCATCAGCGTTCACCGCCCCACCGCTTCTCCGATTCCCCGTCCTTCAGTTTGCGCCCGCTCCAGCGCCCGTAGCGCGTGCCGCACTGCGCGCACACCAACTCGCTCAGGCCGTCGTAGTGGTCGGGGTGGTCGTAGGCGTACTCGACGCCGATGTAGATGGAGTGGCCGCAGTGCGGGCATTTCCAGTCGCGTGGCATTAGTGCGGCTGCGCTTCCTTCACGACCGCCTCCATGAACGTCGTGATCAGATCCTCCCGGTCGGCCGCGAACATCGCAATCTCGATGAGGCCGATCGGCTTCTCGTAGATCAGCGTCTTCTCAGAGACGTCGCCGTGCGGGAGCCGAAACACGCGCACGACACCAACAGGTTCGCCCATGATCAACGACACCTCGGCGATCAGGTGCTGCTCCGCCTCGATGAGGGTCCACACGACTTTCTCCGTCCCGTCGGGCCAGGGCGGAGGAGCCTTCTGCAAGTGGGGCGGGAACGGCACTGGTCACTTCACCTTCTCGAAGCCGAGCGCCGGCCCGAGCGTCGGTAGCTCGCTCGCCTTGAGGCCGTGCAGGGCGATGTAATGCCGCGGGACGCGCCAGCGCCCGTCCGGCGTCGTCACCGTCACCAACGGGTCGCCGGCGATCTGAATCATCCGCTCGACCTGCTCGTACAGCTTCGGCGAGCTGTAGTGCAACGGTTGGCCGCAGGCGCACATCTCCATTTACTCAGGCTCGTCCTCGTCGAACTCGCGCAGCCGCGCAAGAATCGTCGCCTTGTCCTCCTCGGACAACTCGTCGTCGTCGAGGATGTCCTGCTCGGAGATGGGATTGATCTCCATGCCTTCGGGCAACGCGCCGCCGTCAGCCGCGCGCTGCAGGATGCCTAAGACCTTCGCCAGCTCCGCGAGGTCGCCGCTCTCGGCGTCGATCGGAAACGTCCCGAGGTGGTCAGGATAGGCGACCATATGTTCCGCGAACGCGGCGGGGTCTTGCGTCGTGAAGTCGCACACCGAGCACACCAGCTTGAACGGATCGGCCATTACGACACCCCCCTGAGTTTCTCGGCGACGTCCACCAGCAGCGTCTCGTAGGCGATCGGCCCGACGGCGAGTTGCTGCGCGATCGCCGCCAGCTCCGCCTGCGCGTCAGCGTCGCGCCAGGCGAACGAAAAGAAATCCCCGAACGAGGACCGGTCGGTGACCAAGGCGTCGGGGTGGCCGAGCAGGTCGAGGATCCGCATGATCTCCGGCTGCAACCGGATCACCCGGTCGTTCGAGAACATCTCGACCCGCTTGCCCTTGAGCGGCCCGGCTTTGATGATGTGCTCGTCGTCGCTCATGTGCCTGATGCCCGCCACTGCTGGGACCGTCCGTCCCGGTCAATGCGCCACGGCGCGAAACACGCCGGGCATCCGGCGTAGCGGAAGAGCGGCCCGCGGCCCGCATACGTCAGCTTCGGCCACGGCGCGCCGCACTGCCGGCAGAAGGACCGGGTCCGGTCGTCCTCCTTGCCACACCCGAAGCAGGTCCGGTGCTCGGTGACGCGGTTCCAGAGCGGCCCCCCGTAGCGCTGCTCCAGTTCGATTTGGTGCTTCCACGGCATCCACTCCCACGTGTGCGGGATCCCCTCGCGCCCTTTGTACCAGTCGCGCCGGTTCTTGGTGCTCCGGTGCGGCGGACGGCATTCGCCGTGCGTTACGCACTCGCGCTGCGCGTCGCCGGCCGGCGCCGTCGCCTTGTCCGCCTTGGGCGCGTAGTGGTAGTCCTTCATAGCCACGTCTCGATGATCTGCGGTTCGTCGTCCGCGTCGCGTGGAAGCGGCCCGCCCAGGCCGAGCTGCTCCATATCCCACCGCGCTTCTTCCACCGAATCATAAAGGCACGCGACCGGCGCCGGCACGGGATCCCGCCGGCCACGCTCCACCCGGTGCCGGCGCGCCACGATATGTCGCGGAAAGTCCCGCGGCCGGTCGTAGAGCGTCCAGAGATCAAGGTAGAGCCTCAACAACGGTACTCCGCGAACTCCTCCGGCGTCAGCACCAGCACGTCGCCGACGATGGTGTCGTACGCCGGATAGAACAGCTCGGTCGCCTTGTGGTTCACCGCCTTGTGCTTCAGCTTCCCGTCCTCGTCGACGAAGAGGTGCCGGCCATCGGGCGCGGTCACGTGCTGCACATGCCCGCCGACCAAGGCCTGCATCGCGTCGAGCGTCAGGCGTCCGGAGACGTCGCGCTCGGTCCCGTCGGCCTTGATCAGGACGGGCATCTACTCGTCGCTGTCGTCGATCGGGGAGTCTTGGATCGCAGCCACGGTGTAGGCCGAGTTGGTCGCGGTGAACTGGTGCTTCCAGCTCCAGTCGTCCATCACGTACTGCGAGAACTCCGACTGCGTCAGCTCGATGGTCGGGTCGATGCTCATTTCGAGCATCTTGATGACGCGGTCGTATTCCCGCGTCTGGTCGACCGGGGTCGGCAGATTGAAGCGCACGTTGATGCGGCGCCCGGCGCGCGCGTCTTCGAGTCGTTGCTCCAAGATGTCGATGACCTTGGTGCGGAAGCCCTTGACGGCGTCCAGAAAAATCTCCCGGTGCTTCTCGCGGTTCCCCTTCACGATGGTCAGCAGCGCGTCGCGCTCCACCGTCACGATGTTCATGCCCATCCCGCCTGCGGCCATCCCGCCTCCTCTCAATGCCTGACTCCCGGCATCACTCCGCGTTTTTTGTTCCGGCGCGCCAGGTGCTCCGAGCAGTTGCCGGCGGCGTGTTGAAAGTGCATCTGCGAGAACTGTTCGGTGTCGGGCATCTCGTGGATGGCGCCGCAGCCCCAGCACTGCACGAAGAGCAGCTGGCGGTCGCGATCGCGCGTCGCGCGGGCCCACCCGAAGTCGATCGTGTCGCCGTCGGCGTCGCTGTAGATGTTGACGGTGTCCACGGTCGGCCCGTCGTGTGGCTCCCACTGGTGCGCGCGCGTGTAGCGATAGAGCTGGCCGCAGGTCTCACAGCGGTGCCCCTCGTCGAGCCGATTCGGTCGGCCCGCCGTGCGGAGGTTCCGATTGGCGAAGCTCCGAAAGCAGCAGGTCTTCATGCCTCGCCCTTATCGGAGGCGTAGGCCTTGCGGACCACCAGCGTCCGCGTCGTCGCGGGGTTGTCCCAATCGACGTACCGGTCCCGCCGGACCTGCAGCGCGAAGCCGGCGCCGCGAATGGCCGTCCTCGCGCCGCACACGGTACAGACGCCCTCCACGGGCAGCACGTTAGGCTCCGGGGCGACCTCCCGGTGCCCACACGTGCCGCAGTCGAACTTGTACCAAACGCGCGCGAGGTCTGGCCCGCCCCGGAGCTGAATGGTCCGATGCGCCAGGTGCTCAATCTCCGCGCGCGGTTTGTTCGACGGTCGCGTGAGCATTTACGCGGGCACCAGCTCCCGTTCCTCCTCGCGCACTGCCGGGGCGAGGTCGGTCTTCACCGGCACCGGCGGAATGTACGTCTCGAAGGCGCTGTCCATGAACGCCTTCATGTCGGCGATGTGGACCGGCACCGCGTGGACGACGTACTGGACGTAGATCGGCTGCGCCGGGACGATGGTGGTGGGCAGGCGCTCCAGCTCCCGCAATCCGCACGCCTCCAGCAGCGGCCCGCGCAGCCGCGACCCGAAGGGGCTGTCGGCGGCGTTGACCACCATCGACAAGTCGAACTCGCTGAGGCCCATTTCCTCTCCAGCGGCGGTGAAGCACCGGTGGACGCCGGTGCGGGCGAAGTACATCGCCTCAATCACGCACAACCCCGTCCGCTGCGAGCGCACGGTGCCGTGGTACAAGTGCCATTCGCTCTGCGTGGCCCGACAATACTGCAACACGTCTTCAATCGTCATGCTATCCCCCTTCGTCTGCCTACCGAGGGTTCGGGGAGCGACGTCCGGCGGTGGCCGGGCAAACAATCAACAATCAACGACAGGGACGACCAACTAGCAACGACCAACAACCAACAAAGAATCAGCTTTGGAGGCTGAGGCAGTTCGGGTTACAAGCCCGTTGCTTGGTTGCGCCGTTCGGTTTTTCGTGGCACGGTGCGCGACGCCACTAGACCACCCCTTCGTCCAAACGCCTCTCCCCGTCACGGGGCGAACCCTACAGCTCGCCCAACACCGCGTCGTCTTTCGTGTACCCGATGACCTTCGTCGTCGCGTTGGTCACCTTAATCGCCTGCTCCAGCTGCTGGACCTCGCGCGCGACGCGCGTCACCAGCTTGTCGAGCGCCTTGACGTCGTAGACCGGCTCGCGCACGGTCTCCTTGTCGCCGCCCACGCCGAAGTGCCGGCGCGTCGTCGCACTGTTTTCGTTCCGGAGCTGCACCAGCTCGGTGTGCCGCTCGCGCAGCGTCTTGAGCCAGGTCAGCGCTTCATTGATCGTGATGTCCACTCGTCACCTCTGGCGAACTGGTCGTGTCGACGAGTTCGCAGTCTTGCCAGGCTTGGCGGTTAAAGGCGCGGACGACGATGAAGTCGTGGCTGGTGGGGTCGCGTCGTGCGAAGGTGAGCACGCCCTCGTAGGTCGAGCAGGCGTGCGCAGCGACGGTCGTGTCGCCGTGATTGTTCCCGATGACGTGCCACGCGCGGAGAGGCTGACCTTCGTCCTCGTCAGTCTCTCGCGCGTGGGCCGAGTGCTTCTTACCCATTCCTGTCCTCATCTCTTTCGCCTTGGGTTCCGGAAGGCTGGCGAAAGCCTCCTCGCAGCTGTTCCCCGTCACGTCGAAACGCCTCGACGATGATGGTGGCAACGCGCCGTGCGATGCCAGGGTTCGTCCGCTCACGGTTGCCGGCCACGTTCAGCACAGCAATCTGATTCACCAAACAGTACCGCCGCAGCTCGAACGCCGACGGGTTCTCGAGGTACGGTTTCCGATGTCGCCGACACAGCCCGATGGTCAACGTGCACCCCGGCGACGCCAGCCGGCCGAACAGCACCGTCGCGTCACTGTCCAGCACGTTGCAGCGCGTACGCGGCGGATACGCGCTCGACGCGTGCTCGACCAGGCCGAACGCGCGGAGCACCTCCGGCTGCGGTCCCGCATCGGTGCGGTAGCCCTTCGGCGCCGTGCCGCCCGTGGCGATGCCGACCGCGCGCGCGCCGACCAATCCGCCGAGGTCCGCGCCGGTTTGCCCGCCGGAGATAATCTTGCGGGGCCGCATGTCAGTGCGGCGACGATTCCTCGCGCAAGTCGAGCCGCTGCACGCCCGGCTCTCGCGCGTAGATCGCCGCGAGCGCGCGCTTGAGCGTCCGCACATGCACCGTCGGGATCACAAACACCACGGGGTCGCAGCGATCGCACGTCACCGCGATCTGCACGCGATCCTCGTCGACGGGCTCCGTCGTGACCGCACAATGGTGAACGATGCGTGACTCGGCCATGTGCCTCCTTCCCGTCGAACTGTCGTGTGGGATACAGTTCCCCCCGAGCCGAGCGCCGCGAGTCAATCGCGCGAGGGGACATCAAAGGGGCTCCGGAGGGAGCGCGCAACACGCGGACCGACATCCCGCGTTTGGCGCCTCTCCCGTGTTCTACTACAATACTAGGTCGGTGTCCAACCTTTACTAGGGTTGAAATAGGTCTTCAGTAGTTTTTCACATTCGCGGCGCCCAAGGGCATTCGCCCCCACGGCGACCACAGTTGTGTCGGTTCCGCACAGTACTAGGAGGTGCCGATGCCGGTCGGACGCGGACGGTATGATGACCTCGCCACGCAAGCGCGGCTGGCGGCGAAGGCGAAGGGCGTGCTGCTCATCATCTTCGACGGCGAGCACGGCAACGGGTTTTCGTCCCAGCTCCCCCTTGAAGAGATGCTCACGGTGCCCACGATATTACGCAGGGTCGCGGATGACATTGAGCGCGACGGGCCGCGGGCGATGGGCCAAGGGCAGACGTGAAGCGCCATGTCGAGCGCGTCCATCGCGCGAGCCTGCCGCAGGATTTGACGCGCGCGGACGTCTTTCGTACCACAAGCACGCGCTGCGGCGTGTACGCTACGCTGCGCTTGGCGACGAACGACCCCGCGCGCGTCACGTGCGGCAAGTGTAAGAAAGACCCACCATGACGACCGCCTGGTTCGGTACGCATTGGGGCGCGCCGTTCAACGACACGACGCCGCAGGTCCCCGTGCCCGTCGGGGAAACCTGCCTCTGGTGCGGGGAGCTGATCGCCCCGGAGGACAGCGGCGTGCAGATGCCACACCTCAGCCTGCAGGGCCCGCGCTACGTCTATCAGCACGTCGAGTGTTTTCTCCGCTCCATCCTCGGGTCGGTCGGCCACCAGCTGCAGCTCTGCTCATGCTTCGGCGGCGACGATGCGTGCGAGCCGCCGGAGATGAGCCGACGCGAGTCGGCGCGCGCGGCGTGCGATCTGGAGCAGAATCGGTGGCGCCAGCGTTTTGGGGAGGGGCCGCATGACTGAGTTCACGCCCGCGCAGATCGCCACGCTGCGCGCCGACGTCGCGGCCGGCGCCGGCCACGAGTGCTGGGAATGGCGGATGGACGGGAAATGCCAGCTCTGCGACCGCGAGCTGCCGATGTGCGGCCGCTGCTACGACACGGATGTGCCGACCTTCCCCGCCAACTGCGCGGAGAAGCCGGAGGCGCTGGCGGGCGCGCCGATCGGCATGTACCACTGCCCGGATTGCGGCGCGATGGTGCTCGCCGGCCTGCCGCATCCTGACCTCTGCCAGCGATGCCTCGATCGCGCGCATCCGGGATTCGACGGCCCGGAGGGGGCATGAAGCGCACGCGCGACGGCGAGCCGACCGTGGAGCTGCGGCCGGATGACAAGGGCGAGCTGGACGACGTCGTCATCCGCACGCCCACGATGGTCCGGATCGAGCGCATGGACCGTGGGCACTGGTGGGCGCGCGTCGAGGTCGCCGGTGAGCCCGCGGTGGTCTTTAACTTCCACAGCGACACCGAGATTCGCGCGTACGCGGAGCTAGACGAGTAAGCCGCTCAGGCGTGCGGCAGGCGCGGCCCCACGATCCCGAAGAGGCTGAGTAGCCAGAGCACCAGCACGATCACCACGACGACACGGATCAGCGTCTTGATCGGCGCCGACATCGGGATGTAGGTCTCGATCAGATAGAGCCCGACGCCGAAAATCACGAGCACGACCACCAACGAAATCAGAGACATCGTTCCTCCACGGCTACGGGCACGCCGACGCGCCCTTGTAGCGCCCGGCATCCGTCGTGTTCCGACAAATCTGGTACAGCAGCGCGTCGCGCTTCTGCGCGGTGTCGGTCTGCTGCGTGGCAAACTCGTGCATCGTCGTCGACGCGGTCTTCATCAGGCCGAGGATCTCGGTCATCATGGCCTGGTTCGCCTGCTGCGCCCGCTCGACGGCGGCAACGCGCGCCGCCATCTCGGTTGTCACCCAATGAATCACAAACGTGGTGGTCCCGGCCGTGGTCGTAATCAAGAGCGCCGCCGCCGCCACGAGCGGCTTCCAGTTGGTGTCCTGCCGTTCGCTCATCATGGCGTGTCAGTCTTGGCGACCGCGTTGACGGCGCTCACGACCGCATCAATCCCCCCGCTCGTCGCCGCCTTCGCACCGGCCAGGTCGATGTGGATCTTGCTGGTGGCGTTGATCGTCTGGATGGCGGCGTCGACGATGTTGAGGACGTGCGCCTTCTTCTCGGGGCCCGTCGCGCCCTTCATCTGCTCGGCCTCGGTGATGCCGTTGATCACGAGCGGGACGAGCGGCGCGATCTTCTCGCCGCCCTTGACGTTGACGAGCACCACGGGCGCCAGCAGCTTGACGAGGTCGAGCCATTTCGAGAGAGCCATCGTTGTCCTCCAAGGGGGAACGCGTTATGAATGCGAACGTCCTGACGCCGGGCCTGTCCCACTCACATCACGGCCGGGGCGACCGTGTTTCCCAGCAGCGGGGTCCAGGCACCGGCGGCAGGTAGGTGAGGTCGTTTCATACATGCCTGCAAATAATTCCGTCAGGATCGAGCGCGACGTAGCCGTCTGGCGGTGTCGGGTGCGGCGGGCGCGCGCGCGCCATCCACGGGCCCACGATGTAGCAGCGCGAGTGCTGGTCGTCGGCGCCGGGCTCGACGATGCGGTTGTAGGGGCCACGGGGCGCATCGGCGGGGTACGCGAGCAGGCCGGTCAGCAGCTCCTTCGCACACTCGCGCTCCACGTCGGTCGGTAGTTCGAGGTGCTTGCCGCCCTCGAAGTGGAACGTCGCGCCCGCACCGAGCAGGGAGCAGATCGCGCCGTGCGCGCGGTAGTCGAGCGCACGCTGCCGCGGGTCGCCGCCGATCTGGTCGGGGCGGATCGGTTCGTCGCCGACCCACGGCCACGGCAGACCGTTGTGTGGCGCATTCGGGCCGCTGCCGTTGTAGTACTCCATCAGGTCATGCGCCTTGCGCGCCCACGCCGAGTCGCGCGGCGTGTGCGCCGTCCCGTAGTTGCCGAAGCACTTGGTCTCGTCCTCGTAGATCCCGCTGGCGTAGAGGTACGGCGAGCCCTCGCACACGTCGCGCAGCGCGGCGCAGTCGATGGTCTTGTGCGTGAGCGGTTCGTTGCCGATCTCGATCAGCAGGTTCGGCAGGTGCTCGGCCGCGAGGAAGTCGACGAGCGTTTGCGCCCACGGGATCCGGTGCGGATCGTCATCGGTCAGGAGCGTCAGCTCGACGTACCAGCCCTGCGCGCCGCACCAGCGAATCGCCTCGGCGATGACGGCATTCGACGGCGTATCCCACGCGGCGTCGCCCCAATCCTCCCGCGGGACGTACGGCCAGACCCGGAGCGTGTTGTAGCCGGGGAACGCCGCGAGGAACGACGTGACGTCGTCGCCGCGTGCCCAGCGATCGATGAACGGGAACGCGGAGACGCCGCGGTAGCGCCAGGCGGTCCCGGTGTCCTGTCGGAAGATCTGGTGGTCGCAGTACAGCCGGGCAATCGGCTCGACGGCGGCATCGGGCAGGTACGGCACGGCGACCGGGAGCGCGTCGAGCAGCGTTTTCATCGCTTCACAGCTCCTCGACCGTGACGTCGGATGAGCAGTAGATGACGCCGCTTTGGTCGTATTCGATGAGCGCGCAGATGGTGCCGCCCGCGCGCAGGCGGAAGACGGTCCATGACTCGTAGCCCCCGCGCTCGGTGACGGCCCCGCCGCTCGTGTAGAACTGCTTGCAGAGGTCCGCGCTGTTCGAGGTCGCGTCCGCGCCGAGCATCACGCCGGTCTTGGGGTGCGTGATCTGGTACTTGTCGTCCGGCTTCGACAGCTCGAACGTTTCGTCCTCGCCGACACTGTCCCGATCCCAATGAATCGGGTAACCGCCGAACAGGCCTTGGCCGAGTTCCGCGGCATCAATGCGCGCGAACTTGCCGGCGAAGCCGCGCAGCGCAATCGGTTGCGGGGTCATATCGACGTCTCCTCCATCGGGGTCGGGTGGTTCGGGATCCGGCGGCTCCGGGTCGGGAGGCTCCGGGTCGGGCGGGTCGCCCGGTTGCGGCGGCAGCGGCGGCGGGCCCGGCATCGCCGCGTGGAGCTGCAGCCAGTCGTCGTGCACTTCCGGGTGATCCGCGTAGCCGGTGGCGCGGCCGTAGCCGGAGAACGGCAACAGCGCGACGATTTGCGGGAAGTCGCGCACCAGGCGCGTGAAGACCGGGATCAGCGCGCGGATATTGGTGGCGAGCGACGCGTTCGAGGTGTACTGCTGCGCGACCAGCGCCACGGGGCCCGGCGGCAGGTTGCTGAGCAGGCGCCGCAGATCGGCCTCGAAGGCGGCGGGCGTTTCAGCCGCGCCGCAGTACGCCTGCTGGCAGAAGACGCTGCCGGGCGGGAGCTGCGGATAGCGCGGCCAGCGCCGCTGGTCCCAATACGCGTACGGGACGAAGCCCCGCTGATAGACGGCGTGTGCCTGACGCTCGACCTCCTCGACCGCGCCGCCAGACACGTAGTAGCCGACGTAGGGGCCGGCGAGCGTCTCGCTCTCCGAGGTGACGATAACCGGATGGGCCGACGCCGAGACGTGACGGACGGCGAGCACGCAGTTGGTCGGCGGGACCGGCGCGTCCGCGAATTGGAACCAGCCGAGCCAGATCGGCCGCGTGATCGGTGGAATGACGATCGGCGCCTCGAAGGGTTCCCACGTCGGGACGACGCGCTGCGGATCGACGTCGATGAGGTACGTGACGCTCTGTCGATTCGCCCGGAGCTTGACGATGTCGCCGGGGCCCTCGCCCTGCGTCCACGACGACGCGACGAAGAGGTCGTTGTTGATGGCGACGAGGTCGTGGCTGTAGGCCACGCCGCGCGTTTCGAGGACGTAGCCCTCGTGCGCGCCGTCGGGTTGCAGAATCAATCCCGGTCGCGCGTTCGTCCAGTAGCAGAGCCAGTCGGTCCCGTCCGCTGTGGTCGCTATCCGCATGTTCATCGCGTCGGCGTAGAACGGGCGGAGCGGCGCGCGGCCGAAGGCGCCACCGCGCCACACGGCTTTGCCGCCGGGGAGCGCTTGCAGGTCGTAGGGGTTGCGCGCGTCAGGGATCGAGATCCAGTCGGACGGAATCTCGGTCGGCCAGTTCACGCGCGCGGGACGACTCGCGCCAGGCGGGATGATCGTGACGCCGTCGTACGACTGGTAGATCGACTTGAACGCGATGGTGCCGTCAAAGGCGACGTCGCCCATGCCGGCGCCGTACAGATCGGGAATCGTCCCAACGAGCAGCGACGCGCGCGACCCGTCCGTCGCTTCGCTGAGGGCAATCCATTGCCCGCCGCCGCCCGCCGCTGCGTTGGCGCCACGCGGCGGGATCACCGTCGTCGCCACGGCGGTGCCGATGGGCCACGTGCCGAGCAGCGCGGAGGGCGCCTGCGCCACGAGGAGCGTGGTGTCGTTGATGAACGCGCCGCGCCCGTAGGTGGAGAACGGGTAGTACTGCCCGTTGAGCGAACCGGGGACGCCCCCGGCGCCCATGATCACATCCCCGCGACGACTAACTTTTGGCACGCAGCCTCTCAGGTCTTGATGAGGAAATTGAGAACGAGGTACGGCGGGTCCTGCGGGTCCGTGAGGGCGGTACCGCCGGAGTTGGTCGTGAGCGCCGTGGAGCTGGTATCCGTCGGGTTCGGCGCACCGGTCGTGGTGACGTCGGTCGTCGCCATGTACTGCGAGGCGTCCGGTCCCGCGCCGCCGGAGTTGCCGGTCTGGATGCGCCCGGTGACGCCGGGCGTCACCGCCGCCGACCCCCAGCCATCGCGCGGCACAGTGTGCGTGTGCGCGTTGAGCGTGTGCGTATGCGCGTTGATGGTGTGGGTGTGACTCGGACCGGCGTGTTGGTGCTGGATCGCGCCGCCCGTCGCGCCGAGCGTCGTGCCGACCCCCGCTGCCGCCTTGCCGAGCGGAAAGCGCTGGCGGAGGTCCGGGAGGTTGAAGCTCGCGCCGCCGCCGCCGAACGTTGTGCCGATGACCGCCGAGAGCGCCGGATAGGTGGCGGTCGCGACCGACGATCCGTCGCAGAGGAGCCAGCCCGAGGGCGCCACGGTCCCGCCGAAGGCGACGATGCCGCCAACCGGGATGTTGGACGCAGCCGGCGTCGCGGCGATCTGCGGGACTTGGACGTTGTCCTGCGTCCAGATGGTGTTGCCGAGACTGTCGGTGAGAATGAACTTGTAGCCGACGCCGTCTTGGATCCACACGTTGGCGCGGCCCGAGGCGTCGAGGATCGTCGGGTTGGCGTTGGGGACCGCCAGCCCCTGGTCGCTATAGGTGGCGCGCAGCGAGCTGGTGCCGGCGGTATAGCTCCACAGCTTCCCGCCCGCCAAAGGAAAGCCGTTGGCGTCGTCCTCCCGGAACTTGATGAACGGTGCGGGGAATCCGGGCATGAGCCACGCCACTCCGCGCGCACGCGGCGCGCTGGTGGGCTATGGCCCGCTCGGCAAAGGCGGGATCGAGCCTGAACGATGGGCTGGCGTCGTAGCCGAGAGGGGGCGAGCGGCCAGCGTCTAGGGAACAGCCTACGCCCCGCAGGGGCGGCGGCTCAAATCGCTTACTGCGCGCGCTTGTGGCGCACGGTTTTCGGGCCGTAGAGCCCGGCGTACCAGTCTTCGGCGATCGCGAGCGTCTCCTGCTCCTTATCCGTCAGCTCCGCCATGAACGCCTTCTGGTCCTTCTCGCTGAGCGACCCGAGGGGCGACCCACGCGCCTCGGACTGCTTGATGCCCTTGGGGGTGCCCCCGCGTTCGTAGTAGGCCTCCAGCCAGCGCTCGGCGGCATCGTCGTCGCCCCACTGCACCGCCCGGTGGTAGTAGTAGAGCGCGTTCTCCTGCGCCGAGGGATCGCCGGGCCCGCGTTCGCCGCCCGGCTGCGTCGCCTTCCACGTCGCGAGGCGTCCGCGAATGTCGAAGTACGCGGCCTCGCCGGGATCCGTCCGGTAGAACAGGAACCGCGTCGTCCACTTGTGCGGCGGCGCCGGCTTGCCGGTGACCTCTTGCCACAGCCAGTCGAGCGCGAACAGGCTCGCGGCGTGCTCCGCCTTGTCGCGAATCGGGCGCGGCCGGCGGATGTCGGGATAGGTCTGCCGGCCCGTCAGCAGCTCGTAGGCCATCTTCGAGAACGGATCCCACATCTGCCACGCCTTGTTCGGCACCGCCCACGCGGTGTCGGCGAGCTTGTCGGCGATCGCCACGTCGCCCGCGATCACGTCGTGCGCGTCGTTGATCCAGTTCTGGAGCCCGCCCCAGCTCAGAAGCGCCGAGAAGGCGCCCTCGACGCGCCACGTCCGGATGAGTCCATCGTCGTCGCGGCCCCAAATGATGTGCAGCTGCTGGCGCCCCTGGTCGCGCAGCTCCTGATCCTCGTCGGGGAACAGCAGCTTGTTCCACAGCGACACGGCCACGATGAACGCGTTGACGATCGCGGCCTGCAGGCCCAGCGTGACCGCCGCCTTGACGCCGCCGCGGACCACGCCGCGCCCGCCGAGACTGAGCACCCGCCCGACCTTGCCGGCGACCGACCCCTCCTCCCGCCGCACGTTGCTCAGCAGGCGGAAGTACCGCTTCATGTTGATTTCTTGGAACGAGAAGAACGGCAGGACGCGCGACCGCGTCGTGCGCGTGAACGTCGACACCGCCTGGTAGTCGCCGATCAAATCGCGGGCGAGCAGCGCCGCCAGCCGCTCCTGCGCGCGCGCGACCGCGACGGGCCCCTGCGCGCGCGTGACCTCCGCCCGCAGCGCATCGACGCGCGCCGGGTTCGACGCGCCGTAGATGGTCTTGCCCGCCTTGATCTGCTTCAGCATGTGGTCGTACGAGGCGACGCGCAGGATGTTCTCGCGGTAGTTGGTCGCCTGCTGCACGATCCGAATGTAGGCCGGCACGCCGGTGAACGACACCAGCCGCTGCATGAACGAGATCGGGTTGGCCTCGGCGAGCCAGCGGAAGCCGGCGAGGTCGTTGATGTGCGGGATCTCCGCCGCGGTCAGCCCGGCATCCATGATCCCCAGCTCGGTCAGCCGCTCAATGCGCGCAGCGTCGGCCGGCGCGAGCGCGCGGTCATGGGCATACGTCGTGCGATAGAGGAACGCCGCCGCCGACGGCACGTGCGCCGCGACGCCGGGCGAGAAGGCAGCGGCCGCGTCCACGTCGCCCGTCGCGTTGTTCAGGTTGTACTTGAACGCGCGCGTCGGGCCGATGAGCACCGACACCTTCCAGAGTCCCAACGCCGTCCGCAGCGCCTCGTCCGCCGCGCGGAGCATCGGGTTGCTCGACCCCGTGTCGAGCGTGAACTGGTCGAGCGTCTGCGCCAGCCACTCCGGGACGATCCACGTCTCCTTCGGTCCGCCGAGCGCTTGGATCTTCTTCTTGTCCGACTCGCGCAACTCGCGCGTCCCCTCGATGACGGCGTTGAGCACGCGCTCGTCGACGGCCACCGCCGGGTAGAGGCGATTGCCCGGCTTCGGTTGCCAGAGCGTGTAGCCGTCCGGCAGCAGCCGCGCCAGGCTCTCCGGACTCAGCCGATTGATGTAGGCGTGGCCGAGGACGCGCTCGATATAGGCTTCGCGGTCGATCGTGGTCTTGAACATCGACCGCGCCCAAATCGCCGCCTCGCTGTCCCCGCCCTGCGCCAGCGCCTTCATCAGCGGCCACCACTGCGGATGGCTGGCGTCGAAGGGCGTGCGGTCGGCCACGGGCAGCTTCGCGTTCTCGTCTTTCCACTCCGTGTACCGCTCCATCAGATCGTCGATGACGTCGGTGAACTGCGCGGGCGGATCGTAGTTGCCGGCGTAGAGCGCGTCGAGCAGGCCGTAGGTCGCCCGCGCCATGCGCTGCCGGTACGGCTTCAGCGCCTCGTCCGCGTAGACCCGCGCCATCGCGGGGAAGTGCGGATCGCTCGCGTTGACCCCGCCGGCGATCGCCAGCTTCTCGCCGAGCAGGCGGCGGTTCTGCTGCTTCGCCAGGAGCTTGAGGTCGGGCGTCTTGTCGAACAGCTGCTTCAGCGCCGCCAGCGAGCCGTGCGTCTTCAGCTCGGCGACCGCCTGCGACACCCACTCGAACTCCGCCTCGTGGTACGCGGTGTTGAAATCGTCGCCGCCGGTGCGCGCGACTTGGAAGCCGCGCCGCCGCGCCCGCAGCTGCTTGCCGTTGGCGACGCCGAGACCGTAGGGCGACTGGCCGAGGTGCGCCATGACCTGCCGGTGGTAGTAGCGGTCGTCGTCGAGCACCTCGCGCTTGAGCAGCTTCGCCGTGACAAGGTCCTGCGTCAGCCGCTTTACGAACGCCGCGCGCTTGTCCAGCGCGGTGCGGATCTTCGGGTGCTCGGCAACGACGGCGTTGACGCGCGCGAGGTCGGCCTCCACCGCGTCTGCGTCCGCGAAGCCGAACGGCAGCTCCTTGCCCTCGTAGAGCCCGTCCTCAACGTCCTTGAGGATGTCGGGCAGAATCAGCGCGCGCGTGAACACGTCCACTTCGCGCAGCGTCATCGGCGCGAGCAGATCCGAGATCCGGTTGTAGGCGACGACCTGGCCGAACTTCGAGGCGCGTTCCTGCTCCAGTAGCAGCTCGTGCGCGGTCGCCTCGGGCGCCGATCGCGACGGACTAATCTCAGGGAAGTGGCGCGTCAGCTTCGGCAGGACCCCCAGCTTCTCCTTCATGCCGGCGAGCCACGGCGTCACGGGATGCCCGCGCGCGGCGCGCAGCCGTTCCTCAACGGCCGGATCGAGTGAGGTAATCAGCGGCGGCGCGTTCCGCTCTTCGCGCGCCGCGCGACGCTTCGCCCAAAAGCCCGTCGGCGGCGGGTCATCGGGCTCGAGTTGGAAGAGCGCGTCGAGCGGCTCGGTGTCGGCCGGCGAGGCACGGTCAGCAGTCGCGTCGGTGCGCGTCGCCATGCGCGTCACGAGGTGGTCGTAGACCTCCCACATCGCGGGCGAGATCTCGACGTCAATCGGCGAACCGAGCAGCCGGTGGTAGATGTCGCGCAGCCACGCCGCAAACTTCTGGAAGAGCGCTTCCAGCTCGGGGATCGGCGCTTTCCCCTCGTAGAGATAGCGCTCGAACCCGCGCGCGAACTTCTCTTCCGCGCGGACGTCGATGATGAGCCGGCCCTCCGCGTCGCGCATGACGCGGCCCTGGTCGTCGCGCCGCGTCCACCGCCACTGGATGGCGCCGTCCGGCCCGATGCGCGCGCCCGCCCACTTCGCCGCCGTGCGAATGTCGTCGTCGCTGATACCTGCGCGCTGCTCGGCCGGCACGCTGAGGTCGAAGAGCCATCGACGCGCGATGTGCGCCAGCTCGTGCACGCCGCTGGAGACGTCGGGGTTTGTGAGCGCTCGCACCAACGCTTCGCCCGTGTCGAGGAACTCGACCGACGCCTTCGCGCGCCGCTGCTCCTCTTGATACATCTCGACGATGTTGACGAGCTTGTCGTCGAAGACCACGAAGTTGCTCGTGCCCTCGCCCTTGCTCCGCGACGCGCCGTCGAGGTAGCGAATCCCCGCGATGCCCTGCGCCGCCAGCGCCTCCGACGCCAGCCGCGCCGCGTGCTTATACATCGGGGATCCCGGCGTCGAGGCGTAGCCCTTCTCCCGATAGAGCTGGTTCTGCAGATCGCCGTAGAGGGTCGCGCCCGTGGGGTCGATCATGCCCTTCGGCATGAGCCCCTGATGCTGGCTATACCACCGATCGAACGCCTCGCGACTGCCGGAGTTGGCGGCATGGACGCCCGCCGCCAGCGATTCGCGGATCCCGATGTCCTCGCGCCACAGCCGATCGAAGGCGCCCGTGTGCGACCACGCGAGGAAGCGCTTCGGCGACCACGGCTTCACGGGCTCCCATTCGATCCCGAGCGCCCGCAGCGCCGTCTGCACCTTCTGGCTCTGCTGCGACGCGGTCTTGTCCCAATCGAGGAAGTCCTCGTCTTCGGGGATCTCGACCTTGTAGAGCCGTCCCGGCTGCGCCGGCAGCACCACGTCCAGCTCCGCCTGGTGCTGGTCGAGGAGATCGATGGCGGCATCCACGTTGGCAAGGCGATCCGCGTCCTCGTACGCGTCCCCGCTGATGGTGCTGTTTTCGTGCACCGCGGCGAGATACTCGCGTTCGGTCGCTTCGAGCTGTTGCCGGATCACCGCCACGGCCTCTGGCCCCGTGGCTGGCGTGTGGCCGTAATGCGCGAGCGACCCCGCCCACCACTCCAATTCCTTCCAGCCGCGATGCTCACGCGCCGTGATCGGATTCGTCTGGACCGTCACCCGCTCTGCGCCGCGCGTCGTGATCTGGCTGGTCTGGAAGCTGAGCGTCCCATTCGGGCGGAACACGGGCTCGCCACGCAGCGCAAGGTGTGGCGTTTGCGGGGCCGGCCCCGCGAGCCGGTGTCGGTAGCCTTCGGCGACCTCGCGCTTGCCGGCGAAGTAGAGGCCCCAGCCGAACGTCTGCGCCCCCTCGCCGGTGCCGACGTGATGCAGCGAGAACTTCTCGAAGATGTGCGGCGAGCCGTGCCAGGCGCTCTCATACAACGGCTCCGAGTGCTCGGCGAGATACGCCTGCAGCGCCGGGCTCATCGCATCGCCGCCATTCGCCTGCCGGATCCGCAGCCGCTGGCGAAGGTGGATCTGATGCCAGTACGCGTCCTCCGCGGCCGCGAGCACCATCTCGTCGGTGACGTGGTCGACGGCCCGCATCGGCTCGTTGGTGCCGATGAAGCTCGCACTGATGAGCGCGCCGCGGAGCGCCGCGAGCGCATCGGTCCGAATCTCCTCTTCCGACTGCGCGCGCACGTGGGCCGGCGGATTGATGAAGTAGCGGTCGTAGATGCCCGCGAAGTCCTGTTCGAGCGACACGGCGCCGACTTCGTCCTCGTTGTCGCGGTCGTATTCGCCGAGCGCCTCGCTCAGCCCCTCGGCGCGATCTTCCAGCGCCGCGAGCTGGCCTTCGGCGCGGTCGATGACCGCCTGCGGCGCCCGCTTCTCGTAGTAGAGGTCGAGCCGCTGCTGCAGCGTCGCGATCTGCGCGGTCAGCTCGTCGAGCGTCGGCGCTTTCTCGTCGTCGCCCTGGTAGAGGATGTTCGGATCGGACGGATCGAACGTGCCGCGGTTGCCGATCGCGCTCTTGATCTGCGCCGGATCGAAGACGACGTATTCCTTCGCGTCGTGATTGATGATGCCGTCGTAGCCCTGCGCCTTGAGATCCGCAATCTGCGCCGCGGACAGGGACATGGAGAACTGGCGGCGCTCGGTGGCGCCCGCGCGGTCGGCGCGCACTTGGTCGGGCGTCTGCCGCTCGACCACGAACGGGTTCTCGATACGAAGGTAGACCGGATAGATCGCCTGTCGCCCCCCTCGCGAGGGACGGCTGGCATACGCATCGGCCAGGTGCGGGCTCGCCGTGAAGTAGATGCCGCGGGTGTTGACGCGCCCACCCTCGAACGCCGCGATCGCCGGCCCGCCCGTCCCGTGGTAGACGACCAGTGGGTCACCGGCCGCGTCGACGACCTCGCTGTTCCCGAACCAGCGCTGGAACGCGGCCGACTCCGTCTGCTCATTCCGCTGGAAGAGCACGTCCTCGCCCTGGCGCGCCAGCTCGTCGCGGAAGGCGATCGTGGCTTCCTGCTGGCCCTTCTCCTGCGCGGCGTCGTACTCGCGGTAGGGCACGCCGTGCTTGTCGAGGATCGCGCGCGTCTCCGCGGGCGCGGTCGACGGGATGACGGCGCCGGCAAACTCCGACAGGCGCACGGCGCGCTGCGGCTTCGCCTCGAAGTAGGGGACCGGCGCTTCCATGAAGAGCCGCCCGGCCTTGACTCCGTCTGCGATGGCGCCGCCCGGCACGTTGCGGAAGCCTTCCCGCCACAGGGCGCTGCGCAGCGTCTGCGCCGTGCGGCCCTTGGTCGACGCCCAGCGCGCCAGTGCGCGCATCGACGCGTCGAGGCCTTCCCACGTCTGGCCGAACTCGCCACGCCCCGTCCGCTCACCGTAGTAGCGGACGACATCGTTGCGCCACTCTTCCAGCGCCTTCTTGGCCGTCTCGCGCGCGGCCTTGATGGACTCCTCGGTGCCGAGCTGCCACGCGGCGCGGTTGCGCAGCTCCGCGGTGCTGGTGATCTGGTGCGCCGCCGACGCGCGCGCCTTCCCCTCGCCGAACACCAGCGTGCTCTGCACGCTGTTCACCTTGGCGCCCGCGCGCATCGCGTCCACGAGGTTGCTGAGCGTGATCGGCACGCGGCGGCGCCCGATCGTGATGTAGGGCTCGCCGTGCAGGCCGAGCACCTGTTGCTCGATCCACGCCTTGAACTCGGCCTCCTTGCCCTTCAGCGCGGCGTCCAGTTCCGCGCGCGTCTTCTCGCCGTCGACGCGCTCCTTCCCGACGTCCTGCCGCACGCTGTCGACGAGGCGCGACATCGTCCCCCACGGGATCGTCTGGCTCTCGTCGGCCATCCACTCGCCGCCGTCGCCCCAGCCACGGGCGACGAACGCCCGCGCCGCTTCGCGGGTCTTGTTGACCTTGACCCACTTGGCGCCTTCCGGCGTCTCCAGATAGCGATCGATCGCGCCACGCGCGAGGGCGGCGAACGCCCGTGCCGGCGCGCTGTCGCCCGTCCGCTCGCTCGGGGCGAGCGCGTCAATCTGCCGCATCAGCTCGGGCGCCTCGGCTACAAACGTCGGGTCGGCGACCCACGGGGCGCGCAGTTCGCGCGGCTTCATGGTCGGTTCGATCGTCTTGCCCATCACCTCGCTGAGATACCAGGCCTTGCCGGCTTCGCTCCGCAGGAGGCGACTGATGGTGTCGTGCGGGTTGGGCGTGTTGACGGCGTTGTCCCACAGCAGGTATTCGACGTGCTTGTCATCGAACTTTGTGGCGAACGGCTTGAACCGGTCGAGCACGCGTTGCGCCGGACCGGTCTTCGCCTTCGGATACGCCGCACGCGGGAACGTCTGCGTGTAGGCGTCGGCGTCGAACACCGGGTCGCGCTCGGGGTCGGCCAGCGCGCGCCGGCCGATGAGCGTGATGTTACCCATGCCGGAGAGTGTGCCGCCCTCGCTGACGATGCCGAGCGACGGCACCGGCAGGCCTCCCAGCTGGTCGACGTACCCCAGGTTGTCGACGTGCAGGTTGTGGAGCACCGACAGCTTGAGCCCCGCCTGCTCCTCCTGCGCCATCGCCATCGCGCGCATCATGCCGGCGTGCGACGTCTCGGTGCCGCGCGCCTTGTCCCACAGCCAGTGATGCAGCAGATGGCCGGCGGTCTCCGGGTCCATGCCCAGCCGCGTCGCGACCGCCTGCACTTGCTGCTGAATCCGATCGGCCAGCTCGGCGCGGGCGTAGTCCTTCGGCAGCAGCACGGTCTTGACGTCGCGCGCCAGTTGCGCCGCGGGCGTCTGCACGTCGCGGATATCGCCCTGGCCCGTCAGCCAGAAATTGATCGCGACCGAGTCGACCGTCGGCGTATCGCCGATGCCGAGCAGATGCTTGATGAACCCTTCCTTGCCGTGCGAGATCCCCATCATCGAGCGGACGATCTCGCCCATCGGCCCCGACGCGCCGCGCGCAGCGTTCAGCTCGTCGGTCAGCGTCTTGATGTCGTAGAGCGATCGCAGGCCCGTCGTGCTGCGGCGGAAGCCGTTGTTGCGGATGTCATTGCGCCCGTAGGCATCGCGCACGCGCATCAAGCCGGCGAAATCGCGCTGGCGGACGTGGCCCCCCTCCAGCGCATCGAGCGCGCGCTGGCCGGCCGGCGTGAACATCCAGAGCGCGACCGCTTCCTCGGGCCGCACCTTGGCGACGCCGCGCTCCACGGTCACGAAGTCGGCCGACGGCACGAGACCGGTCGACTTGACGAAGGTGTCGAGATTGATCGGGCCGGCGCCGATGCTGCCGAGCGTGAGCAGGTAGGCCTTGGCGACGTCGCGCGTGGTCAACTCGCCGTTGACGACCTTCTCCCGCTGTGTGCGCAGGAAGTCCGCGACGGCGTCGAGGTAGCCCGGCACGCCGCCGCCGAGCGCGCGCACGGCATCGTTGACCGACACGAGCGGCGCGCGGCGGAACCGTGTCCGTACCCGATCGACCGTGAGCTGGTGCGTCAGCGCGCCCGATCCGGGAATGCCGCCCTTGACGAGCAGGATGCCGGGGAACGACGGGAGGTCCAGTCCCGCGAACTGCGTCAGCGCCGCGATGGCGTCGCCCTGGTCGCGCGGGATGTTGAGGATCGACGCGATGTTCTCGCCGGTCCACCGCGCGGGCTCCGCCTCGCGCGCGATGTCGTCGGGCACCTCGCCCTGTTCGAGCGCGACGTTCCCCGCCTCCCGGTTCATCTCGGCCGTGACGCGCTTGACTTCTTCGTCGGCGAACGATTCGTCCTCGAAGTCCCAATTTTCGATCTGCTCGGATCCCGGCAGCGCTTCGCCGTGCACGATCGCGCCGAGGTCCGCCATTCGTCCGCCGACGCGACGGGCCAGGGCGCGGTCGAACGGGATGTTGTGCGCGAAGAGCCACATGATCTCGGCGCGGCCCTTCAAGCCATACCGCGCCGACCGCTGGGCGACCTGCACGAGCGAGGTCGCCGTCCACGGCATGTTGATGTTGATCTGCGTCGTCTGATGGTCGCCGACCTTGTCGTGCAGCGACAGCCCGGTGCCGCCCTTCGCCATCGTGGCGACGAGCACCTTGCGTCCGCCCGCGCGCCACTCGGCCAGGTTCGCGGCCGCTTGCTTGCCGCTGACGTCGCCGGTGTACTCGGCGACGTTCTCGGCGCCGAGCGCCTTGCGCACCTCATCGACGGCCGGCGGGATCTCGATCACCGACTCGCCGCTGGCGTTCATGTAGTGCTCAAGCACTTCGGTCACGCCGGCCGGCGGCAGGCCGAACTCCTTGCGGCGGGGCTTACTGTCGCCCATCGCTTTCGCCATGCCGACGGCGAGCGCATAGTCGCGCTCGCGCTGCATGAGGTCCGGGATGTCGATGCGCCGTTCCGCCTTCGTCTCCACGAAGATGATCGGGAACCGGCCACGGTCGAGCGCGCTGCGGGCTTCCGTGATCGCCTGCTGGACCTTGGCGGCTTCGAGCAGGCGCTTCTGGAAGTTGATCACCCACATCTTCGCGTTGCCGTCCGGCCCCATCGCCGCGACGGCTTGCGAGATCTGCGTGTAGCGCCGCTCGTGCACCTCGGGGACGTCGATCTTGACGTTGCGCGAATCGACCTGCCCATCAGGGAGCCGGATGCGCCGCGACGTGTAGACGCCCTGCTTCCGCAGCCACTCGCGCGCGGCGGCGGCGTCCGCATCGCTGGTGAGCGTGCGGCGCCATTCGATGTCGTAGTAGATGTTGCCGGCGCCGTCCTTGCGCCGGAGCGGGGTCGCTCCGAACGCGGCGGCGAACTTCCAGAACTCATCGCCCACGAGCGGCTTCAGCAAGCCCGTCGTCGCGATGTATTCCATCTGCACGGGGTTCTCGGCCGGCGTCGCCGACGCGTAGATGGTGAACTTCGCCTCGTCGACCCAGCCCTGCGCCGCGATGGCGACGGCCGAGCCGCCTTCCTCGACGTTCTTGATCTTCTGCGCTTCGTCGAAAATGATCGCGTCGACCGCGAACGGCTCCGTCTTGCGGAGCTTGTCGTAGGTAATGAACTGCACGTCGCCGATCGCAAACGCCGCGAGGTCGTTGCGGATCTGGCTGACGAGGTCGTTGTTCAGCGTGACGTAGACGATCTTCTTGGCGCCCTGCCGGCGCAGCTCGCGCATGGCGCCGCCGAGCACGAAGGTCTTGCCCGACCCCGGTTCGGACGCGAGGATGAAGGCCGGCAGCTGCTTTTGATAGGCGTGCGAAATCCGCGCTACGTCTTCGATTTGTTCGTCGAGGACGAACTGCGGGATGCCGATGGCGAGCCCGCCTTTGGTGATGACGGCTGCAGTACCCGGCGAGAGAACTGATGCACGATCGCCTGGCAGGTCGCTGGCGTCAGGCCATTCGTCAGCTCGTCGTCGGAGATCTGCAAGCTCTGGATGGCTTTCATAACTGGCTCGGCGTTGGCCGGATCCTTGACCATTGCTACGGCGGTCTCCGAGTCGACCAACGAGTTCGGCCAGGCGGTTGGCTGGTATGAGCCATCCCGTGAAGCGGCCATCATCTCCTCTAGGAGCTGAGCGTCCTCCGGCTGATCGGATGAGGTCTTTGTAGGCATACGTGCGCCCCTTCAGCAGAATCGTGCCGTCTGGCCCGGCCTCCGCGGTCACCCCAGCGCGCCGCAGCACGGCGAGGTTGTCCGGCGTCAGCACGGACGCGGGATCGACCGGTGGTGCCGGCGGCGTCTCAGGCGCCGGCTCCTTCGTCGCCGCCTCCCGGTCCCGCACGTACTTCAGGTAGTCGGGCCGGTACTTCGTATAGTACTCCCGAACCTGCTTGAACAGCTCGGACGGCCGGTCCAGCCCCACCAGCCAATCGACGTACCCCGGATCCTTGCTGAACAGATCCTTCACCAGCGTGGTGCGGTGCTTCTGCCCGACGCCGAGCGGCCGGTCCGCCAGTGCCGCCAATCCGGGCGGCAGCGACGGCGGCGGCGCGGGCGGCGGTGGCGGCTGCGGCGGGCGCGGCGGCGGCGCCGGTTCCTCCTCCTTCTTGGGCGGCGCCGGCTTGCGCGCCGACAACACGTCCTCGACCTTCTTGACCTCGCGGCGCCGGAACTTCCACGCCTTCTCGAACGCCGTGTGCAGCTTGCCGGCGAACCCGTCGCCGAACTCGGCCGCGAAGGATCGCACCGCCTCCTCGAACGGCATCGTCTTCGGGTACGAGTCGACGATGTCGACCATCAGCTTGATTTCGGTCGCGGTCGGAATCCGCTCCTCGTCCGGATCTTGGAAGAGCGTGTCCGGCTTCTGCGGCTTCGTCTTGCCGATCTCGGACGTGAGCGAGAACGGCGCGTCGAACTCCGGCGTCGCCGTCTCCTGCGTCCGCACCTCGCCGACGTCGCCGGGCAGGCGCGGCTGCTGCTCGCCCGTGTCGAGCACGTCGACGGCCGGCGCCGCTGCGGCTTGCGTCTCCTTCAGCTTGCGGATCGCGTCGCCGCGGGCCCGTTCCTCGGGCGTCTGCGCGTCCATCTCGATATGCGCGATGGCGTCTTCGCGCGCTTGCAGGCGCGTCGTGGGCTTCGCCGTTTCGCGGTCGCTCACGATGTCCATGAGCGTGTCGACGACGGGCGGGTAGACGGACGGATCCGTCTCGGGCGTCACGAACGCCGGGTTCGGCGGCTCAGGCAGCTCTTGGTCCGCGGGCGTTTCGATCTTGTCCCGCATCCACTGCTGGTAGCCCTTCCAGTCGAAGATCTCGTTGATGCGCCCCTCGGCGCGGAGCTGCTCCGCCGCCTCGCGGGTGAGGCCGGCGGCGTCGAACACGCGCTGCAGCTCCTGCGGCGTGAACTTGTCCCACTCGCCGCGGAAGAACTGTCCGGCCACGCCACTGTCGAGGTCGTAGTCGACCACCTCTTCGTCTGCGGCAAAGCCGCCGAGCATCCGGAGCTGCTTGCGCGCGCCTTCCGTGAGGACGCGGCCCTCGCCGATCATCGCCGTGGTGCGCGTGGCATCCGACGTGATGAGCGCGTCAGGGAAGTCCGCGCGCACCGTGTCGACGTAGTACTGGAGCTTCGCCTTCGCGGTCCCGACATCGCCGACGCCCAAGAAATGCACGCCGCGGAAATCCTCGCCGAGGTGCGTCGTGGTCAGCGCCGCCATCGCTTCGGCCAGCACGTCGACGGGCACCGCGCCCTTGTTGCCCGGCAAGCCGAGCTGCGCGCCGGGGAAGTCGGCGACGGTGTCGATCACGTCGGCCACGAAGCGCGACTCGTCGACCTGCACCGGGGCGATGACGTTGGCGCCCGTGTCGATCAGCGCCTGGACGCGCGCGCGATACTGCTTCTGGAGATCGCGCGTCTCTTGCGGGAAGGTCCGCATCTGCCCGTCGACCATCGCAGGCGCGACGTCGGGCGCGACGACCCACACGTTGCCGGCGTGCGCCTCGCCGATGTCGACCAGTAGCTCGATGTAGTAGTCGAGCACCGCGTCGAAATCGAGCGTGGAGCGCGCGACGCCGTTCTCGACGACCGTGTGGCCGAACGCGCCGGAGTCGACGAACACCGGTCCGCCGTGCTGCGCGTACTCGACCGCCTGCGCCCGCACCTTGGGATTGGCGAACGCGACCACGCCCACGGCCTTGCCGGCGCGGATGTAGCCGGCGATGTCGGTCGGCGACGTCTGGTTGCCGGAGCGGAAGGTGATGACATCCGGCGCGGCGTCCGGCGCCGCCTCGGGATAGAGCGCCAGCACGCGCGCGGGAACCGGCTTGCCGGCCTTCACCGCATCGAGCACCTGGCCGCGATGCCAGCCGCGGGTCCGATCGGTCACGGGCTTCGGCGCGTCGCCGAACGCCTTCGCTTCGTGCGCGGCCCATTCCTCGGGCGTCATTTGCCACGGCGCACGCGGCTCGCCTTCCGGCTCGGGCGGCGTGACGTTGAACGCCGGAGCGCTCAGCGCGTGCTCGGACCAGAACTGCTCGGATGCTGCCTTGTCGCGCGCGCCGGGGTCACCGGGTTCCTGCGGCGCCAGCTCGCCGCCGAACGCGGTGTAGAGCACCATCTGCCCGTCCGCATTCGGGCCGGCAATGACGGTGAGCTTGCGGCTCGGGCGCGACGGCCGGTCGATGAGGCGCGAGTCCCACGCCCGATCGCCGCGCTTCGCCTGGAACACGTCCGCATCCGGCACCGGCGGATCGCCGGCGATCGGCCCATAGAGCGCCGACGGCAGCGCCGGCAGATCGTCAGGGAGCGTGACGGTTTCGGCGAAGAACGCCGTGCGGCCGGCGAAGTGCTGCTGCGCAAACGCGAGGTGCGCGGGCGTCACGTCGTGATCGACGTGCGACTTCGGCCCGACCATGAACGCGGTCTGCTCGGGGAGCGGGGAGTCCTTCCCGGTCTTGCCTTCCTCCACCAGCTCGTCGCGGATGAGATCGGCGAGATCCGCGGACGACATGGTCTGCTCGGGACTGGCCGCGTCCCCGACGGCGCCTGGGGTCAGCGCATCAACGGCGCGGAGATAGCCCCAGCTGTTGGGGAAGCTGACCGAAATCGTCCCGTCGGCGAAGCGCGCATCCGGATGGCCGATGCTCTCCATCACGGGCTCGGTGCCCCAGCCGGCGAGCTGCTCCAGAATCTTCGCCTTGTAGTAGCGCCCGTCGCCCTGCGCGTCGTTGTTCTCGGTCAGACGGATGAGCGCCACGGGCTTGTCGGTGTGCGCCGGCCACCACACCCACTCGGTGTTCTCCAGATGGCGCAGCGCCAGCGCGGCGCCGCGCGTGTTGTCCCACACCGGCAAGCCTTGGTCGGCGCGGTCGGCCATCTCGCCGAGCATCTCCGCGTAGGTGGGGATGCCCGTGTCAGCCGCGTTCTCCGCGCGCTCACGGAAGAGGCGCCCGGCGGTCGTGCCCTCGAACGCATCGGGCGTGAACTCCGTCGTCCCGTCGAAGTCCTGCCACCACGGTTCGTCGAGCACCACGCCCGCGCCGCGGATCGCCGTGGCGAAGTTATCGGTGCCCCACGACGCCGGCTCCTCGCCGCTGCCGATGCGTTCGAGCTTGTTGATGACGGACCAGTCGTCGGTCAGGTCCGGCCACTTCGGCTTCAGCGCCACGAGCATGTCGTCGAGCGACATGCCGGCGTTCTTGCGGAAGGGAGCCCGCACACCAACGTAGCCCTGCGCCGCCAGCGCCTGCTGGACGACGGTGAACTCCTCGACGCGGCGCGGCCCCATGTACGAGAGGTTGATGCCGCCGTGCGCGATGACGTCCTTGATGAAGGCATCGCCCGAGTGCTCCGCTTCGAGCGGGCGCACCGATTCGAGATATTCGTGGGCGGACGCTACTCGTCCGTCGAAGAGGGCTCGGAGGGTGGCGTCGTCGCCGTCGTAGCCGTGGGTGCGGGCGCTGGGGAGGACGTCGTCGGTCCAGAAGCCGTCGGCCCATCGGGAAAGTACCGCAAACCGTACTTCCGCAGGACTCTTTGGGCCGCTGTCCAGTGGGGCACGCCCGCCCGCAGCAGGTCCTTGACCTGTGCCAGCAGCTCCTGTCGGGGCGGCACCGGACGCCGGTTGGTCACCAGTCGATCCTGGCGCGCCCGTTGTCGTGCTGTCAATGTCGCCACCGGCGACCTCCTTTGCCAGTTCCGGGTAGTCCTTGAGCACCTCGGCGGGGACGTCCAGCCCGTCTTTCAGGGCTTTCCGGACGTGCAGCTCGTGGATGGCGTCCGCCATCATGTCCAAGCCGTTTTTCCGGATCGTCGCGAGCCACTTGAGCAGCGACATCGCCTGCCCGCCCTTGCCGGCGAAGGACGCGGATTTCCCGCGATGCGTCAGCTTGTGCATCCGGTTCAGATCGCTCTGCGGATACTTCGAGAGGGTCTGGACCGTCTGGCCCGCGAGGAAGCTCCGGACGCGCCACACGGACTGGATGCGGTTGGCGAGCTTCTCCTTCGAGCCCTTCGTCGGCACGCCGCTGTACTGCGCGAACGCGATCAACTCGTCCCGGCTGCGATCCTTCAGCGCGGCCCCGGACATGACGTCCTCGGGCGTGGAGGCGAAAATGTTGCCCTTCGGCACGGTGTAGGCGCGGCGATCGTCGCGGAACGCCTTGCGCGTCATCTGCCACGGCGGCGCGGTGCCGCGCGGGAGCGACGCGATGTCGCGCTGCGGGGTCGCGTCAGGGGACGGCGGCGGCGTGGGCGGCAGCTCGATGACGCCACCGGGCTGCGCCTTCTCGCGCGAGTCGTTCCGGACCATCGACGCCGACGGCAACGGCCGACCGGTGGCGAACTGCTTCAGGTCCGCCTCGAACTGTTTGAAGGCGGCGGTCGAGGCCTGCGTCTTGTTGTGCGCGCGCACGACCAGCGCGCCGGCCTGGCGCTCGACGTCGCGCCGGATGCTCGGCCCGCCCGTATCGGGGCGGACGGTGCCGGGCGTGGCGCGGAACACCAACCGCTGCCGACCCTCCGTCGCGCGGACCGTGAGCGAGCCGTCCTTGTGCTGCGTGACGTTGTTGTAGCCGAGCGCCTGCAGGTAGGTCTTGACGGTCTCGTGGTCGGCCGGCGAGATGGTGACGCGCGGCGACGCGTTGAACGCCTCCACGGTCTGCGTGAGCTGGCGCGTGAGCCACGTGTCCGCGTCGTCGAGGTCGACGGTCTCATACTCGTGGACGCGCTTGCCTTCGCGCGTGATGACCGCCCGATAGAGCGGGTTGGTCTCCGACCGGTTGAACGTGACCTTCGCCGTGAACGGGTGCTGGTCGAGCGTGAACTGGACCGCTGGCCCCTTCGGCTCCGCCTTCGGCCGCGCCTCGTAGTTCAACGGGATGTCGAGGGCGCGACTGACTTGGACGGCGAGATGACGCCCGACTTCGCTGACGCGGACGCCTGTGGTGCCGGCGGTGCCCACGACCCTCGGGACCATGCCGCCCGTGATCTCGAAGGCCCAGCCCGTGTCCGGGTGCGTGTGATACGACGTCGTGCCCTCGGGAAACACCTCGCGCACCACGTCGAGGATCTGTGACTCCGTCGCCCCGGTCTCGCGCAGCGGCGCCCATCGGGGATCGTCGGGCTTCAGCGCGGTGGCGAAGGCGCGGTCGTACGCGTCGGTGGGCTTCTCGACGGGCCGCGACCGGGGCGGCTGCGACGCGGGCGCGGGTCGCGCGCCCCACGCCTTGTCGGGGTCGTAGATCGCGTTGTCCTCGTCATCCTGGCCGACGTAGCCCTGCACCTCGCCGATGGTGACCGTCTTCGACGCGTCGTCGGCGTGCGTGATCTTGAGCGCCTCCGGCTCGGCGGCGCCCTGCACGATCTGATAGACCTCGGCCTTCGTCAGCGGCCGCGCCGCGTCGCGCTTGTCGGTCCAGTCGGGACCGGTCGCCGTGATCTCGCCGGTGACGTAGTGCGTGTCCTGCCAGACCCCGCCGGTGCCGAGTTTGCGCGTCGGCCCGCGCTTGCTGGAGACGACGTAACGCTGGCCGTCGTCGGCCGGCGTCGTCGGGAGGCTCTCAGCGGGCCGCGACGCTGGCGGCGCGCCGGCACCTTCCTTCAGCTTGCGGATCGCCTCGGCGCGCTGCGCTGCCGCTTGCTCAGGCGTCAGCTCCGGCATCTCCTCGTCACCAAACGCGGCCGGCGTCGTGATCAGATCGGGGTCCGGGTTGGTGGGGTCGTACTTCTGGCCCGGCGGCGGCACGCTGTAGGGCGGTCGCTCTTGGTTGGCCCACTCCTCCTGCGCCGCTGCCTGGTTCGCCATGAAGAACGCGTAGGCGAATCCCTCGGGCGTCATCTCGCGCTCGTACTTCCGCGCGCTGGAGAGATTCCACGTGCGACTGCCTTGTCCGCCTTCCTCCTTCGAGCCGGGCACTCGGAACGTCGGCAGCTGCGGGTTGAACTCGCCCCAAATCTGCGTCTTCTTCGAGAACGGCTCGCCGAAGTCGAACGGGTTGAACGACAGCGTCGGCTCCGGCAGCTGGTTCTGCTGGTCGATGCGCCCCAACGGGTTCTCCATCATGTAGAACCGTGGGTTCGCCTGCGCGACCACGAGCTTCACCACCGCCACGAGCGTGTTCGCGTAATCGATCGGCCGATCGAAGAACTCGGTCGCCTTTTCGCCGTAGGTGCGCGTCAGCCACTCCTCGTTGGGGGTGTCATGGAGCGCGTCCCAATGCGAATTGCCAGAGTCGGTGAAGGACGTGCAGGGCGGCTGCGCGAGCACGCCGACGATCTGATAGCCCTGGCCGAGCATTTCCTCGATCTCGGCCATCCAGTTGCCGAACTCCGTCAGGTCCTCGGCCGTGCCGCCATCCGCTTTCGGCGAGATGTCGAAGCGCCGCACGCTGTAGCCCGCCTCTTCCCACGGCTTCGAGATGATGCCGGTGCGGTCGTACAGCGAGAGGATGATCTTCCGCGAGTTGTCCTGTGTGCGGCCAGCCTCCTGCGCGGCGGCTTTCCACTGCTCGATCTGCGCCGCGCCCTCGGCCTTCGTGTGCATGGGCCCGGACGCGTTCGCGCGCAGCAGATTGACCGACGTATCCGGCGGAGGGAACGTGCTGTCCGGCTCGCGACGGAACTCAATGTCGGTATACGCGCGATGGAACTCATCGACGTCGAATGACGCCGTCTGCGGATCCAGCGTGCGGAAAATCAGCGTGCCGACTTCGCTCGGGTCGACGTAGTCGCCCGCCGACCATTCGTCGAGATCGTTCGGGTCAAAATCTTCCTTGCCGGAGACGAGCACCGCGGCGTCGTGCAGCGCCGCGTAGAACGCGTCGTGCTCCGTCTCGCGGCCCTCGTGCGTCTCGGCGAGATAGCTCTTGTCGGCGTAGTAGGCGTTGGTCGCGTCGAGCAGCCGCTTGGCCTCCGCCTCGCCGCCTTCGGGACCATCGTCCGCCAGCAGCAACTCGTAGATCTGCATCGCGACGCGCAAGTGGCGCACGTCGCGGCCGGCGGTCGCCCGTCCGAAGTGGTGCTCGGCATTCTTGCGGGCTTCAGGCGTCAGGTCGTTGAGGAGCTGTTCGTACGCATCGGCGAAAGTGCGCCGGGTGCGCAGCTTGATCTGGTTTCGCGCGACGCGCGCGCGCAGGTCGGCCAGGTCGATCCCGGTCATCAGCCGGTCCAGCTCTTCCCACGTCTCTTCGATGTCGAGCTTCGCCTCGGCGATGCGGCGCGGATATTCCTCGGCGACCTTCTTCCGATTGTTGACGAGCGTCTTCTGCTGCTTGCGGGTCGGGTTCTTGATTTTCTCGAGCTTCGCGATCTGCGCCTGCTTGTCGACGAGTTTCGCTTCCCACTCGCGCAGGCGCTTGCCGCGCTGGACCTGTTCGCGGAGCGTCGCCTCCAACACCTCGACCGGGTCGTTCGCGATCGTCTCGGCGTCGTCCTCGGGGAGGTTGTCGCGCCACTGTGGTTCGGGAGCCTGCGTCGGCGGAGCCAGGGCGTCGGCCACGCTCACGGTGTGCCCCGTGAGCATCTCCCAGCCCAGCTCCAGCGCCGCGTCCAGCGTGCGCGCGTCCTCGCCGTAGTCCTCTTGGAACTGGCGCGCCGCCGCGGTGAAATCGGTGATGCCCTCGTTCAGGTAGCTGCGCACGATGCCGACCATGCGCTCGACGGCTTTCGGCGACGGGGCTTCTTCCTCTGCGTGATACAGCGGCGTCTCGACGTCCTCGTCCGTTTGCTTCAACGGCGTCGACGACGTGTCGGCCTTCTCCTTCGCCTGTGCCTGCTCCTTCTTCAACTCGGCGATGAGCCGCGCCCGCTCGGCGCGGGCCTGCGCCTTCGGATCGGTCGACTGGCTCTCGGCGGGCCGTGAGGCGGGCGCGCGGCGTGACGTCTCGGGCGCGGCCGTTGTGGGCGCGACCTTCTGGCCCTTGGCCTTGAGACGGTCCAGAATCGCCTGCGCGATCTCGGCGTCGCTCATCTCCGACGTGGGCTTCGTCGGCTTCGCTTCGGTCTTGGGCTTGTCTTCCGGCTTCGGCGTCTCGGTCTTGGCGGGCTCGGTGCGCGCGACGATCTCTTTTATCCGCGCCGAGACCGCGTCGAGTTCGGCGTCGCTCGCGTCCGTGAGATGGACGCGTTGCCAGTGGACCAGCCGCGCGACTTCTTCTGCCGCCGCGATCGTCGGGGCGTTCCACACCGGGGCTTCGCCGTTCGGCCCATACGGATCGCCCCCCGCCACCGCGTCGACCGTGTCGACGTTGCGCGTGCTGCCGTGAACATCGAGATAGAAGGCCTGACGCTTCCCATCCTTGCTCTCGGCCTGGAGGTACACCACGTTTCGCCCAGCGACCGAGCGCGCCTTTGCGCTCGTGTAGACGCGATGCCCCTCAAGGCCGACGATCGGTTGCCATTCGCCGAGTGGCGCATCGGCGGGCGTCGGCGTGGCCGGCTTGCGGCCCTCGAACTTTGGCGTCTCGGGCACGTCGATGCCGTGCTCGCGCAGCGTGTCGGCGGAGACCGTCGACCGATGGAGCGGTCCGCCCTGCACGTGATACATCGGCAGCGCACCGCCCTTTTCGTCGGGCTGGTGGAAGGCGAAGACCGCGGTCGGCTTCTCGGCCGGCGCGGTCGGCGCGTCGGTCTGCACCTCCGTGATCGCGTTGCCGAAGTGCCAGCGACGTCGACCCTCCGCGTCCTTCGTCCACACCTCGAAGGGATGCAGACCCACGGCCGGCGTCGTCGAGCCGCGCACGATGCGCGACAGGTCGTTGCGCACCTCGCCGGTCTTGCGGTTCTTGACCACGATGCCAATGCGTCCACCGGCCAGGATGTGTGGCCGCGCGGTGGTCTCGCCCTCGTCGTGGTTGTCGAGATGGAGCTGCGCGCGTTCGGCGGTCTTGGGGTCGAGATACACCGTGCGGTCCGACGGCCCGAAGCTCTCGCCGGTCGCCGTCTTCGCCCGACTCGTGCCGCTGCCGGCGACCGTGTAGACGCTGCCCTTCGCCGTGGTGAACCCGGTGACCTTCGGTGGGATCGCGCGGCCGCGCGTGATGCGCCCGCGCTCGACGATCGCCGTGACGACCGGGTTGTGGCGCCACTCGCCGGACGCATCGCGGAACGCCGCGCCCGGTTGCGGCCCATCCGCGTCGCGCGCACTCAGGCCCGTGACGGTGCCGCCGCCGGCCACTGGATGTTGCGTGACATGCCATTCGCGCCCACGGCTGTCGGTCACGCGATCACCCGCGCGCAAGGTCTCAACCAGCGTCTCCGCGTGCGCGACCGAGTCGGGGGTGCTGCGCAGCGTGCGCGGCGCCGCAGGATCGGTGTTCGCCGCAGCCTCCGGGTCGTGCAGCGCGCCGCGGTCGCTGTGACTGAGGATCGACGCGGCCTGTAGCGAGGTGAGGTCCGCGAGGTGGGGATCGGTGAGCCCCATCTTCTTGAGCGTCTCGACGACGGTGTCGGGGAGTGCCGCCGTCGGCGGAGCCGCCTCGGAGCCTGACGGAGCGGCCGGCGCCGGCTCGCGGACAGGTCGGCCCTCTGCCGACGGCGGCATCTTGGCGGCGATCGCGGTGTCGACCTTCGCGATCCGCGAGTCCAACTCCTTCACGTCGTCGACGGCCCGCACGCTCTGCCGGGCGACCTGCAGCCGCTGGCGGAGGTCGACCAGTTCGTCGGCCGTGACGTCCTTCGGCACGGTGAACGCGCGTGGCTTTTGCCCCGGCGCGGGCAGATGCTCCGCCGCGTGCGTGATGACATCGGGGATCGCGAACGCGGCCAGCTCCTGCGTGGTCTGGTAGAGCCACTCCTTCGCCGCGCTGCGACGAGGGCTCTCGCCCTCGGGCGCCCCCGGCGTGGGCTCGCCGGTGATCATGCGAATCATCGCGGCGTTGGGCTCGCCCGCCTGCCGCGTGAACGGCATCGCCGCGCGCATGATGTCGGCCAGCCGCTCTTCGCCGTACTCGCCGAGCACGCCGTTGTAGCCCGCGCCCTGGCGGATCTCTTTCACCCACTTGCTGATGGTGTTGCCCGGCGCGAGCTTCAGCCAGTCGTCCAGCAACGCGGTCTTCAGCGCGGTGACCTGCTTGCCGACGGCGGTCTTGGCGAGCTTGCCGCCGATCAACTGCGCGACCGGTTCGATCGCTTCGCCCGCGTGCTCGGTGAACACCTCGATGAACTGGTCCGGGATGGCGCGGAAGAGCGCCGGGAGGAAATCGTCGTCCCATTCCTTCAGCGTGTCCTGCAGCGTCTTCTGGTCGGCCTTGTCCATCACGGCCGAGTGCGTCCGCATCTGGCGCTCAAGATCGACGATCTGGCCGTTGTCGGCCTTCAGGCGATCGAGCTGCGGCTGGACTTGCGCGATGCGCGCGTTCAGGGCGTTCAGCGCGGCGTTGTAGCCGGCGACGCTGACCGGATTGTTCGGGTTGACGTGTGCGCGCAAGGCATCGACTTGCGCCTTCATCGTGTCGATTTCGTCGAGCGCCGGCTGGAGCTGCGCCGCGACGGTGTCGTAGACGCCCGTGAGGTGGTCGTGCTGTCCGCGCATGGTCTCGTACGCCTTCGTCGCCGCCTCGACGTGGCGCTGGTCCTCCGGACTCAGCGACGGATGGAGCGGCGGCTTGACGTAGTCCATCATCTTCGCGACGACGCGCGTGGGCATCGCCGCTTCCTGTGCGGCGGCGCCCACCGCGGTCTCGGCGACCTTCGTCGCCCATCGCGTCGAACGGCGCGCCATCACTTCCGCGGCCGACTCCTTGAGGAGCTTCCCGATCGCCTCTTGCGCCGCCTTCTTTCCGGCCGTGCGCGCCCCGGTGAACACACCCTCGGTCGACAGCATCTCGATCATGAACGCCGGCATCTCGGTCACGATCTGCGCGACGTTGTAGCCCCACGAGGTGCCGTGCTCGGCCATCTCCTGTTCTTTGGCGGCGTACTGTTCGATAAGCGCCTGGTCCGCGGCCGTCGCTTTCCCATCGCGGAGCCGGCGCGCCGCCGCAATGAGCTGGTAGGCATCCGCCGCCGCGAACGCGGCGCCGGCCCACGGTAGCTTCTCCGCGCCCGCCTCGGTGACTTGCGGCAGGCCCGGTACCGGAATCAGCGTGCCGCCGATCGGCACCATGCCGACGCCGTCGGTCGTGTAGAGGCTCTTGATGAAATCGACGAAGCCGAACGGATCCTTCTTTGCCTCCGCGGTGGTGACCGGCACGGGGGGCGACGGCGGCGTGGGGAGCGGGGCCGCGGGTGGCGGCGGCGGTGCCCCGTGGAGCTTCGGCGGCAGCGGCTTCGCCGCCGCGTACGGGCCCTCTTGCGTGGCCTCGGCCTCCAGCTGGACGTGGGGGCGGTCATTCTTCTGCTTAGACCAGTCGCCCCCCCACACCAGTCCTTCTTCCTTCGCGATGCGCCCGAGCAGCGGCCACGGCAACTTGTCGTCCCAAGACGGGCGACCGTCGACGACGAACGCGAGATCTGCGGCGGTGCCGGTCTGGTGCTTGGAGATCTTGGTCGTCCCGTCGGCCCATGTCACGATCTTGCCAGGCGCGCCGTCGCGGCCCTGCTGGTACAGCTTCGCTTGCTCCGCCGCCGTGCGCGTCTTGCTGGTGACCTTCACGGGATAGCCTTCGTCTGCCATCCGCTGAACCACCCTCGCGAGCCGTTCCTTGAACACATCCTGCCGGGGCGGCGCGTAGCCCTCCGGCGTCGCGAGCTGCGGAATCGTCTCCGTCGTCGTCAACCGATCCTCGGCGGGGGCGGTCGGCGGCAACTGTTGATCACGAGCGCGCCGCGCGGCTTCCCACGGCGGCAGCGGCGACACATTCGCGCCGACCGTCGCCACATCCATCGGCGGCGCGGGCGGGGGCGCGGGGGGCGCCCCAGGCGCCGGCAGGCGCACATCGCGCGCGGGCGGACGCGCTGCGGCCCACGGCGGCAGCGTCGAGACATTCGCGCCCGCGGTCGCCATGTCGACCGGTCCGCTCGGAATCGGCGGCGGGGGCGCGGGCGGCGGCTCGGACGGCAAGTGCACGTCCTGCGCGGGCCGGCGCGCGGCCTGCCACGGCGGCAGCGGCGACACGTTCGCGCCAATCGTCGCGATGTCTGGCGGCGCTAGCGAGATCGGAGGCCGTGACGCGGGCGGCGCGCCCGTCGGCGACAACGCTGCCGGCGGCAGCGCTGGCGGCTGCACATACGGCTGGCGCCGCAGCGTGCTCTCGACTTGCGCGAGCAGGCTGTTGTCCTCGTCGGTATCGCCGAGGCCGAGGCTGGCGCGGATGCGGGCGGCGAGATCGTCGGCGGGCTCCGGCTGCGCCGGCTGCGGCATCGCCAGCTCCGGCGCGGGCGCGGGCGCGGCCGGTTCGTCGAACGCGCCGAAGGGGTACTGCGACGCGATCTGGTCGAGCCACGGATCGCGCGAGGGGGGCGACGCATCGGGCTGCGTGCCCCACGCGTTGCCCCACTGCTCGTCGAGATTCTCGAGAAAGGCGTCGCGCGGCTTCTTGCGCTGAAAGAGTTGCGCGAGCCGGCCGAAGGTGCCCAGGTTCAGCAGTGACGGCACGTTACGTCACCGCGAATTGAGATTGAGGATGGTGCCGAGTTCCTGATAGAGCGCCGCGATCTTCTGCGGATCGGTCTCGCGCTGGATCTGCGCGTTCACCGCGGCGACGCGCGCGCGCTTCTCCGCGAAGCCGGGCGCGCCGGGCGCCGACACGTCGAACGGCCCGCCGCCTGGCGTTGGTCCGACACCGGGGAAGACGGCCCCTTGTGGCCCACCGCCCCCGACCGGGCGCGACGTGGGCGGCGCGGGTGACGGAGGGGACGCGGGTGCCGCGGCAGTCCCCTGCGCGCCTATCGCCCCCGACGGCGGCGGGATGAACTCTTCGAGCCGCGGCACCAACCCGTTGGTGAGGCTGTTGTAGATCTCCTGCAGCTTCGCGTAGCCCTCCGTGTCGCCGCTCTGCGACGCGCGGCGCGCGGCCGCATCGAGCGGGAGCAGGCCGCGCTTACGGCGATCGTTGTTTTCCGTGCGGAGCTTGCGCTTGACGAACTCCTGTTGATCCGCCTCCGGCAAGAGCGAGAGATCGAACGACGGCTTCTTCGGTTTGCCGTCCGGACCCTTGGGCCAGTTCTTCTTCAAGCGGAACGCGCTGTCGAACTGCTCCTGTGCCCAATCCTCGGTGTCCTCGTTCTCCTTGTCCTTCTTGCCTTCGGCTTCCCACGTCTGGTACGCGGTCATGCCCCCGCGCGCGCCGCCACCGCCCGCGGCCGCGAGCAGCCGCGCTTCGCGGTCCGCCGCGGTCTCGGCGCGGTCTTTCCCGACGTCGTAGGTCGCTTCCTGCGGCCCCGTCAGCCCGATCGCGAACGCGCGCTCGGCGGCGTTGGTCGTCCACGGGCCGAACTCCGTCACGATGTCGTCCGGGACCTTCCGCTCGTGAGCCTTGGTCAGGTAGTACTCCCACTGCTCCTTGTTCTGCGCGGTGGCGAGATCGTTCGCCAGCTCGGAGCGGTAGCCCTGGCGGATCGCCAAGCCTTGCGGTGACCACATGCCACTCACCGGATCCGCGATCTGGCCCGCCTGCCACTTCGCGAGACCCTCCTGCTGCTGCAGATGCTGTTCGTTGATCTGCGTGATCCGATTGGTGCCCCAATCCATCAGCATCTTCTTCTTGCCTTCGTCGTACTTCGTGCCGAGCTGGTCGTAGATGCCCTTGCCGAAGACGGGTTCGAGCAGCGAGCCCAACGCGGGCGTCGAGAACCGCAGCGACTGGTCGTCGTTGACCGCGGACATGATCTGTCCGGCCATTTCGAGCCGCTTCGCGGTGTTGCTCATCTCGGCCGTTTGCTGATCGATCTCTTGTTTCCGTTCGTCATAGACGCTCTTCGCCAGCCGACTCGCGGCGCCCTGATAGCCCTGTCGATAGAGGTGCTCGACCGCGTCGCCGCGCCGCTCGAACTGCTTGAGTGCCGAGTCCAGCGCGTCATCCTCTTCGAGCGCGCGCTTCCGGATTTCGTTCTGCTGCTGCTGCTCCTTGATCTGCATCAGCGAGCCGAGCGTCCCGAGCGGCCCCGACGAGGGTTGTCCGCCGCCGCCGCCCAGGCCGCTGAGCGCGATCCGCGTGTCGGGCATCTGCGGCATCAGCGGTTGCTCCAGTCACCACCACCGTAGCCATAGGGGTTCTGCATCACGGCGGTGGGCGGACGCGAGAACGGCGTCACGCCGGAGAGCTGCGGCGGCGCGCTATACGATCGTCCGCTCGGCGCGGCGCCACCGCCGCCGCCACCAGGCGCCGCCGGCCTCCGATTCATGGCCCCGTAGAGCGCGAGCCCGCCGATCGTGCCGGCCGTGTCGCCGGCAAACTGGCCCCACGCGTTGCCGCTGCCCATGTAGCCCGAGGCGCGCGCGTCCCCGCCGCCGATGGCGAGATTGCCGAGCGCGCCGTAGCCGCCCATCAGCTGGTTGCCGTAGGCGTTCGCCGCCGTCATGCCGCGGTTCGCTTCGCGATCGAGCAATCCCGACTGGCGGTCCTGATTCGTCCAGAACTCATCGCGCGCGCGGTTGTAGTCCCCGAGGTCGCGCTCGTACTGCTGATTCGCGTTCGACGCGCTCGCGGCGGCGACCTGCTGGTCGTACTGACGCTGATCGTCCCAGCCCTGTCGCGCCTTGCTCATGTTGCGGTCCCACGTGCCCTGCGCGACGTCCCACCCGAGTTGCCCTTGCTGGAGGCCGACGTCGGCGTTGCCTTTCCACGTGTTCTGCCGCGTCTGATAGGCCGAGAGCTTGTTGCCGACGTTGGTGTCGAACGCCTGCTTCGTGTTGCCCTGATTGGTGCCGTAGATGTCCTTCGCGCGGCCCCAATTGGTGTCCCACTCGCTCTTGCGGCGGTTGTAGACGTTCCCGTACTCCTGCGCGGCTTGATCGCCAAGGGTCCGTGCGAGACCCTTGGCGAACCCGCCGGTGTTGAGCACACCCCCATGCGCCGCCGCCGCGGTCGCGCCGGCCTGCGCCGCTTTCGCGCGCGCCTGGTAGCCGGGGTCCTGCTGCATCTCCTCCGCGGTCGGCGCCTTGAACTGGTCGGGCCCCTCGAAGTCGGCGAAGCGGAACGCCGCCGGGTCGTCGTAGCGCTCGCCGAACGAGCCCACATCCGGCGCGCGATAGTTGATGTCGGCGTAGTTGAACGGCGTGAACTGCGGCACGCTGTAGCCGCCACCGTAGCCCTGCGAGTTGAAGTGGCCCTGCCACGGCGTGAGCAGCGATCCCTGCGTGTACTCAAACGGATCTGCCGCCGCGCCGGCCGCGTTGGTGTCGCCGCCGCCGCCGGGGGCCCCGCCCCCATAACTCGCCCCTCGCGGCATCGTCGACGGGTCGAAGTAATTCATCGGCATCGCGGCCCCTTAGTAGCGGAAGTTGCCGCCGCCGTCGCCCATCGGCGCGCCCTGCGGACCCATCGGACCGCCTGGCATCATGCGCGCGAAGGTTCCGCCCATCGGCATTCCCATCCGGCGGCGTCCGCCAGTCATGGACCGGCCGATCGCCATGCCGGCGCCCATGCGCGGCATCCCCGGATTCGGCGCGGCGAAATTGCCACCCGGCGGCGGTGGCGGCGGACCGCCCCCCTGCGGCGGTTGGCTCCCGATGTAGTCGGCGAAGTTCATCCCGCCACCCCCGCCGCCCTGCGACGGCGGCGGCGGCTGGAACTGCGGCTGTTCTCCGCCGTAGTGGGCGAAGTTGCCGCCCCCGCCACCGCCGGCATTGAAGAAGTCCCCGCCACCGCCGCCCTGCGGCTGGAACTGCGGTTGCCCCCCGTAGCTGCCGAAGTTGCCACCCCCGCCGCCCTGCGGCGGTTGGCCGTAGCCGGGCTCACCGGGCTCAGGGACTTCGTACCCGCCGCCGCCACCGAAAAAGTTCCCGCCACCGCCGCCTTGCGGCTGGAACGTCGCGCGCTCCGGGCCGGCTTCGCCCGCGAGGAACATCGTGGGGCCGGCGACATTGAAGTCGCCGCCATCCGCCATCGGGTACGGGCCGGCGACCTGACGCCCGTCCGGCATTCGCATCCCCCCGCCGGGAGGCCCGTAGCCCCCGCCGCGCGGCATCGCCTGATTCGGCGGCATCCCGTAGGGCGACGGCATCGCGTTGGGCGGGCCGGGTGACGCGTAGCGCGCGCCCGGTCCAGGCGTCGTCAGTCGGCCGAGCGTCCCCATCGCGCCCGCGCCCGCGTTGATGTAGGGGGAATAGAGCTGCCCCAGCTGGCCCATGCCCTGCCGCATGTAGTCCGAGGCTTGGTTGGTCGCGGCGACCTGCGCGTCTGCCGCCTTCTTCGAGGCGGTCGACTGCTTCTTCGCTTTGATCATGCCGCCGATCGCCTGCGCGGCGCCGGCAATTGCGAGTGCGGTGCCCACAGCCATTTACAGTGCCCTCTGAAACGTGGTTTCGAGTTGCTCGTAGCCGAGCCGCTCGTAGAGCCGCGCGACGTCCGGTGTCGGCGCGATCATGTGCACCTTCGCCGCGCCGCTTTCACGCCCCCAGGCTTCGGCGCGTCGCAGCAACCGCAGGCCGCACCCGCGATGCTCCGGCTCGACCCACCAGAACAGCTCGCTGATCGTGGGCTCGCCGGTGATCGGGTTGGTGAAGGCCAGCAGGCCGATCATCCCGACCAGCGCGCCGTCGCGCTCCGACACGAACACGGCGCCGGTCTCCGTCGCGAGTAGCCGCAACACCGTTGTCGCCATCTGCTGCGGATTGACCGGGACGCGCGTGCGATAAACCGTCTCCGTGAGAAACCGCTCGCCCATTTCGACCAGGCGCGGAACGTCGTCTTCCGTGGCGGGGCGGATCATGCCGAGTCGATTCTGCGGATCCGTCACCCCCGATCGCAAAACGGGTGCGATGTACGCCAGTTACGCGGGATCGCCCTCGACCACCGGGTCCAGCGCGATCAGGTCGAGCGGCGAAATCGACACGCCGTCCAGCTGGGCGAGCGTGAGCGGCGCCCACTCAATCCGCACCGGCACCTCGAACAGTTCCTTCATGGCGTCGAACACGACCTGCCGCGACGCGGGTGGCACTTCGAGCACGGTCTCCCCGAACTGCGCGCGCTCCTCTTCCGTCTTCGGGGGCCGCTCGGTCCCGTGGGCACGGAAGATCTCCGTCTTCTTCTGCTGGAAGATCTCGACCTCCGCGCTCAACAGCTTCGCGAGCTTGGCGATCTGATAGGCGGTCTTGAGCGGCATCCGTTGCTCGGCGAGGCGTCGCAGCGCCTCTTCGGCGGCGACTAGGCGCCCCAGCGTTGAATCAATAGGCATAAGGGGTTTACGTCACGCCGGTCGTGATGCCGGCCATGAAGTTCCAGTCGGTGAGGAGCTGCGAGGTGATGTCCGCGTCGCCGGTCGCGCTGATGATGGCGCCCGCCTGGAAGTTGTACGACGTCTCGAAGAGCATCACGTTGGGTCGCATGACGACCCACGTGGCGATCGACTGCGTCTGCTGGTTCGGACTGTTGATGACGACACGGGCGAACTGCGCGCGTTGCGCGTGGTCGGGCGTGTTGGTCGGCTCCCCCAGCACTTGCCACGCCGCCGTCATCAGACAGGCGCGCACCCGTTCCTGAAAGTTGGGGTCCGCCCCGAGCCGCTGCTGTGTGTAGGAATCATTCGCCATGACGGTGCTCCAGCGCGCGGAGGCGCGTTTCGTGATCCTGAAAGCCCGCGACCAACGGGCCGATGAAGGTCATGTAGTTCAGGCCGACCGCTTCGTGCGCGACGTTCCACTCCAGGCCCCCGAAGCCGGGCGCGACGCGCGCGACGTCCTGCGCGAGGAACCCGTGATGCGGGCGCTCGTCCCACGCTGGGTTCTTCCACCGGAAGTCGATGGGCCGCAGCGCCATGAGGAACGCGGTCCCGAAAGCGGTCTCGATGATGTCGGTCTTCGTGCGCGCATCCGACGTGTTGATCGTCCCGTTGGTTGCGTAGAGCGTGTTCCAGCGCCCGGCGCCGTGCCCGAGATTCGCGACGCCGTCAGTCGCGCAGTACCACTGCACGCCGTCCCACGTCACCCAGCGGTTCAAGCCCGAATAGCTGCTGATGATGCGGATCCGTGTGGCGATGTCGCAGTCGATCCAGCTGCCGGGGTCTGTGCTGAAGTTGAGGGCGTTGGTCATAGTGACGACGCCTGTGGCCCCGATCTGCCAGAGCTGCACGGGCGCCAGCGGGTTAGCCGGTCCGGCGGCGGCGCGCTCGATGTAGAAGACATCGCCGCTGGAGCTGCCGACGAAGCGGATCCCCCAGCCGGACTTCCCGGTATCCCCGCGATGGAAGCCGGACCCACTCACCCACCGCAGGTTATGGCCGAGGCCCGACTGGTCGTTGCTGACGGTGATGCGGAACAGGTTCAGCAGCTGCGTGTCAGTCGACCCCTCGACGGCGACGGAGATGCAGCCATACGACGTGAACGTCCCTCGGTTCTCCGTCGCGCCGGAGTTCGCCGCGCCGGAGCTGCGGAGAACGAGGCCGCTGCTGAAGACGCCGCCAGTTCCACCCCCGCTGCCGTTCATCGACGGGGCGGTCCCGAAACCGATCTGGATCTGTTGCCCGTAGCCGCCGGTGTAATAGCCCCACATCCAGATGTAGGCCTCGAAGCGACTGACCGTGTCGGTCGCGCTGCAGACCAAGAGCAACTCGGCGTCCCCCATCGCTTTGCCCCACTGCACCATCCGACTCCAGCAAAAGATCGCCGAGCCCGGCGCACACCGTTGCTGAGTGTTGAAGTACGTCTTGGAGTAAACCGTGGCGTAGTCGTTGATTTGATCGAAGTTCCAGTACTTAATCGCCGTTCCGGCCGTATCATCCGACCGCCAGATCGCCGTGTGATACGTCACGTCGGTCGTCCAACGCACCGCGTTGTTATTCGTAAACGCGCCCCCGCCGGACGCGCTGACCGGGTCGATATACAGGCCGGAGCTATTCAGCACGACGCCGCCGGCTGTCAGACTGCCGGTCGCGCCGATGGTGATGCCGCTCTCGAAGCTCGACGCGCCCGTCGAGGAAATCCGGACCGTGGTCGTCGCGCCGTACCCGAGCTTCACCCCGCCCGTCGTCGGGTCGTCGTCGATCTTGATCCACGCCTTGGTCGCGTCGCCGAACGCGGCGCCGAAGACGTTGGTGACGTATCCGTAGTAGCCGTTCAGGTTCCCAATGACGCCGCGGTCCGTCTGCGCGTTGTAGGTCGCGCCCTGCACGGTGTAGACCGTGCGCGGGCGCCCGTCGTACGCGTACATATCGATCCGGCCGTCGCCGCTGTTGCCCAGCACGAGATACGGCGTGCCGCTCGGCCAGGTCGGATTGGCGTTGGCCGCGTAGAGCCCGCTGAGATCGCGCGTGACGTTGTAGGTCGTCCCGCTGACTAACGTGCCGATCTGCAGGTACTCGGCCTTGATGGTCGGGCCGCTCGTGTCGGTGGCGCGCACCAGCACGAAATCGTTCGGCGTCATCGCCTGCCCGAAGTTGATCGTCGTGACGTCGGCGGCGACGACATCGGCCGTGAAGGAGCCGGCGTTCTTCCCGATCGTCGAATACCCGCCGAAGAGCGTCTGCGTCGTGCGCGCAAAGACCACGGCGTTGATCTGCGAAATGTAGGCCTGGTTCCACAGCCGATCGAACCGGCCGAGATCCCACGTGTCGGTCAGCGACGGGATGAGGTGTGAGGCGATGTCGTTGGTCACGACCAGTCGGCCCGTGGTCGTCGTCCCACTGATGTTCGCCGTGCCCGCCGTGAGCGTGCCGCTCAGCGTGAGGTTGGTGCCCGTCAGTAACGCGATGTCGGCGGTGCTCGCTCGCAGCCCGATCGCCGACAGCGTGCCGGCGACGGTGATGACCCCGCCGACCTCGGCCATGATCGAGTCACCGAGGATCTTGTCGCCGACCCACTTCGGCAGCGCGCCGAGGGTGCCGCTGCCCGTCACGAGGTTGAATGGCAGCGCCGCCGAGGAGCTGCCGCTCCCGGAGCTGCCGCCGCCGCTGGGGGTCGTCGGCGTCGTCGGCGTGGTGCCGCTCGCCGCGTCGGCGAGGTCCGTCAGCCAACTGAGCCACTCCACCGTGACGCGGCCGGTCTGCGGATCGGTGACGGCGTTCTTGGGCGGAGGGATCACGAGCCCTCCAGCTCCAGCCACGCGCCGACCAGGCGCCACGGCACCGGGTCACTGACGACGAGGCGAAAGACGCGCAGCTTCGCCGTGCCGAGCCGCGACCACGCCACCTGAATCCGGCGGTCGCCCTGCCGGCCGGCGCTGCGCCACAGCTCCTTGCCCCATGTCAACCCGCCATCGTTGGAGTACGACAGCATCATCGTCGGGTCGCTGCCTTGGCCCGCCGAGAGCCCGACGCCGACGTCCATGTCCATCTGCAACCGGTCGAAGGTCAGCTCTTGGTCGTGGTCGACCACGTGCGGCGCCTGCCGCAGCCGGCGAATCACGGAGCCATCGACGTCCACGCCCGCATCGGTGAGCATCCGGCAGACGCGCCCGGACGAACGATCGCCCACGAGGTTGGTGCCGAAGCCCAGCCCGCCGAACGCGAACGTGTAACACTGCGGCCGGTACGCGACATAGGTCATCGCCGCGCTATCCCAATACCCGCGGCGGTGCCACTCGTTGGTCCCGAGGTCGTAGACCCAGGTCGTTTGGTCGGTCGGGAACGTCAGCACATAGAAGGCGTGGCCGTCCATCTGATAACTGAAGGCGTAGCCGTCGGCGATGGTCTGGAGTCGTTGGATCGAGTAATCGACGGCGACCGTGCTCACGCGCTGCGGCTGATACCCGCTGGTGCGGACCACGTAGCCGGCGCCGTCCTTGTCCTGCGCGACCCACATCAGCGAGCCCGCCACGCGCACCATCGAGGCCGTCGCGATGATGCCGGTCTCGAGAAAAACGGGCGTGTAGGGGGTGAAGCGCGCCTCATCGTTGCCGGTGCCGGTCCACACCTCGCCGGTCTGCGAGCCGATGAGCCAGATCTCGTTCGAGGTCACCGCCATCGACAGCCACTTATCGCCCGCGCGCGCACGCTGGTAGACCTGCGTCGCGTCCCACAGGAAGCCGTTGAAGGACTCCGAGACCTTCAGCGTCGAGGTGTTGGCGTCGAGGCAGACGAAGTAACTGTCAATGAACCCGCTCGCGTTGGCGCCGGTAATCACGGGCGCGAGGACGTCCGTCCGAAGGTCATAGCAGTAGCCGGTGCCGCCGCTCACGAAGAACAGCTGTCCGCCGGCATCGCCGCTGGAGCAAAAGGTGACGGGCAACCCGTCGTTCAGCACGACGGCGGTGCCGGTCGTGTTCGTGGTCGGCGGCGTCTTGCTGTCGCCATCGTCGCCAATGTCTTGCGTCGTCAGCGTGTCGGGGCTGTCGATGGTGGCGATGAGGCGCGGCGGCGGGAGGTGGACGGTCGTGCCCGTGCCCACCGACGTGCCGGTCGTGCGGTAGACCTGATAGCCCCGCGCGTTGGTGACCTTCGCCCACGTGACGATGTTGTAGTTGGTGGAGCTGAGCGTCGCCTGGCCGGTGATGGTCACGCCTTCGGCGCTCGCGGCCGTCGAGCCCAAGCCGAGCGTCGCGGTCACCTTGTAGCCGTAGGTCGTCGTGCCGACCGTGCCGCCGCTGGTGTTACTCGTCGGGGGCGTCGCCGCCGTGCCCGACGTGCCGAGGTCGTTGTAGACCAGCGTCGTCGACTTGAGGACCGCCACGAGGACCGGCACCGCGCCGCCGCCCGTCGTGCGATAGAGCTTGTACCCGGTCGCGCCGTCGACCGCGGACCAGCTGATGATGTTCCAGTTGGTGCCCGAGAGCGTGGCGTTGCCGTAGGGGCTCGTGCCTTCCAGCGAGGCGTCTGTCTCGCCGTAGGCGTTGGTCGCCGTGACCTTGTAGCCGTAGGTGGTCGAGCCCAGCGCGCCGCCGTGCGTGACGACGGGCGGATTCGCCTTCACCAGCGCGGGCGCGAGCGGGCTGTTGGTAATGATCGGGGTCGCCGGGGTCGTAATCGCCGTGGTCGCGCGCGTGAGGATGCCGCCGAGCCGCGTCAGCTCGTAGAGCGTGTCGCCGCCCACGGCAAACGTCCGGTTGTTCTGCGCGAACACGCCGCGCACCGGCAAGGTCGGCAGCGTCGCGAACGTCTCGAAGCCGGGACACGGCAAGAGCACCTGGCCGGACTTCGCCCCCGGCGACTCGGCGCGCTCGACGAACCAGTTCCACAGGTCCTGAATCTCGAAGCGCGGACTCGACGCCTTGAAGGCACTGCCGACGAACCCCGCGAAGGGGACACGGTTGCTCACCGTCCCCCTTTCCAGTCTCCCGTCCGCCAATCGAACTGTTCAGACGAGGTCAGGAGCGCCGCATCGACGCGCGACTCGACCGGGCGGATGTTCGCGCGCTTGACCTGCGCCTTCGCGTGGCGCGCGGCCGCGACTTGGTCCGACGAGAGCTGCTTGCCGTACTCCGAGGCGATCTCGGCGGCGAAGTTGGTGCGGATGTACCGGCGATAGCCCGGCGGGAAGGTGTAGTTCGTATCGAGCGTCGCGAACTCCGCCAACGCGACCGGCGTGTAGAGCACCAGCCGCGTGGTGCCGATGGTCGGGATCGGCCAGACGTAGATCGTGCCAAGCCCGGCGACCCAATTGTGGTCGTAGTAGATCGCCTGCACGTAGGTGCTCGTGAGCGTCTTGTTCGGGCACTGCTGCCAACGCTGATCCGTCCAGATTTCGACGCCCTGCTCGAACGGGACCGGGTTGCTCGGGTCCTGAATCAAGCCCGCGGCCTCGATCTGCGTCGGCCGCACGATGTTGATCACGCCGCCGGTGCCAATGGTGTAAGTGGCCGTGCTCGCCGCCAGCGGCACGCTCGTGCGCGTGACGTAGTAGATCGCCAGGCGCTCCAAGGCGAGCCCGTCCAGCCAGTCGTTCAGGCGGTCGAAGGCATCATTGGCGTCTTCGGCCAGAAGGGTATCGCCCACGCCGAGCACACGAATGCTGCGCAGCGTCGCGGTGATGATGTCGCGTGCCGTCATGGTGCGGCCCTCACGCCGCGCGCGTTACTTGCGGCGCTTGTGGTGCGGTTCCTCGGGCTCCGGCTCCTCGGCCGGCTCCTCGGTTTTCTTCGCGGCCTTCGCCGGCTTCGTGAGCGCTGGCGAGTCGAACCAGCCGTCGCCGAGCCGTTCGTCAGCCTCCGCGTTCTCCACGACCACGGCCGGTTCGGTCGCGTGATAGCGCCACGCGGGATAGCGTTGGACTACAGGGTCATCACTCACAGGCACCTCGCTTCGTCGGTCTACGGCAGTCGGTCGGTGATGAGATAGAAGGTGATGCTGCCCTGCGAGAGATTCGTCGCCGCGCCGGTGCCGACCACGCCCGTGCCGCTCGTCAATCGCAGGACCACGGTCTGCGTCCCGCCAGAAATCCACACCCCGCCCTGAACGGCTGCGGCCCTGTTGTTCAAGGTGCCCATCTGCGCGTCGGTGGTGCCGAATCGTCCGATCGCCGCATCCGCGTCGAACGACGCGAGGAATTGGGTGCCGCCAGATCCGGTGCCCAGCTGGAACGACAAGGTCGCGCTCGTGCACACGGCGGCGCACGCGAAGACCTGGGTCATGTCCGCCAGCACGCCCGCGAGTAGCGTCTTGTCAGGGATCGTCGCGATCGTGATGTCGCACGTCACGGCGTTGCAGATGAAGGCCGCGGGCGTGATCGTGACCTTGTAGACCTGCCGGGTCGTGGTGCCGGCATTGTTCAGCGTGATCCCCGCGCCAGAGCCAGCCGTGATCGCCTGCCCGCTAACCTGCACCTGCCCGCTGGAGATGCTGCCCGACGAGATCGCCGTCGACGCGCCCGTGCCGTCGGCCAGCCCGATCTGAAGGAAGTTGCTGTTGCGAAAGATGGCCGGGAACGCGCTCGTGGTCCCGCCGAAATTGAGGCGCGTGAAATCCGTGGACGTGTTATTCAACAGCGTGACGACGCCGTCAGCAGGAGAGTTGATCACCGACCGACTCGCCCACACGATCGACCCGCCGGAGTTCATGCCGAAGTTGGCGCCCGTGTTGACCGTGCCGCCGGCCGTCACGGTGCCACCGAGAAAGAGGTTGCGCGGCCGGTTCGCGCCGCTCGCGCCGATGTCGTAGACGTTGTCGGTGACGGCCGTGATGTGCCCCAGCCCCTGAAACATCCATTTGTCGGAGTTGCCGGGACTCATGAAGATGTTCCCCGACGCGGGCGTCGAGAAGGCCATCGAACGCACCGACCCGCTGCCCAAAAACTCCGTCCCAATCACGAACGCATTCGCGTTCCACAACGCGAACCCGCGCTCGTAGTTACTCGCGTCGGTGTAGGTGTTATAGATGTTGACCCGCTGCTGGTTCGCACCTTGCCGTAACCCGAGCGCGCCCGCGCCGTCGCGGAAGAGCAGGACGTCGGATGGGTTGCCGGGTGTGGTGCCGCTCCACGAGAGCGGATAGGCCGAGTCGAGCTGCATCCCGATCGTGCTGGAGCCCCAGCCCACGCGGGCCGAGCCGAGCACCGAAAAGGTCGGCAGGCCGGCATTGTTCCAGAGCCCATTCGTCGTCGCGCCAGAGAAACTGAGACTAGGCGCGTTGGCCGTCCCGTTGGCGAGCAGTATTCGCCCGCTCGACGTGATGTCGCTGACGGTGACGGCGCCGCTGAGCGTGACCTGTTTCCCTGCCGTCGCTGAGATGACCGCCGTGCCGCTCGCGAAAGCGCTCGCGCGCGCGCGGAAGCCGACGAACCCGTAGTTGAGAATCGACCAGACGCCCGTCCCTGTCGTCGAGCTGACCGTGGCGCCGCCGGATGAGGGCAGTGCCGCCGCCGCCACCCAATTCGTCCCGTCCGCGGTGACTTCCAGCTGCAACGTGCCCGTCCACGTGCCCGAGATCGTGAACGTGACGGCCCCGGTGTTCGCCGGGATCGCCATGAACGCCACCGCCTGGCCGTTCGCCGTGATGTTGTCCTGTCCGAGGATCTGCGCCGCGGTCGGCGCACTCCACAGAAGGAGCGCGGCCCCGAGCAGGGCCGCGCTCATCCCGCGCGTGTTCGCGGTCATCACCGTTACGCGACGGCGACGTCCGCCGCGGTCAGGGTGCCCGACATGGGCGAGCCCAGCGGCACCCACACCTCGTTGGCCGCGATAAACTCCATCGAGCACTGTGCGCCGACGTCGAACGTGCCGACCGTGTAGCCAGCGCCAGCGGCGCCGAGGCCTCCGCTGATGGTCACCGTGTGCGCGGCCTTGCCGTTGCCCACGACGATGAGGATGTCGCCGTCGTTTTCCTTCGTCGGCACTGCCAGCGTCATCGCACGCAAGGTCGTGCCGTTGAGGATGGCGACCATGTCGCGGCCCGGCGTCGGCAGCGTCAGCGCGCCCGAGGCGCTGTAGCTGATAACGTCGCGCGCGCGGCCCGAAAGCGCGAGCGGCTTGCCCACGAAGTCGGCAGGATCGCCCCCCACGACGCCCGCGCCGGTCGGATGGGCCGCGACGTTGGTGCCGTTCACGCCGCGCAACACCTTGACCGGTACGGTCGCGGCTGAGGGCAGCGCCTGCACGCGAAACTGCTCGGCGTCGATCTTGAGGGTGCTGCCGACGGTGAGCCCGGTGAGCGACGCGAGCAGGATCTCCAGATCCGTCGCCGCGACGCCTCCTGAAAGAGTTGTCCGCACTAGAGCCATTGACCTGTCCTCCCGTTAGGCCGAGACCGTCGTCGTGATCGCCGTGGCGGTCCCGCCGATAAGGCTCGTCACCCACCGTTCGTTGATGGCTACGAGGTTGAGTACGTTGCGGGCGCCGGCCGCGAACGTGAACTTCACGTAGGACGCGCCGCCGTCACCGTAGCCAGTCGTCGTGGTGACCGTATGCGCGGCCTTGCCGTTGCTCGCGATGAAGAGCATGTCGCCGTCGTTTTCCTTCGACGGATCGGCGAGCGTCATCGCGAGCGCGCCGGTGCCGTTGAGGATCGCGACCACGTCGCGCCCCGCGACCGGCAGCGTGAGCGCGCCGGAGGCGCTGTAGCTGACGACGTCGCGCCCCTTGCCGCCCGACTGCGGTTTGTAGAGAAAGTCCGCGGGATCGCCGAAGACGACGCCGGCACTCGCCGGATGGGCGACCACGGCGGTGCCCCCGACGCCCCGTAGGACCTTGACCGGGATGGCGGCGGACGACCCAATCGCCTGCACGCGCATCTGTTCCCCGTCGCACTTCAGCGAACTGCCGACGCTGAGGCCGGCGATGCTGGCGACCAGGATCTCGAAATCGGTCGCCGAGCAGCCGCCTGAGAGAGTCGTCCGAGTAAGAGCCATGTGCCTGTCCTCCTGCTGCGCCGCGTTACGCGGAGTAAATGCGGCAGGCCAGTTCAGGCCGCAGCACCGCCCAGCCGTACAGCACGTCGATGCGGCACGGGAACTGGTCGGTCGTGATGTCGTAGTCGCGCACGATGCGCAGCGAGATCCCGAGCTGCTTGTCGCTCACGCGTGAGGCCATGTCGGTGCCCTTCGGCACGGGCAGGTCCGCGGTGACGAGCGTGAACGCGTCGCGATGGAACGCCAGGCCGAGGGGCGAGGACGATCCGGTCGCGCCCGAGGCGCCGCTCCCGGCGTTGTAGACGATCGCCGCGCTCGCGGCCGGCGAGTTCGAGACGGTCTGGAAGGCGCCGCTGGTGATGATGGGCGGCGAGATCGCGATCGTCAGGGTTGTGCCCGCCGACGCGACGTCGGCCGTCACGGTGAACTGCTGCAGGTCGCCGGTGGACTGGCGCGACTGCGGGTTGACCGAGAAAACGCCCGCCATCGTGAAGGTGTCGCCCTTCTTGAGCGACGGGCCAGCGGTCCAGGCGATCGTGTCGATCGAGCTGCCGGTCTGGCCGGCGACGGCGCTGACGGTCGGCGAGCCGGCGAACGTGCCGCTGACGTGGGTCGGGCAGTTCTGATCCATCGCCCACGTGAAGCCGCCGGCGATCCCCATCGTGCCCTTCGTGTACTGCGTCGCGATCGCCGTCGACTGCTGGAACAGCCCCTTCAGCGCGTCGACGACGTACGCCTGCATCTTCGGCGTGATGACGACGTAGCGCTGCTCGTCCTGCGGCGCCGCGTTGTTATCGAGCTTCACGCCCGCGAGCAGATAGGTCAGGAGGTCGGCGACGTTGACACCGGGGGTGCCGACCGCGTTGAAAATCTGCTTGTAGAGCTGCAGCCCGTTGAAATCCATCTTGTTCGCCAGCGCGGCGACGGCAGGCTGGATGAAGCGATCCCCGAAGTCGTCGATCGACAGCTTCAGGTCGGCCGAGGAGAACTGGAAGTCGACGTGGTCCTGCGTGGTGAGCGCCACGGGAACCTGCGTCTCGGTCGCATCCTGCAGGGCCAGCGCCTGGCCGGTGGACACGATGTAGCGCACGGGCTTACGCGCGTTGACGACGTAGCCGATCTTCGCGCCTTCGATCGCGAACTTGTCGTCGTACTGGCGGTTGATCCGCTTGGTGAACGACAGGTTGTTTTCGAGGATCCGCAGCGCTTCGCGCGTGATCATCGAAATCGTCAGGAGCGTGTTATCGGCGTAACTGAGGCCGCGTGCGTCGTGTCCCTGCTGGATCAGCAGATACACCACGAACGTCACGACAGCCGACACGGCCCAGCAGAACGTGTTGTTCTGGAGCCAACGGAGCAGAACTTTCCTCATCGGAGCCCTCATCAGCGAGTTGCTGGCGGCTCCACGCATTGCGCGAGACGGATGGCGGTACTTCTGGACTTAGGCGCGTCGGGCGCGCAGGTCGCGTTCGCGACGCAGCTTGTAGTCCTGAAAGGACTCCTCGTCGATCGGCACCGTGGTGGCCGTAGGGCCCGATCCCACCGGCTTAATAGGTTCGGGGGCCCTGGTTGGTGTTGGTGCGGCGGGAGACGTGCCGGTGGCTTTGGCGGTCCCGCTGCGGAGACGTTCGTCGAGGCGCGCGAGATGGACGACCTGCTGGTGCGGCGCCTTGAGCGCGATCGCCTTCAGTTCGTCCGGGTGTTTCAGGAGGTAGTAGGTGAGCGCCGGCCCGTCCTCGGCGTCAAAGACGGTGTAGCCGTCGATGATCTTCAAGGCATTGGGTCCGAGGCCGATCAACGTCTCCTGCACCGCGTCTTTCGCGTCGTCGAACGCTGCATCGAAATCGGCGTGGGTCTTCTTGAACGTCTCGAGGTCGGTGTTGTAGGTGGCGAGATGTTCGTTGACCACACGAGAGGCCGAGTCGCGTTCGATGCGTTCGCGCTCGGCAAGTTTTTCTTGCTCGACAATCTTTTTGGCGGCGGCGACCGCCTCTTCGCGCGTCCACTTCGCGTGGTCGCTGAGGTAGTCCTCGTACGTCGCGTACTTGGCGACGCCCTTGTCGTCGAGGGCGTCGAGCTTCGGTTCGGGCCGGGTCTCGTCCGGCGGCGCGGCGACCGCGGGCTCGGGCGGCGCCTGGGCGCGGGGCGCGTGCGACGGATCGATCGCGGGGCGTTCCGCCCGGAGCGCGGCGAGGCGCGCTTCCTCGGCTTCGACGTCGCGCCGCACGGCGTGCTTGCTGCGCGTCAGCTCATCGATCTCGTCCTGAATCTTGGCCTTGCGTTTCGCGAGCCGACTGCCGGCCTCGGAGGCTTCACGCGTGTCGCGCTCTTCGGGCGTTTCTTCGGCCGGCGGCGCGGGCGGCGGCGCGGCCTCGTCGACGGGCGCGGCCGGCGGAGGCGTGGCCGGCGCCTCCACGGGCTTTCCGGTCAGCGCGGCGGTGACCTGCTCCGGCGTGTCGGTGGTCGAGATCAGCGTGATCGTGTCGTCTGGCATCGGCTCCACGGCGCAGGACGAACCCGCGAAAAAAGAAAGGGCGCCGTCGTGAATCCGCGAGATGAGTCGCGGTCTCACGAGGCGCCCTGGTCCCCGTTGCCCTATGTCCCCTCACGCAGGCCGCGGGCGGCGGCTCTTCGGGTGCCCCCTAGCGTGAGGTGATCGGTCGTCGTGTCCGCCCGTGGTAACACCGCCCCTTCGCGGTGCACGCCCCCGTGCGGGTGTGGCCGAGGCGCCCGTGAATCGCGGCCTTGTTGACCGCGTCGAAGCGCTCGGCCTTCTTGAACTTCTTCGCCATGACTGGCGCCCTCCGTGGCGCACTACGTCATGGCGTCCTCCGCTGTCACGTCATCGCTCCCGCATCCGCCGTCGCCAGGCGCGCCACGCGCGCCACCGGCGCCAGCTATCAATCACGACGGAGCCGACCACGATCGTCCCGGCGATCGTGAGCACCAGCCACCAGCCGCGCACGGCCGACCTACTTCTTCCGCCCCTTGGTTCGGCGCGCCTCCGACAGCGCGATCGCCACCGCCTGCTTCTGCGGCTTGCCGTGCGCAATCTCCCGTCGGATATTGGCGCTGATGGTCTTGCGACTACTTCCGTGCTTCAGCGGCATTCGGGTTCGTACCCCGTCCGATGATGCAAACCTTCCGCTACGCCTTCAAATCGGGTTTCTTCTTCACTGCGGCCGGGGCCGGCTTCGGCTTGGCCTCTTCCTTCAGCTTCTTGACCTCCAGATCGCTGTGCTTCGACGGGACCAGCCCCGCCTGCTTCTCGATCTGGCGGCGGACGTCCGGCGGCGCGTCCTTGTAGTTCAAGCTCTCCGAGACCTGGCGCTTCTCGGGCGCGGCCTTCTCGCCGGGCTGGGGCGCTTCGAGCTGCAGCTTGCGCTCGTGGAGGAAGAGTTGCTGGTTCTCTAGTTCCTTGAGCTTGGCTTCGAGGAGGGTGAGCGAGGCCTCGGCGCGGGCCTTCTCTTCGACCTTGGCGATCTCGATCTCGCCCTTCATCTTGGCGAGGCGCTCGTTGGACTCCAGCTCCATCTGCCGGATCTTGGCGAGCCCGGCCTGCTCGGTCGCCTTGGTGTCGATGATCTTCTGCTGCTCTTCGAGCTGCTGCCCCATCAGCTGCATTTGCTGCTGCATCTGCCCCATCTGCGCCTGCACTTCGGGCGGGAGCGGCTTGCTGCCGTCCTCCGGCTCGCGCGCTTCGGCCGGCACGAGGTGCTTGAAGCGCTCGGACAGCTCGCGCGCGCCCGGCCAGTCCATGTTCTTCGTGATCACGTCGAGCGCGTAGGGTGCCGCCAGCGGGAACGTCTGGAGCAGGGACGTCATCGCCTCGACTGACTCCGCGCGGCGCGACTGGAACGACGGCGTGACGGAGACGCCGACGTCGTAGCGGCCGACGCCCACGTCGTAGATGGCGCCCGACGAGACGGCCTGCATGAGCGGGTCGTCCTTGAGCTGCTGCTGCGCCTGGTCGGCCCCGTCGGGATTGCCGGCGTGCACCAGCACGTCGCGCTCGCGGTCGTCGATGCCGACGATGCGGATGACGCGCGGCTGGTCGTAGTAGACCGGGATCCAGTGCAGGAGAATCCGGCCGACCTGCTGAATCGACAAGGCCTGATGGGCGAGGAAATGCGACGTGCCCTGTTCGCCTTGCGCCTGGCGGGCGAGGATCGCCTTGCCGGACTGCTCGCGGCTGCGCTCCTGCGACGCGTCGAACATGCCGATCACGGACTTGAGGTCCATGTCGGCCTGCTGGGTGGCGGCGACGATCGGGCTGATGTTGGGGTCGAAGGCGTTGCGCTGCGGCGCCGGCACGAGGTTGCCGTTGACGTCGATCGGGTCGTATTCGAGGAAGGGGAAGTTGCGGCGGTTCGCCTGCAGCCACTGCTCCTTGGTCGACTCGAACTGGCCGACCGCGCCGATGACCGGCGCGCGCGGCGCCAGCGCAATCAGCTCGGTCTCGGCACTGACCCAAAAGTTGTAGGTCCGCTGGGGATCCTTGGCGTCGCGGACCATGCCGCGCAGGTTCCGCTTGCCGTTGACGACGAGCTTCTCGCCTTGGACCGGCACCAGCGGGATGAAGGGGCCCGGCAGATCGCGGCCGGCGGTCTTGTCGGCGTTGCCTTCGAGGACTTCGAGCCCGTTGATCGTCGCCCACCGGAGCTGGCGGCGCACGGTCTCGCGGGTGCGGATGATCGTGACGCGCGGCGGCTCCCCGTTCGGACCGGGCTTGGTGTCGGCGGGGCGGATGACGTCGCGATAGGTGGTGATCTTGAGCGGGGTCGGCGCGCCGACGTCGACGTAGTACTCGGCCAGCTCCGCCGGCACCATGTCGATGTAGTAATACTCGGCGACGAGCACGCCGCTTTCATTGACCCACTCGGCGGTTTCATCGCCGATGCTCGTCCAGTCCGACATCGACGCCTTGGCGGCGCCGGGGTACTTGACCTTGTATTCGTACCAGGGCACGCGCGCGATGAGGAAGCCCCACAGCGCGTCGCTGCCATCGGGTTTCCCCGCGGCGACGTCGGGATAGACGATGAAGGGATCCTCGGGACTCTCGATGAGGATTTCTTGGTCGAAGCTATCGTGGGCAATCCAGTCGGCGCGGACGCGGAGCCACCCGCGGCCCATGATGACCTGATGCTCGTTGGCAGTGTTGTAGGCCATCGGCGCGTTGGAGTTGCGCTCGATGCTGCGCGCGATGCCCTGCAGCACTTCGGCGGTGTCGACGTCGGCCCCGTTGTCGATCGGGTTGTACTGAATCGCCGGCCGCTGCTGGCGCGCCTGGTTGAGGACCTGTCGGACGAACTGCGGGAGCCGGTTGATGGTCAGACACGGACGCCCGTCGAGCACGCGATCGAGCCGGATGTTGTCGGGCCACTGCTCGGCGTTGTAGAACCGCAGGTCGTCGAGCATGTCCTTGCGCAGCTCGGCTTCACTGCTGGCGCTTTGCCGCCAGCGTTTGCGGGCGATGGCGATGAAGGCGTCGGCCTTCTCTTGCTGGGTGCGCGCGGTGGCTTCCGCCAGTTCTTCGGCGGAGGCTTGCGTCAGAGTGCCGGGGCGGTTCGAGGCGAGGGTCGCCCCGACGGCACCGGGCGGCAGATCGTCCGACGGGCTCGGACGGACGGTCTGAATTGGGCGCTTCGGCATTTAGGCGCCTGCCGGGCGACAGATCGCGGTCCGCAGCCGGTCATAGATTGCCGCGAGGTCATCGCGACGAAAGGCGTGCCCGTCGTACTGGTCCTTCGCGACGCGGAGAAAGTGGTCGAGGCCATTGGCGACGATGGTGCCGCAGACGACGTCGCCCTCGGCGAGGAGCGTGATGGCGCACAGCTCGCGCCAGTCGACGCGACTGACCGATCCCGCGCGCAACCGGTCGAAGCGGACGCGGGCCTCCGCGAGATCAGCTGGCGTCAGCAGCATCGATCGGCTCGAAGAGGGTGAACTGCCGCAGGAGCGTCTCGACGGCGGTCCGCAGCGCCGGGTCCGGGACGTCGGCGAGGTACGCGCGCAGCTCCGCCTCGGTCCGAATCATCAGGGCGAGGGTCCGAATCGTGTTGAGATCGGCCTGGACCTGCGCGACGTCGTCGTCGTCAGAAGGGGCCATCGCGCGTCAGTGTGCGCAAGCCCCTTCTGTCGGCGCGAATCAGGCGAGCGAGCGCGGGCCGACGCCTTGGATGCCGCCGGGTCGCGCGGGGGCGACGCCGGGATTGGGCGGCGGACCGATCGGCCGGCGCATCGGCGGGGCCATCGGCTCGGCGGCTTCTTCGGCGGGCGACTCCGCGGTCATCGCGCCGCCGGTCATCTTCGCCAAGAGCGATCCGATGTAGGCGGTCGCCTTCGGCCCGTCATCGGGGCCGAATGGGTTTTCCTTGTAGTCGCCCGTGGTCGGGAAGGCGCTGCGTCGGCCTTCGGGCTGCTTGCTCTTGTAGTTCTCGCAGACGAGCACGCCGCCGTTGTCCCCTTTCTTGACGCTGAAATCGGTCAGCTCTTTGGGCGCATCGGTCCGCGCGCGTGAGGCGCTGGCCGCGTGTCCGACGGCGGCGAGGTCGTGCGTGTCGTAAGCCATGCCGAATCTCCTCTTTGTGACGTAGTGGGCCGTCGACGACTATCAGCTAGGTGCTTCCTGAGATCCGTCCTCCCCCCGCCAGTGCGGTTGCCCGGTGGCGCGGCGGTAGCGTTCGTCGGCCACCCGCTGCACTTCGGTGCGCAGGAAGACGCGCACGTTGCCAATCCGGCGGGCCCGCACCTGGCCGGTGCGTTCGAGGTACCGCACGTGGTTGGTCGAGCAGTTCAGAATCCGCGCGGCTTCGCCGACCAAAATCTCCGCTGCCATGCTGGCGTCCTTTCCTAGAGCGGGGCGATCCGGAACTCCGCCTGGGGTTGCGTGCGCTGGAGTTTGGCGAGCATCTTCTCGGCCTCCTCGCGCTCGACGTACTGATAGCGCCGTCCGTAGCCGCGCAGCTCCAGCCACTCCGGGTGCGGGTCGCGGTCGCCCGTGCGGGCCTCGATTTTCCAGACCGGCCGCGCGGCCATTACCGCCGCCGATAGACGGTCGTCAGCTTGCGCACGCCGATCGCCTTGAGATCCGCCGCCGCCTTGAGCCAGAGCAGGTTCTTCAGCGCGATCGCCGTCCCGTAGGTGCGCTGCTCGCCCTCGAACCACTTCACGAACGTCTTCGTGATCGTCATCGCCAGATCCTCTCCACCTTGCGGATCGGGCTGTCGCCGCGCCACGGGATTGCGCGACACGCCGCGCAGTCATCGCGGCGCCAGACGTAGGCGACCGCCGCGATCAACCGTCCCTCCGTCGGCAACGTGCCGCGCCCGTGGCACTGACAGCAGTCGTCGCCCCGCCCGAGACACTGCGGGCAGGTCCAGCGCCCGATCATCCGCCCATCCAGCCGAGCGACACGCTGTTGCGGTCGAACGGCAGAATCTTGTTGTCCTCGCCGGTCGGCTTGGCCGGCTTGCGTTTCATCTTCCAGATGCCGGTGCGCGCGACGTAGCGCGTGGCGTCCATCAAGTGGTCGTTGCTCTTGACGACGCGGCCGCGACTGTCGCGGCGGTACATCCGGAACTCGTCGAACCACGCCTGGCACGACGCCAGCACCTTGAAGCGCCCGGTGACCATCAGGTCCCACAGATCCGCGATCCCCGTCTCGACCGCCTTGTCGGGCAGCTGCAGGTCGAGCCCCAAGCGCCGATAGACGTAGACCAGCTGCTCGGCGTCGTGGTCGGTCATGATCAGCGCCGCCGCGTCGCCGACGCCCGGCCACAACCAGCCGGTCGGCCGGAGCATCCGCTCTTTCATCGCGGCCGCGTGGAGACTCGGCTCATTGCTCGCGCGCTTGTAGACGCTGGTCACGTAGAGCACGCGGTCTTCCGGGTTGAGCGCGCAGAACACCGCGGCCGTCGCTTTGGCGCCGCCGCCCACGTCCATCCCGAAGCCGCGCCACCAATGGTCGGGAATCACGAAGTCGCTGACCTTCAGATCCGCCTCGTCGATCGGATAGACCGCGCCGGCCCCGAGCTGGGGAATGCCCTTGGTGCGGGCCGCGCGCTGATAGGGCAGCATCGACGCCCACTGCTGCGCCTTGACCTTCTCGGTCAGGTGCGGCGCGTCATCCCACGTCGCGCCGATGATGAACCGCGGCCGCACGTTCGCGTAGGGATTGACCTCGGCGACCTGGGCGACGCGGTCGGACTTGACGGCGAAGCCCTCTTCGTCCGCTTCCGCGGCGCGCCCTTCCGGCGTCGAGGCCATCGCGGCGGTCGCCGGCACGTCGACCTCGTCGTCTTCGGTGCCCGGCATCAGCGCGGCCGCGAAGTAGGCGCGCATGAACGGGGTCCAGCCGCGCAGCGGCGTGAACGTCGCCAGCACGATCCCGTCGGTCGTCATCGTGCGGAGCAGGCACTCGCCGTAGATGTCGGTCGAGCCCGCGGCCAACGCCTCGGAGCGCTCGGCGGGGTCAGGCGGCTCCTCGTCAATCCAGAACCCGTCGCAGTCGAAGCCCTGGAAGACGCGGCGTCCCATGTCGTACGACAGGAAGGACAACCGCGAGACCCCGCCCGAGACGTGGCGCACGTGCACGGTGTCGATGCAGTTGGTGATGCCGCCGCTCTTGCGCGTGACGTCGAGCACGAGCCGCGGAGGGATCATCCCGGTCCACTCGTTCACCGGCACGCCTTCGTGCGGCCCGAGCAGCGCCTTCTGCAGAATGTCGCGCGTGGTGAGCATCGTGTCGCCGGCCGCGCGCCAATCCGTCGGGCGGTCCCAGCGCTTGCCTTCCCACCACGCCGGGTAGCGGCCCGTGAGATGACACGTGATCTCGTACGCCGCGGTGTCGGTCTTGCCGATGCGGTTCGCCGCGATGAAGCCGCGCTCCGGATACGCCGCGCCGGCTCGGAGCCAGCGCACCGCCTTGCGGTAGAGCACGCGACAGGTCGGGCCTTGGTCCGGTTTGCGCGGGAGGTGGTCGGCGGGATCGAGCGACGTCGGGTCGCAGCCGGGGAGGCAGTCGTGGAAGTAGCGCGTGATCTTCCAGCCGCGCGCTTCGGCGAGCACCGCCTGCAGGTCTTCGTTGCGCCGCACAAGATCAGCGAGGAACGGATCGGTCATCACTTGCCGAACCACTTGGCGACTTGGTCGCCCGGATACTCAAACGCCGCCCACAACCGCTGGTCGCTGTAGTCCATGAGGTCCTTGCCGGCGCCGAGCAGCCGCATGACGGGCTGGTCTTTCACCATCTGCCACGCGTCATAGATCGTCGCGGCCGGCGTGCGCTTGGACGGCCCCATCGTCGGCGTGCGCGAGGGACGCGGGCGTCCGACCATCCACGGCGAGGGGGCGCCGTACTGCTCGGCCTCTGCCGTGTTCGCCAGCGCATCGGGCGTCGGCGGGGCGAGGCGCTGCCCTGGCAGCGGCAAGGGCTCCGCCGGACGCGAGCGCTCCGCGAGGAAGCGCTGCTGCGCCAGCATCCGCACTTGCGCGGGGGTGGGCGTGTCGCTCCACGCCGGCTCGGGGGTCTGCTTCTTCGGCATCAGTCCAACTCGCGCCGGAGACTTCGCACGCCGTAGTAGTAGGCCGCGCTCTCGTCGACCTCCATCGCCTTCAGCACCTCGTCGAGCCGCCGTCGCAGCGCTTTGCGGCGCGACACCGGGATGGCCTCATCGCCGACGTAGAGCCGCTGATAGAGCCTCAGCGCCGCCACGACGCGATCCGTGACCTGGCTTCTCCCCACATAGGCGCCTCACTTATGCCCCCCGCGATAGGCCAGAATTAGGAGCAGCGCGATCCACAAGACCACCGCCAGCCAGCCGAGCATCACTGCACCCGGTCCGGCGCATCCGCGATGACCTTGACCTCCATCAACGCGACGACGTCGACCGCGCCTAAGACGTCGTGGATCGCCGTGACCACGCGGTGCGTAAACCAGACGCGGTCCTCGATCCGGGGAATCGCCGCGAACGCGCCGCCGAAGATCGTGAGCGACGCCTTCACCTCTTCGGTCAGCGTCGCGTGCAACACCGTCGCGATCGCCGCGATGTAGACGTCCAGCTCCTCGTGCGTCATCGCCGCGGGCGTCACCACGTGTCCACCCGCGTCAGATCCAGCGCGGCCCCACACGCACACTGCACCCGCACCGACGGCCCAATGCCACTCGGCGTGAACGCATACGTCAGCCGCCCGCCCGCGAAATCCGGTTCCGCTCGGCACGTGTGCCGCGCCGCCCACCACGCCACCCGCTCGCGGTCGTCGCCCGACACGACAAACGTCAGGGCGTCCGGCGTCATCGGTTCCTCTTGCACGTGCGCTCCGCGATCGCCCGTCGCCCGCGCGCGACCAGCAGCGCGTGCTCGGCATCACTCACCCAGCGCATCGCCTCCGCCAGCGGCTTGGCCCCGCGCCACACGCCGTCGGTGACAAACGGCGCGCCCACGCCCGCGATGAACGCCTCGATGTCGCCGACCCCCGCCGCCACCACCGTCCGCTCCGGCGGCAGGAAGATCGTCTTCGCGCCCGGCACCCACAACGCCCGTTCCGGGTCCAGCGCAAACCCCGCCGCACTCGCCGCCGCCAGCGCGAGAAACGCGCGCCGGTTCACGCGTCGCGCTCCGGCCAGTGCCACGTCCCCGGCCAGGTGCCGGTCGGCTCCTCCACCGCGTCGGGCACCGCCCACGTGTCGTCGATCCCGAACACGCGCAGCGCCACCGCCCCTTCGCCCCCGCGCGCCCGCAGCAGCCCCGTCACGATCGCCGCGCGATGCTCCCGCGTCACCGGCTCGACGTAATGCACCACCCGCCCGACGGTCGCGTTCATACCTGTCACCTTCCTCCCGTCGGTAACGCCCCGTGACACCGCAGCCGTTACCGAACGCCGTTACGTGACACCGCGTAACGCCGTGGCCGTTACATCCGCCGTTACGCCCCGGAGTCCCGTGCCCCGCCGGACCCGAAAGGGGCCCCATTTCCGGGATCACCCCCGCCACCCCCCATCCTCGAAATCCCTAGGAAAAGGCTCGATCGCCCACCGGCGGGAGACTCGCCCGAGCGAGCCCGAAAAAGAGGACCCCGTTCGCGGACGCGAGAGGTACCGGAGAGCCCCCGGCGGGGGGCGGGGCGATCAGGTTCGTGACCGGCAGGCCGGTGGGGGGAGGGGGCGGGGGGGGTCGATCCGTTCGTCGTCGTCGCGCGCGCGTCGTCGTCGATGGTCGAAGGCAGGCCGGTCAGCCGGCCGGCGTCATCATCATCGCGTCGTCGTCGCGTCGTGCGTTACGTGGTAACGTCAGGGTCGTCGCCCTGCTCGGGGAGATCGCCCGCACCCGTTGCATCCTCGTGGGTTGGCGCACATTCTTCTGGCTCAGCAGAATGGACGACATAATCGGGGTTATCAGAACCAGCCCGATTCCCCAATGATTCCCCACTAACTTCGGGTAAGTAGCCGGCAACTACTACATCTTGTGGTGTTTGCCGGATCTTGGAGAGCGCCATCGCGCGGTCCACGAGCGCCTGAGACTCGGCGGCGAGCTGTTCAAGGTCGGCCAGGTCGAGCGAGGCGAAGGCGGCGCGCTCCGCCTCCATGCGGGCCGTCACGTCCACACTGCCGCTCAGCTCGATCTGTTGCTTCGGCTTGCCGAGGTGGTACGTCCAGATCAGTGCCTCGATGGTCGGATGCACCCGGCGCTGCCGGAAGTCGGCGCGCAGCCGGCGCTGATAGTCGGCATCGGTCATCAGGTCGGACACGAGCCGGCGCACCTCGACGCTGATTTTATTGGGCGTCCCCTTCTTCCGGCCGGCGCCTGGGAGGCGCGTGCCCTTGGGCGGTGGTGTGAGCTGGTAGCGCGGCATCGGTGCAGTCTCCTGCCAAGTTATCCGCAGGCGTGCGAATCCAGCGCATCGTCGGCGGGCCTATCACGATGATGGACGGCTGCGGCGGTCGCCGTCTACTCGGCGGTCGTCGGCGCGGCGCAGCGGCGCGAGGGGGCCGGCCGAATCGCGGCGGTCGTGTTTCCCCTACGCAGGGGCGTACCTCGAGGTTTTTGTGGGGCGTCGTCGGCGCGGTTGGGTGGGTCTAGTCGGCGAGGTGGCGGTAGAGGGCGGCGACTCGGAGGGCGGTGCGCGCGGTGACGCGGGGGTGGAGTTGGAGTTGCTGCGCGAGGGAGCCGAGGCGAAACGCGAGTTCTCGGCCGGTGAAGCCTTCGCGGTGCAAGCTGTCGAGGAAGCGGTGAGTCTTGGTGCCGGCGACGTGCGCGCCGAGGGCGAGGACGGGACGGACGGCGAGCAGGCGGGCGGCGGTGTCGGGGCGGACGGTCGTGACGGTGCCGGCGAGGACGGCGGCGATGGTCGCGCGGCTGGCGGGCGCGAGGGCGGCGAGCTGGCGCGTCCCGAGGCCGGCGCGTTGCAGTGCGGCCAGGTGGGCACGCGCGGGGCCGGCGTCGGTCAGGCCGGTCGGGGTCTGGCGCTGGGCGGCGACATACGCGGCGTTGGCGGCGCGGCAGAGCGTGCAGCGGCAGCCGTGGGCGTACGTGCGCCGCGAACCGTGGTCGAGCTGCATGGGCAGAGTGCGAGCTAAGTCTAGCGCGCGCGCGAGGTTAGTGCAAATCGGCTGAGGTCAGGGCCGGCGGCGCGGCGACACCGCATCCGCGAGCGCCACGAGCGCGAGCAGCGCCGGCACGACGACGACGACGGTTAGAGGGAGTTGCCAGAACAGATCCATCGGTGCCTCAGCGGGCAGTGTATCAGAACAGGCGGACGGGAGACTTCGGGTAAGGCTGGGGCGTGCCGACCATGCCGGCCTTCGCGTGCAGCGCCCACGCATACCGATGGTTGCCCGGATGGCGCACGCTGCGGCTGTAGCGCGCGAGCGCCGCCTTGAGCCACGCGGCGCGGGCGTCGGGGTCCGAGGGGCAAGCCGGTGCGCCGAACGCTTCGAGCTGCGCGGCCGCGTACACCCAGCCCCGTTCCCCGCCGAGGACCTTCTGACGGGCGCGCGCCGAGAACACCCGGCCATCGGGCAAGAGGTCGAGCGTCCGCGCGGTGGCGCGTCCCAAGTACCGGCCGTTGTGCGCCTGGTAGATGATGCCGAGGTGGCCGGCGAAGACCGTTCGTCCGTCCGCGCTCGCCCGAGGCAGCGGGTCCGAGAAGCTGACGACGCCGCGCAGCCCCTTCGCGCGCAGGCCGGCGAAGCACCGCGCGAGGAACCATGTCTCTCCATTCCCCGGCACGTCGTCCACGAGGACGAAGCGCCCCAACTCCACCGAGGCGTCCGGGTCGCCGGGAAAGACCGAGGTGAGGACCTTGGTCTGCATCGGGACCGAGAACACCGCGACACCGACCAGCGCCGGCCCGCGGTACAGCCCGAAGCGCACCCGCGCCGCCGGGTAGCTGCCGCTGTAGTGATGCTGGAGGATGAAGCCCTTGGGCGTGGTGTCGTCGGGCAGCTCGGCCACCTCGAACTGGTGCGCCGCGATCTGTTCGTCGGGCCGGCGGTAGCTGTCGCGTCGGTCGCGCCAGCGTTGGACGGGGTGTAAACTCACGGCTCGGAGCTTACACCCGCTTTACTAGTAAAGTCAAATGCGGCCGGCGGCGCGGCGGTCGAGCGAGGCCCGGACGTGCCGCCAGTGCCGCGCGGCGGTCGGGCAGGCCGACCAGTCAGGCTGGAAGCCGCCCCGGTGCAGCCAGCCGGCGAGCGCCGCGCGCAGCTCGGCGAGCCGGCCGGCGTCGGTGCGCTCCCCCGGCAGGCGCGCGCGGAGGATCCGGTCCTGTTCGGCCAGGTTGGCGTTGGGGTCCATGCTCAGGCTCCTGTCAGTGCGGCCAGCACCAGCCGCAGAAAGCGCCGTTCAGACCGCAGCGACTCCGGTGACGCGATCTGCCGCTCGACCGCTGCCACCGCGCCGTCGCGCGAGCCGGCGTCCGCCAGTTCTTCCGCCGCGCGAATCCGCACGAGGTCCGCGAGCGTCATCGTCCGGTCCCCCCGGTGTAGCCGCGCCCCTCGCAGACGGCGCACGGCGGGAACTGCGCCGCGAGGCTGCGCGCGATGGTCGCCGGCCCGAGGCCGAGGTCCAGCATCACGCCACCGCGCCCGGTCGTGCCGCTGCCGTGGCAGAGGGCGCACCGCTCGCCAAGACTCGGCGTCGGCAGGCCGTGGCCGGCGCGCGCGAAGCACAGGGCGTGCGCTCCCTCGATGAGCTGCCCCGCGTTGCCGCCGCAGAGCGTGCAGCGCGGCGTCACTGCGCCACCTCGCCGGATGTCCAACCGTCCTCGACGGGACGGGCGGTCCACTCCGCGTCCGTCAGGTTCGGCACGTCGCGCCGCCAGAGCACCGGCCACTCATCGCCCATCGAACCGGGCCGGGTCATGCTCGGCCGCGAGCCGGCGAGGTACCGGACCTTGCAGTCGGTGAAGACGTGAATGCGCCGGCCGTCGGCGTGCGTCCACACGGCGAGCAGGCGGCGAGGGGTTGTCTCAGTCATCGTGTCACCTCAGAACAGATTGCCTTGCGAGCCGCGCGGCGCGCGCGCCAGCGGCGGGGTCAGCGAGAACGGGGCGTCTGCCACCGCAGTGTGCTCCGCCCGCGCGCGCATCGTCGCCGCCACCAGCTCCATCGTCGTCGTGTGGGGATACCAGCCGGGGCAGGCGCACGGTGTGATCGTGCCGTCCGCCTCCCGGTGCGACTGCCCACACTGGCCGGCCTGGTAGTCGGGCGCGAGCAGTCGCCCGTCAGCCGCCCGCCCGTCAGGCGAGGGGCGGCTGTGCAGTCCGTCTGAATGCCGGCAGTGTGGACAGAGCATGATCGTGGCCTCAGAAGGTGTGCGGGTCGTCGGGGTACGCGAAGCCGAGCGCCTTGCGGACGCCACGGACGACGGCGTTCTGCCGCTTCACCGCTTCAACGTGCGTCCCACCGTGGAACGTGCGGACCGACAGGTACGCCGCCGCCCGCGCGGCCATCTGCGCCACCGTCGCCGCCGTGCGCTCGGCGTTGACGGCCTCTTGGTGCGGCATCGCGTCGAAGCGCGCCGCCCACTCCACCGGGGGCAGCTCGTGGAACGGCACCGCCGCCGCCGCGAGCAGCCCGCGCGTCCGGTCGATCAGCTCGGCGTGCTCCTCCCGCACGGAATCCTCCTCGCCTTCCCACGCTGAGGCGTGATCGTGCAGGAGATCGAGCAGGGCGGTCAGCGACACCGGGGCAGTCATCGCGCGCCGCCTTCGTCGGTCAGGGTCACGGTGATCATGCGAACACCGCGATCCCCACGAGGCCGACCATCGCCGCCACGCTGCCGAACACCAGCATCCACGCGTACCGATACGGCGGCGGCATCAGCATGTTATCCGCCTCATGGTTGACCGCCGTGACCGTCGCCACGATGAGCGAGGTCATCCACAGGAACGAGAACACGAAACCAAATCCACTCATAACGTCACCTCTGCCAATTAGCTTACACGCGAATCATAGGATTGTCAAATCCCATGATTCGCGCAACTCGAATGCCTACCAGCCGCCCCACGAGTTCCGGTCGGCGTCGTCCAGGGCCGAGCGCAGCGCCGCCCGCGACTGTTCGCACTGGCGCGCGTTCGCGCCGGCCAGCCACGCCAGCGCCCACGCCGGCAGCTCCGGCCCGTCGATCAGCACGACCCGATCCTCCCCTTGCTTCGCGGTGTCGTCGTGCGGATCGTTGGCCCACGAATGCGCCGACAGGAACCGCACGACGCGCGTGCCGCTCCCATCGGTCGGAATCACCTCGACGCGGCTCGTGCCGTCCCCGAGGCTCCGGCGCGTCCACCCATGTACCTTGTGTGTGTAGATCATCGCGGCCTCCGCCGTGTGTTGATGGCTTTCCCCTTCTGGAACACGTCAACGATGGTGCGGTGCATCTCCTCCGGCGAGGCGTCGAACGCCTTCGCGTGACACGCCAGACAGATCGTGCCGGGGAACGCTTCCAGCTCTCCGATCTCCTTCCCGCATTTCTTGCACTTGAGTGTCTGAGTCATCGGATTCAATCCTTCTGTGCCAGCCAATCGGTCAACAGACGGAGGATGAGCGCGCGCAGGCTCCCCCCCTCGCGCTTCGCCTTCCCCTTGCCTGCCGCCCACAGGCCCGCCGGTATCTCATCCAAGAGATACCGGCGTCCGGTGTCGCCGTGCGGCGTGAAGTCGCGCGAGTAGCCGCGCTTCGTCATCGTGCCCTCCGCTTGGCGCGCTGCGCCGCCTTGCGACGGCGAGTCGCCAGCGCCTTGGCGCGCATCTCCGGCGTGAAGGGGTTGGCCCCGCCTACGCGCTCCGCCGCGAGGCGCTTGCCGTGCCGGCGGCGGATCTGCGTCGTCGTCGCGTCCCGCTGCCGGTCAATCGCGCGCAGCACCGCCGCCGGCAGGATGTAGCGCGAGCTGCCCGAGGCGTTCACCTGAGTCACGAACACGGTCAGCCCTTCCTCCACGAGCGCGCCCTTACGCGCATCGACGGCCGGCCGCTGCGGTGCCTTCACGGTCTGCACCATGTAGCTGGTGACGTTCCCGTAGAAATCGACGGATTGCACGACCGTGGGCTGTGTGTGCGCGCCGTTGGGCAGGCCGATGAGGCGCGACAGGAGTTGATCGAACGGATCAGACGGGAGCACGGAACTGGAATCACTGGCGGACATAAGCATTCACCTCTGCCCGCCAGTATAAAACACGAATCATAGGATTGTCAAATCCTAGGGTTTGGCGTCCCACGCGGCCAGCTCCGCCGGCGCATAGTCGCTGAGCCAGCCCTGGCCGGCGTAGCGATCTTTCGCCAGCAAGTGAAAGCGTTCCGCGCCCGCGCGGTTGGCGAAGCGCACGCCGACCAGTCCCGCCGGCACCTCGACGCGCGACGTGCCGAGCGCAGGGCCAGCGCCCCACGCCGTGCGGACCTCGAAGTCGCCCGAGGCGAAGCGCGCGCCGCGCTCGGCCTCCCGCTGCATCGCCCGAGCTGCGCCGTCCTTGCAGTCAACGTGCAGCGTGGGCCGATGCGTGGCGTAGCACTCCGGACAGAGCGCAGGCGGCGAGCAGTAGGGCGCGCTGCCGCCGTCGGCGTACACGATGCGATGCGGGCAGGTCCGTTTCCGGACCTTCCCGTTCGCGGTCCCGCAGGCGTCACACGCCAGCCGGCCGGTGCGCGCGCAGTAGCAGTACCCCATCACTCCCCCAAGCCAGGCACGACGGCCCGGAGCAGAGCGACGGTTTCCTCCGAGAGCTGCGCGAGCAAGGGGCGCAGCTCGTGCGCCGCCCCGGTGCGCGGCGGATAGACGATGGCCGTGGCCTGCGTCGTCGTGCCGGCGGCGGTGTCCTCGATGAAGCGCCGGTACTCCCGATTCCCCGTCCCCGGGCTGTGCCGGTGCCGGAACTCGTGCGCCGACTTGCCGTGCTCGACGTACGTTCCCATGTACTGCCACCGCTCGCCGCAACACGCGCATTCCTGCGCGGTGTCGCCGCCGACATCGCCGGCCAGGAGCGCCCACACGCGGTCCCATAGCGGCGTCCCGCGCTCTGCAAATACTGTCGTTGTCGCCATGCCTGTCACCTCTCCCGCGAGTATGCGCCGCGCGCCAGCCAATGTCAACTTTACTAGTAAAGTTGACTTCAGAAAACGAGAGGCGTATGGTTTACTAGTCGCACTTCCGCGACCAGTGACAAGGCAGGCATCCGGTGACAACCACGACTCTCAGGGGCGCGCCATGAGCTACGCCGCTGAGCGCGATCACTTCGTTTCCACCATGACGCGGAACGGCCTCGACCTGCCAACGATCCGCGTACTCCTCCGCGCGGCGACGACGATGCAGCGGATTGCCGAACTGGAATGCAGCTCGGCGGACGTCAATCGGGACCGCGTGCCGTGCCCCGCGACGACGGGCGGGCCATGCCTCTGCGATCACCGCGTGCGCGCCAACGCCGCCGAGCCGCACGAGCGCATCCCGCGCATTCGTATCGAGGACTACCGCGCCGAGCAGCGGGCCAAGGGCGTGCTGCCGGCGGGCTGGATTCTTCTCAGTCAAGGCGATCCGCGCGGCTACGTGCTGCGCGTCGTGCCTCCGAGCTATACCGAGCGCAATGCGGGCCGCGACCGCGACAACCTGGACAGCATCGCCGTTCCGAGCCGTCCGACAAGGTTGAGGTTCTAAGGGACGCGAAGGATGACAACGATGGTATCGAAACACTCCGCGAGTACGATCGCCGCGCTCATCACGAGCCGGATCGAGCCGGACACCGCCGAGCGGGTGCTTGACGCGCTGCGCCCGCTCGACGGCCACCTGATCACCACGCGCCTGCTCGACAAGTTACCGGGCGGGCGGACGAAGTGGCGGTTGTCGCGCGCCTACGGCTGGACCGAGATCAAGAACGACGCGTACGTCCGGTCGCAGGCCAGCTCCAGCGACGGCGTGTGCTTGATGCTCGTGCGCTCCGAGGCCAGCGTCCCGCTGGACGTGGCGTGGGTCGAGCGCGAGAACCCGGCGTACTTCAGCGGCCGGCGCGAACGTAATCAGCGCCGCGCCGAGGCACTGGCGGACCGGCCGATGCTCACGCGACTGGCGTTCGTCATGAACGAGATCGAAGACCTCCACGCCAAGCTCGCGTTAGCGAAGGCAACGTTCCAGACATTCACCGAGCACGACGCGCCGTGCGGTCCCGACCGCTACGAGCTAGAGCGCGCCTGCGGACTGCGGGAGGACAAATGAAACTCATCACCGTCACCGTCAAGGCCGCATTCCCCGACACGGCCGGCGTCACGCTCGACGGCGTGCGGGAAGTGCTCTTTCGCGGCGTCAGCGACGGCCTAGAGGCCGACGTCGCATTTACCGAGCACGGACGCGAGCTGACCATCACCGTCCCCGATCCGGACTACGACGACGATGCGCGCGACGACAACGAGGAAACGAGCGCCGACCGCTGGCAGGCGCGCGCGCGCGAGGAGCTGGACCGCTTCGGCGCGCTGCCGGCCATCCAGGCGCTACTCGTGAACGAGCGCGGCCAGTGGCGCGCGAACGTGAGCGGTGCCGATCTCGTGCAGCAGCTCACCGACATCCTGACGGCGCACGGCGTCGGCGGCGACGGCGACGAGGCGGAGGCCGCACACACGCCCTGCGCGGGCGACGAGGACGGCATCACCCGCTGCGCCGAGTGTTGGGAGACATGGCCCTGCCCGTCAGCGCCGCCCGAGGCGACGACCGCGCCGCCGGCACCAGGCGACGACTATCCCCACCGCTACACCGTCTTCGCCACTTGCACCGGCACGATTAAGGAAGTGTGGCGCGTCCGCAGTAAGCACGCGCTGACGCGCGAGTCGCTACTGGATCACGACACCACGCGCGGCGATGCGCTCGTAGAGTTTGTCAGTCAGGAAACCGACGACGAGGAAGATCGCACCGTGACCGACATCGAGGTCGAGGCCGGCGAGCTGGCGCACGACTGCAAGGTGTGCGGCGGCAGCGGACGCAAGGAACCGGACCCGCACAGCATCGCGGGCGGCAGTCTCATCGAGCCGTGTCCAGTGTGTAGCGGGAGTGGAGTGCAGCCATGAAGACGCAAGCCGTTGCGTTGGAAGTGTCGCAGACCAAAGTCGGAGACATCCTCCTGCGGTGGCTGGACGACGCCGCCCGCGAAGTCACATTCTCGTACGTCACGGTCCCGCGCCATAGCAAGCAGCTCGTGCCGCTGGCGCCGCTGGGGCTGATCGGCGCGACCGGCACCGTCGTGGCGCTCTACGTGTCCACGGCGAAGCACGGCGTCAACGGCATCACGCTGCACCGCACGACCACCGAGGCGTACGCCGCCCTGGTCGAGTACCTGACCATCGGCCACGAGGACGAGGCCGACTACGCTGACGACGCGATCCCGACCGAGCTGGACGAGCTGATGGAGTGGTGCGAGAGTCGCGGCGACGAACAGGGCACCGAGTGGTATTGCACCGAGGTGGCAATCCCGCCGGTTGCGGCGTCGTGAGCGCGTTCGAGGTGGCATGGTCAGCCGCGCTGCACCGCCAAGGCAGCGCGCCTGACCTGTCCAGCTATCGCGGGCACAGCTCGCTGCATCGGGACCAGCGCCGCGCGGCACGCGAGGTCGCGCCGATCATGGTAGACGACGACGAACGGCAGCGGCAGGCCGTGAACGAGTGCCGGCGCAGGCGCAGGGCGCGCCAGCGCATCAACCGACAAGAAAAGGAACAGCAACCATGAAAACAGACCTCTACACCAAGATCGTCCTGACCCTCATCGCGGCGTGCCTGCTGGCGCTCACGCTCAACTCGTTCACGCCGGCCGTGCGCGCGGCCGGCCGCTCGACCACGTGCACGGGGGAGCTGAAAGCCAATGCGTTCGGCGCCACCCAACCCACGATTGGCGGCTACAAGGTCAGCCTAGAGTGCGAGTAGCGCGACTAGGCGGGCAGCGCGTTCACGGTCAGCTCCCCCGCCCACTCGCCGCACCAGTCGGGTTGGGCCGTGACGGGCCACGTCCACGTCAGGACGTCCCCGCCCCGCACGGACGGCGGGGGCATCGAGGGCGGACGGCGCCGGCAGTAGCCGCGCCCTTGCGTCGGGATCGGATTCGGATCCCAGTACTCGCAGTTGCCACAGTACTGTTCGGGCGGCTGATTCGGAGGTTTCGTGGTCGGGATGTTAACGGCCATGCCGGCAGACTACCGGACGCGCGCCGCACGACGCAAAACGAGTAGCGTGAATGCTGCCCTCGGCCCCTTCGGGGGCCGTGGAGAGCGTTTAGGCAACGCTCCATAAGGAGAAGGTGACATGGAAGAACAGCAAACACCCCCGTTGGCAGACGGGACCGCCCTGAACGAGTACGACGTTCACGCCTACGTCACGGTACGGATCAAAGTGACCGGCGTGAAGGCGACGAGTCAGCGCGCGGCCTTTGAACAGGTCGAAACGCAGCTCCGGCCGCGCGAGCACTGCGACCGCGAAATCGGCGTGGACGTGGACGGCCTGGGCCACATCGAGTACGCGGAGTACGCCGACGAAATCACGTCGTTCGTCGTTGACGAGCGCGGCGACACCGAGTACGAACGCTCGACGCGCTACGACCTCAAGGCCGGCGAGTTTGTGGCCGAGGGGGATCTGTTGGCGAACCGCTTCACCTACAGGCCGTCGCCCGCGTTTCTGAACGAACGGCCGTGGTGCGGCTGGATGCTGGCGTTCGCCGCGGAGAGCGATTGGGACACCACCGGCTTCGGCCTGGAGAAGCTGATGAGCGTCAACTTTCTCTTAACGACCGCAGACGGCCGGTCGCGGCCCGTGCGGATGAAGCAGTGGCAGTGGATCGAGGACAGGCGCGAGGGTGAGGCCCGCGCGCACGTCCCCGCGGCCGGCATCGAGGTTGTGGAGCTGGACACCGACACCTACGAACCGCTCACCCCCGAGCGCCGCGAGCGCGTGCGCTACGAGGACATCCGCGAAATCGTCGTGTTCTGATGACGACATACAACCACGCCTACACGCTGGCGTTCGAGGCATTGAGTGAGGACGCCACTCGGGCGAGCACCGAGGAAATCATGGACGGCCTGCGCCGCCGCGTCAGCGAGTTGCAGGCCGGCGGCGAGGCGGTCATCCGACAGGCGGTCGGCGCGCCGTTCGACACCTTTGACAAGGACGAGGACGAACGTGACGCCAACGAATCCGCCGACTAAGCCGTGCCCATCGTGCGGCGGCACGATGACGAAAGAGCACGGCACTATCACCGAAACGGTCGTGAGCGGCTGGGGCGAGGTGTCCCGCCGCGCGCGGCCGGCGACGTTTTACGGGTGCTCGGCGTGCGAGCACTGCGAGGAGGTTTGAGATGAGCAGCACCCTGAAGATGGAGCGCGAGGACGGCGGGCCGGATCAATACGTCTGCGGGAACTGCGAGGAGGTGTGGACGTTCGACCAGCTCCACAACATCGCGGACTTGACGCAGCGGATTGGTCCCGGCGTGCCCTGTCCGGCCGGCGAGTGCCCGGACGACGACTGCGGCGCGCTGTGTTATCCGGTCGAGATCGAGGACCCGAGAGTGTCGTCCGACCCCGATACCAACTGGCGCAACAACGCGATTCAGTTCCCGCGCCTGATCTGCGAGATTGCCGACACCGTGCTGCGGGACGAGGACTACGGCAAGATCGCGGCGTCGATGGACCTGACGCGCGAGCAGCTCAACGAGCTGTTCGAGCGCGCGAGCGACGTATGGGAGAAGATCAAGATCGACCGGACGTATCCCGTACCAGACGGGAAACAGCGCAAGGCTGGCGTCGAGTACGGCTGCGGCAAAGCCAACTGCACCGACTGCTACGAGGACGCGCGCTGAGGACGATAGGCCACACAATGAAGAACCACGTTACGCTGCCGCAGTTTCTCACCGAGGCCGAAATCGAGCAGGCGCTTGTGCTCTGGCGCGAGCTGCGGGGGACGGGACGGTTTGCCGCTGAGGTTGAGCGGCAAATCGTCGCGCCCAACTTGGCGCGCATCGACCGCGCGCTCGGCCAGGCCAACAACGCGCGGTATTTGGCCTACCTCATTGAATACGTCTTCACCGAGGCCGACCAGCCCCAGCCCGAACCCGGCCATCTATGGGAGGTGGCGGAAGACGTGTGCGAAACCTGCGGGAAACACCTCGGCTACGGCGTCCGCTTTCTGCACCTCGGGCGGTGCGAAACCTGCCCGCCGCCGAAGACCCACTAGCCGCAAGGCTAGTAAAGACCCAGCGCATCCCTAGTAAAACGACTATAGTAGCCCTTGACGGACTCACACCGGGTGCCCTATGCCCAAGATTGAGCCAATCGCCGTGGCCTTCCCGCTTGCCGAAGGCCAGCGCGAATTGCTCCGCCGCATCGCGCCGGAGATTACCTTGCCGGCGCTCTACCGCGACGGAGCCGAAACGCGCCCCTGCACCGCCTGCAAGATGGAGCTGAACGTCGGCCCGCGCGTGCTCGCCGTAGGCATTCCGATCTACTGCCTGATCTGCGCGCAGCACTTCGCGGAAACCCTCGGGGCGACACTGGCGGGAACCGATGTCTTGCACTTGGGGAATCCGGAGTCACGTCCAGAAAGAGGACCAAGGACCGATGACACCGACACCAAACACTAACCGGAGGCCGGCATGATGCTCGCCATCTACGCCGGCCGGGTCTACACCACCGGGGACGATCTCAACGAGTGCGTGCTGCTCGACCGTGTGAGCGGCGTTGAAATACGGCGCGTAGGGTATGGCGCGCCGACGCTGATCGTGGACCCGACCGATGCACAGGTCGAGGCCGCAGAGAAAGGGGAGCCGATTCCGCCGGAGAGCTGCGCGATCTGCCACAGCCATCCGCATCACATCGACGAGTGGCGCTATTTCACCGACGACGGCTATGGCGTCTGTGACGACTGCGGCCGAAAGACAGGGTGAATGTATCGTGGCGAAAAAAGTCGCAAAGAAACAACGGCAATGGTCCCGCGCGTTCACGCCGCGAGGCGCGACCGTTAAACAAATCAACATCTCGCACGTCCCGCCGGGATTGCGCGAGAAGTTCACGAAGAAGTGCCGGCGCGAGGGCAAGTCGCAACGCAACCTACTCCTTGGGTGGATTCAGCATTGGGTGAACGGGGGCGAGCCGCAGTGGGTCTACACCGACGCGGTCGAGAAGCCTATACCCACGCTGGTCAAGATTGCGGCGGAAGCGCCCTGAACCTGACCGGAGCACCCCCGTCCGCCTCACACCCGGCCTCGGGGCTGGCCCCCCGAGCCGGGGGGCGGGCCACCGGGGCATCGTGCCAGGTAGGTGCGAAAGACGGCAATTTCGTGAGAAACGGCTAGAGCTGGTTTACAATGGCGCCGCGAATTAGAGCCGGCGCCGGCCGGCAGAGCATGGAGGCTTTCGCCAGCCTTCAGAGCGTTGAGGGACAAGACCTCCGCTACACCCAAGGCGAAAGGAAGTAAGAGGAGTGAGTACATGGCGCGACATCTACCGTTTCAGCATGGAGATCGACGCAAGCGACCGTACTGGCGCGACGAACGACTCCTTGGCAAGACGTTCATCGACAAACAAAACGAAGGCGTTCTCATCATCGGCAAGGACGTCTGGACCCGCAAGGAAATGGTCGAGGAACTGAAATGCGGCAACTTCGTGGCCGCGCTGAACCTCACCAAGATCGCCGCAACCCTCCAAGTCGATTCCCTCAAACAGCTCGCCTCCCGGTTCTCAATGGAAGACCTCTTTGCCGAATCACGATTCGGCGTGACGACGATGTTCGTCTTGATGTGCGCCCTGGAGCACGCGCAGCGCAACCCCCTCGAATGGGTGCATCGCAAACCCTCGGAGGTTGTGACGCTCGCCACGGAGAAGCATCGCGTCTTGACGAGCCTGAAGACCAAAGCGAAATCCGCCTAACCGGGGGACGCGGGATTCCGGATTCCGACTAACCCTATTCGTGTACTTTGTGTAGCGAGGTGACAATGGCTGCGAACAGAGAGATGCAGAGTTTTTTCGAGCTGCGAACGGTGTTAGAGCAGATTCAGCACGACACGAACGCCGCGCTGGCGTTCATGGACCGCACCGGCCTCGCGCTTCAAACGACGAAGCGCGGCCGACTCGCTGGGGCCAATGGTAACGGCAGTGGGCGCATCAACGTCGAGCGGCTGCGCGAGAAGGCGACGGAGATGTTCCAAGCGCGGCGCAGCGGCGGCAAGAGAGCCAAGCGCGCCAAGGCCAACGGCGCCGAGCACGGCAACGGCAACGGCTCCTCGATCCCGCTCGACGCGCCACTCCCGGACGGCACCAACGTCACCGTGAAAGAGGCCGCGAAGATCCTCAAGTGCAGCGATGCGAACGTGCGCCTGATGATGAACGATGGCCGCTTGCCGCACACCAGCTATGAACGGCGTGGGTCCAAGGCGCGGCCCGACGTGAAGCTCAAGGTGATGGTGATTCCGAAGGAAGACGTCATCCGCTTCCGCGACGAACAGAAAGCCGCCGCCGCGAGCTAGGCAACGCCGTGGGACGCGCTTGGGATCGCAGGGGGAGGGCGTCGAGGACAGCGCCCTTGCGCCTCTGCCCAGCGCGTCCCTCTATCTTTCCATGCGGTGAGGTGGCCGAGAGGCTGAAGGCGGCGGTTTGCTAAACCGTTATACGACCTAACAGTTGTATCCAGGGTTCAAATCCCTGCCTCACCGCCAGTTTCCGTCGCGCGTGGAGTCGTGGTGAACAACTCCCTCAACACCGACCAGCGTTGCCCAACCTGCGGCGCCGAACAGTTTGTGATCGGCCCGCAGGGCGGGATGGCGCTCAACATCAAATGCGTCGGCTGCGGCGCGAAGTGGTGGTTCTGTCCGCCGTTCGAGCCGGTCGCCATCGACAACGACGACCAGTTCTACACCGCGCCGCCGGTCATCCTGCGTGACTGGATGAACCGGAAGGTGGCCGAGTGGCTCCGCGACCACGCCTAGTCGAGCGTGTGTTTCACGCGCTTCGTGCTCACCGCGCGCAGCTCGTAGACCCCCACCTGATCCCCGTCGTCGAGGCCCGTGATCTCGACATCCGCCGAGAGATAGAGGCTGTCTTCGTCCACGCCGCCCCATTTCACGTAGATCGTCTTCGGCAATTTCGGTATCTCCATCGTCACCCTCCTCAGAAGCCGTCCACTAAGCTCCACGCGCGCGCCACGTACGCGTCCCACGTCGCGCGGCGCGGCTGGCCCGGACGCCAGGCCGCAACGTACTGCGTCCACGCCCGATCCGCGGACGCGCGGCCGGCGAGTCGCTCCGGTAACGTCCAGAGCAACAGGCGCGCGAAGCAGCACGCCAGTACGTCGTTGTGTTCGAGCGCCGGATAACACGCGACCGACGACGCCGGGTACACCAGCTCGGCGCAGACGTGCTCGGCGTGCCGCATCGACGTGACGTGCGTCAACACGCCGGACGTGCCGCCGGCCTCGAACTGCCAGAACCCGCGCGCCGGCCCGCTGCCGTGCTGCCGGCGCGCCTCGAAGCCGGATTCCTGTAACCCAATCGCCAAGAGCAGCGCGCGGGCCTCGGGCGAATCCATGACCCCAGGCAGCAGCGCGAACGCCGCCGGGAACGTGTAGGCCAGCGTGGTTTCGATCACGCCGCGCCCTCTTTGACCTCGGCGGCGCGCAGCTCGGCCAGTGCGTGCGCGCGCCACTCGGGATCGGGCGGCGGCATATCCACGTCGAGCGCCTCGAACGCCCACAGGCGGATCTGCTCGACGTAGACGTAGAACTGCGACGACGTCAGGCGCCGCGTGCTGCCGCCGATCACGAACTCGCCAATGACTTCGCCGTTCGGGCTGGCGATGGCGACATCCTTCGGCAGAAACTTCATCTTCAGCACTTCGTGCATTTCGTCGGGTGTGCTGCCGGTGTAGTCGCTCAGCGCGCGAATGACGACCGCCCAATAGTAGGCATTGGCCTGCGTGCTCCGCGTCACGCTCTCGCGCTCGACGGTAATCACGACCGGGCCATCGGGCCAGAGCAACACGCCGTCCTGCAGCGCGTGCCGCGCCGCTGGCTCGACGTGCAGCTTGCCGTTCGTGGTGTGACCGGCAACCGCGATCTTTAGGTCAGCCATGTCCCGAAGCGCGCGATGGTGCCCAGCAGCTCGTTGAAGGCGACGACGAACTCCTGCCGCTCGATCCGCTCGCACTGCTCGACGAGGAAGCCCGCCTGGAGATCGGTCTCCGCCGCGACCTCGATCTGTCCGGCCGGCGTCTGCTGGAAGTGCCAGCCGATCAACTTCTGCTGCGGGTCGATGCCCGTGGCCGCGATATAGACCAGCCATCCCACGCGAGGATCGGACTGGACGTGCTTGAAGCACTGGCCGACGAGCCGTCCCTTCGCGTCCAGATCCTCGGCGCGTTGCGCCGCCAGCAAAATCTCGAGCGCCCACTTGTAGGCTTCGTGGGCGCGCTCGACCTGCTGCGCCGTCGGCGCGATGATGATCTCAGTCATGGGAGGCTCCTCTCACCGATGCGGGCCAACCCGCGTGCGTTTCTCGAACGCCAGCGATCCCCGCTTCCGCTCGCCGGCCAACGTCGGCGCGCCGTCGCGCGCGGGATTGCTCTGCAGCTTCTCGGGCGCCTGCGTGCGTGTCGACGGCAGGCACGCGCCCGAATGCCCGTCGATGAGCCGACAGCGCATCTCGCGCTTCGCCGTCGACACGATCCCGTTGCACTGCACGACCGGCGGGAACCGCTTCGGCAGCTCCACACACATCGGGCACTGCGGGTCCGTACACGTGCCGTCGGCGCAGCTCCCCATTGACCCTCACCCCCGCTTCGCGCGTGGCGTGGCGGGGCGCGCAGCCGCCTTCTCGTGGCGTGTGGGGACGACCACGTCGTCGGCCGGCGCCGCCAGGTGCGCCGCGCGCCGCGCGTGGACCTCGCGGAGAAATGCCGCCGCCTCGGCACGGCTCAGCGGCAACTCGCCGAGCGCCGCCTGCCGCGCCGCCGCGACGTGCAGCGCGACGAACTGCTTGCGGTAGCCGAGCAGTTCCGGCCCGCCGGCCGGCAGGTTCTCGCAGAGCGCGCGCCAGCTCCCGCCGAACAGGCCCAGCGCCGCGCGCTCCTCGGTCGCATCGGTGAACATTGGCGTCCCGGTCCAGCCGATGCGCTTCACTTCGCGGAGCAGATGCGACCACGCCAGCTCCGCCTGGTCAAAAGGGTCGCCGAGCACCAGCTCGCGCAACTCGGCCGGCTTCGGGAAGAACTTGCCGCTGCGGGCGTACGCGTTCGCCGCCGCCTTCACCGCGTCGAACGGCAAGTCCTCGACGGCGCGCGCGAACAGCTCGGCGCGGGTGTGCGACACCGGCGTCTCGAACAGCTCGCCCATCCCGAGCAGTAGCAGCGCGAACTCGCGCTCTTGGTTATTTGTCCACGGCATGACCGCGCCTCCGCAGGAACTCCTCCATCGCCGCCTGGTTGCCGGCGGTCTTCAGCGAGCCGGTGATGACCCTGCCGCCGCCGCGGAAGTTGACCGACTTCGAGAACCACCGATGCAGAAACGACGGCATTCCGTCGTACGTCTTCCGGTGTTCCGGGTTCGCGTTCACCCACGACAACGCGCGCCGGCATTCGTCGAGGATGTTCAGCGTCCCGAACGCCGCCGTCCATTCGTCAATGCGGCTTTGATGCAGCGGCCACGTCGTCCGTGGGGGTTCCCCCTTCTTGGCTTTTCCGCCGACGACCGGGAAGACGAGCAGCACCGGGGACGGGTCTGTAACGGCGAGGGCCGTTACAGGCGTTACAGGGGGTGGCGACGCCGAGCGCGTCAGCGCCTCGGCGCCTCCTTTTCTCTCAACCACCCGTACGCTGGTACTTGGGTCATCCGCTGGTACGGAGTACGTACGTGCGGGTGTGGGTGTGGGTGTGGGAGTGCCGTTACCAGCCGTTACGGGCCGTAACGGTGTGTGATATGGAGGCTCAGCCTTGGCGTGCCGTTCGCGGTAGGCGCGCACACGGCACCGCTGGCCGCAGAACTGGCTCTCCTGCGAGGAGTAGTAGTCGCCGCCGCACATCGCGCAGGTCTTCGCGGTGTTCTTCTGCAGCTCGCGCTCGCGCCGGCCCTTCACGTACTCCGGGCAGTGATGAAAGAAATCGTGGATCTGGTAGTGCGGCTCGGTCGCCTCGCGCACCGATCCGGCGTAGGGTTCGATGAAGCCCGCGCCGCTCTTGGTGCCGGCGGCGAGCAGCGCGCGCGTCAACGCGCCTTTCGCGCCCGTCCAGCCGCAGACCGCTTCGACGTCGTCCGAGGTGCCGACGTACGGATCGCCGATCTCGTAGGCCGGCTCCCACAACAGCTCCAGCGCGCCGCGCGCCAGCATCCGACTGCCGAGGGTGGTGGCGAGGTGGCGGAACTTCAGGTTGCTCGTCAGGCCGATGCGCCCCATTGCTCCTCCCTCCTCACGCCGCCGACAATTCGTCTTCGAGCGCGCTGAGCGCGCGTTGGATGGGGCGCCCGTCGATCGCGTCGCCGAGCGTGCGCCAGCCGGGCCGCTCGCGCCGCGCGAACAGCTCCAGGTACGGGCCAGGCGACATCCGCTCGACGATGCGGTAGAAAATCTCCGGCTTCTCGGAATGGCGGGTGCGCGGCGCCGTGAACGCCGTCCGCATGTCGCGCTGCGCGGTCGCCAGCTTGCCGCGCACGCCGAACAGGACGTGCTCGGTGTTGTTGCGGAAGTAGTGGCCCATGCCGATCTGCGGCTTGACCCAGGTCAGGACCGTCTTCTGGCGAAAGCCCCACGACGCCATCAACGAGAGCGCCTCGCTGATGAAGGCATTCGTCGTCCAGAGGTAGAGGTGCGCGTCGTCGTACGCGACGTAGTCCGGGTGCAGCGCGCGCAGACGGGCGAGCGGCATCACGGCGTAGTGGTTCGCCGCGCCGCGCTTGGCGTTGGCGCCCGACATCAGCCGGTCGCCGTAGGCCCACGGCGGGTCGATGACCAGCGAGCGGGAGGGCGGGGGGATCACGATGCCGCGCTCGAACGCCAGCGAGGGCTGGGGGCGCATCACTGGATACTCCCCTTGGTGCCAGCCGTGGTGCCAGCCGTTTGCGGCCGGCACCGGCCAAGCGAGGCCGGATGCGGCCACGCTCGGGTGTGAAAAAGCTGAATGTTTTCGGGATTCTTGAGGGACGGGGGGGGTCGGATTCCGTTTAGGAAACCGGTGCTCTGTCCTTCTGAGCTACGGGCGCCCCCAATAAATACGGCCCTTTTTTTACTTTTTCCCATTGGTGCCAGCCACTGGTGCCAGCCACTTTGGGTGACCGGCCGCGGTGCCAGCCAGTGCCAGCCACCGAATGTGGCTGGCACCGCCCAGCAGTTTATCAACTTCACCCGGCCTTGCGCTTCGGCTTCGGTTTGGGCTTCGCGGCGCCCTTGACGAGTTCCAGGCGCCGGTCCGCGAATGCCTCGGCGCATTTCTCCATCCGCTCCGGTTCCGCGCCGAGCGTGTAGCGCTGGATCATGTTGCTCTTGCGGCTGTGCATGAGCAGCAGTGCCGTCCCGCGGTCATCCCCGCTCTTGGCGTAGGTCGCCGTCGCGAAGGAATGCCGCAGCCGGTAGACGCAGGGGATCTTCTTATCCTTCGGCCAGGTCGGATGCACCCACCGCCACGCGCGGCGCCACGTCTTCAACATGCTCGAATTGGAGAACGACCCGAAACAGTCGTACTCGACGAAGTCCTCCAGCGCGCGCAGCGCCTCCGGCGCGATGGGGAGCCAGCGCGCCTCGACGCCGGTGCCCTTGCGCCGTTTCGCTGCGAGCACCCGGCCCTTCTCCCAATCGATCCCGTCCGCCGTGATCTGCTTGACGAGCTTGTGCGGCAAGCCGGTGTAGGCGATCAGCCGCAGCCGGATCTTGGTCTTGCTTACGTCGGTGCGCTTCTGGCCGCGAATGCCTTGTCCGCGATCCTCGACCGCGTCGAGCACGCGCTCGATGGTCGGCCACGGGATGTCATTCGCCGTCAACGGATCGGTGTCGGGCCGGTAGGCTTCATCAACCGGGTTGACGGCCTTCGCGCCGTCGAGCGCGGTCCAGACCGCCATGAGCGCCGTGCGCCGATTGATGACGGTCATCGCCGCGTAGCCGTCCTTTATCCACTTGTGCAGCACCGCGGAAATCTCGTGCGACTTGATCGAATGCCGCTGGCGATTCGGGAACTCCGCCACCCACAACGCCAAGTCGCGTTCGCGATCCCCGTACGTCGGCATCGAGGCGACCGACTTGAGGTAGGTCGCGACCGCGGCCGCGAGCGTGCCCTTCCCGTGCGTGGGCACCAGCTTTCGCAGCGCCACGCGCGTCTCGTCCTGCCAGTCGGTCATCGTCTTGAGCTTCGTGTCGAACGGGTAGCGGGCCTCCCGCTGTACCTTGTTCTTCCCGCTGCCGACCGCCACCGAGACGGCGTAGCCGAACTCGTCGCGCCAGATGCCTTCGGCGATCTTTGTGCCGCGATCCTTGCGGGCCATTACCGGGCACCCGGCACGGGCTTGAGACGCGCGATGCCTGCGGCCAGCCGCGTCTGCCACCCCTTGCCCGTCGCGCGCCAGGCGCGCAGCACCTGTCGGTCGAGCCGAATGCTGATGGGTTCCTTCGTGTCCCGTGGGCGTCGTGCGGTCTGCGTCACTCGAACCTCCGACGCCTATTGTATATACGTCACGACCCAACATGCAAGTCACCGTTTCACGCGCTGGGTGTAGGCATCGACGTCGGCCCTCGCGTAGCGGTGGCGCTTATCGAGGCTCCGCAGCTCGGGGATGGGGAACACGCGCGCCCGCCGCAGCCGCCGCAGCGTGCGCTGACTAATGCGCAGCGCACGGCACACGTCCGCATCGAACATGACCGCCGGCTTCTCGTCGGTCGCCACTGGTCCTTCGCTCATAGTTGCTCGACCTGTACCCATGTCCGTGCGTCCACGCCGTAGACTTTCTCCACCAGCAGCTTCACGACCTGCGCGTCGTCGACGTAGCCGACGCCGGTCAGCGCATCAAGCAGCGCGCGCGTCAGCTTGTCGATGTCCGGCTTCACGGTCGGCGTCACCCGATGCTTCCGGCTCTCTGGCCGCACGAACTGGAACATCGCCACGATCTGGATGGCGACGTCGCGCGGCGCGCACCGCACGCCGGCCGCACGTGCGGCCCAGCCGACCGCCTGCGTCCAGCTCGCCAGTCCCTGGTTGTCGGCCTTCGTCACGACCCGCCCGGTGGCGCCGATGAACGACACGGTCGAGCCCTTGGTGCTCGCCGGGCCCAACACGATGAACGTCGTCACTGGAGGAGCACCTGATACTCGTAGAGCCCGTGGCCGATGTGCCGCTTGTTCACGACGTGGGCGCCGAAGCGCGGCTTCCGCAGATGCCGGAGCTGCGCGCTAATACTCGCCGGAGGATGCCCGGTCGCCGTCTCGATCTGCGCCAGCGTGCGCCACTGCCCGTCGCGCATCAACGCGCGGATGTCGTCGAGCTGCCGGCCGAGGCGCTCGTCGCGATCCGGCTCGTCGCTCGGCCCGTCGAAGTACGGGCGCGGCGAACGGCGCGGTTCCGCGAAGAGGTCGCCCTGCCGGCCGCTCACGCCCTGGCCTCGACCATCCGCGCGTTGCAGCCGGGACACTTCGGGCGCTTCGACGCCCGCTGCGAGATGCGGCACTTGATGCAGACCCACAGGCGTTGCAACTTCACGACGTCACTCGCCGGTGTCGTTGTGGCCGTCCCAATTCGCGGTGTCGTCATCGTCGTCGTCCGGGATTTCGAGCAGCGGCAAGACGGCGCCTTCGCGCACCGCCGCCCGGAGCTGCGCGACCGCCTTCTCGCGGTCGTCGCGGGCCGTCTTCAGATCCGCCTTGGCTTCGAGGATCGCCTCATCCGCGCGCGTGATCGTGACTTCGAGGAGGCGGAGATTCTCGACGTACTCGCTCGGCGCGCTCACCTCGCCGGTGCGGTTGTCGACGACGCTGTCTTTGGTCAGGTTGATTTCCATAGCGCTCGTGCCTCACACGGCATCTTGAAAATGGATCACGTCGAGCGCCTTCTGGTACTTGTCGACGGTGATCTGGTGGCGTTGCTTCATGCGGTCGAGTTGCGGGACCGCCGCGCGGCGCTCGTGGTCCGACTTCGCATCCAGCAGCTTGACGGCCTCGATGCGACCCTTGGACGCGACGTCGTAGAGCAGGAACTCGCCGTGATTCAGGAGGAGGGTGAACACCATCGACATATTCCGGCGGACCTTGCGCTTGCCCTCCTTGGTGTTGCCGCCGCCAAACACCTTCGCGAGGGTAGCGACCGACACCCATTGCACGCGCGCGTGATCGAGCACGTACTTGGCGGCGAGATCCGGGTGGAATCGCCCGTCCGACGTCACCCAGCGGGTGCCGACCTGCACGAGGGTCGCCTGGTTCTGCCGCCGCGATACCTCGACGTCGTTGTCGGGTGGCGTTAATACGAGTTCCTCGCCGACGACGTTCTCGTCATCCATCGCTCGCTCCTTTTGATTTACGCGTGCAGCTTCAGTCGGTCGCGAACCGCGTTGAGCCGGGCCATCGCCTCCCGCGAGCCGCCGCGGTCTGGATGCAGCTTGCGCGCGAGCACCTTGTAGCCGATGTCGATCAGCTGCCGCCCGAGGGTCCGCTGCGCCTCGCGCTCATCCGCGCGTTTCAGCTCTTCGCGTTTGAGGTTGAGCTTGTCGGTATCGACACGGCCCACGATCTGCTTGACCGGCGCGTGCCACTCGGGCGACTTGTGGTAATCGGCCGAGCGATGCCCCTTTTGCCGTTGAAAATCGCTCAGACTCGAAAACGCCGCCGCGGCAGCGTTTTCCTTCGCCAGCGCCATGTACACCCGCGCCTGCGCATGGCGAATCTTGAAGTGACGCGTCACCCACGGCTGGAACGCGCCGTGCTCCATCTGCGCCTTGGCTTCGAGGAGCTTTTCACCGGCCGCGCGGTAGTACGGCATTCCGGCGCGGTCGGCCGCATCGCGCGCGTGCTCCAGATCCTCCTGAATGAGGGGAATCAGGAGCCGCAGGGGCCGCGCGACCTCTGTCTCGTCGGGAAGTTTCGCAATCTCGTTCGCTTCGCTCATTAGGGCCACTCCGTGCTGCGCCCGCGGCGCAGCCGTTCCATCCGTGTCTGTGTTGGCGCGTGCTGCCCGCCCGGCATGTGACAGTCCTGGCAGAGCAACTCGCAGTTCGTCGGATCGGTCGGGTCGCCGCCCTTCGACCGCGGCACCAGCTCGTTCACCGCCGCTCGACGCGGATGCCACTCGGGCAGGTCGTCGCGCGCGGGCCCACCACACCGCTCGCACCGGCCGCACGCGCGCGCGATCACCGCGGCGCGGCACTCGGCGCGAGTCAGCGTTCGTGCGCCCTTCGGCGCGCCTCAGACATCGTGCCCGGCACGGCGTCCCACTCGGTGTCCGTCTCGCTGGGCGTGTTCGGCCGCACGTCCGCCTCGGGTTCCGGCGCGACTACCTGTTGATGCCGGCGATTCGACAGCAGCAGGTCGTAGTCCGGCTGTTCGTCCTTCGTCTTCGTCCGGCTGAACGCCACGAGCGTGACCGGGCCCACCGCGCCGCCGGTCAGCTCCAGCAGCCGCTCGAGATTTACCTTCACGCGCAACCACTGCGTGCCGCGTTCATTCGACTGCTTCCAGATCGCACCGACCTCGTTCGGGTCAGGCATGAGCCACCTCCATCCCGCTGCGCGCGCGCAGCGTCTCCGTCAACGCCGCCACCTCGGTCCAGAACAGCGCGAACGCCAGGGCGTAGGCGTCGAGGTCAACGCTGTCGCGCCACACGCGGAAGCGAAACAGCTGCGCGTCCCCCTCGAACTCCGGGCAGTAGGAGCAGAAGTCCCAAAACGGCAAGCCGCTGACGAACAGCGAATGCACGACCTGCCACTGGTATTCCGGCGGCAGGCGGTTCCCACTCAGGTACTCCCAATGCGTCGTGAACTTCGGGCACTTCAGCTCCAGCCCGCCCTCGAAGTCCCCGATGATCCCGTCCGGGCTGCAGCCAATCGGCAGCGTCGTGCTGCGCAGGAACCCGACCGTCTGCACGATCTCGCCGGTGATCGCCTCGTAGGAGGCGACGCCGGCCGCTTCCAGCTCGCGGCCGCGCCGCATCCAGTGGTTGTCGTAGCCGTCCTCCGCCAGCGCCACGCCGCGGATCGTTTCGAGCGCCAGGCGGAGCCGCAGCTCGGTCTTCCCGACAGGTTCTTCACCGCTGCGCTTCAGCCGAGACATCATCGCCGCCGCGTCCGAGGCCGACAGCAGCCCGGCATGGGCGGCGAACCACTCGGGTGAGCGTTGCTCGCAGTAGTCGACGGTGAAGGCCCGCATGGCTAGACCGGCTGCGGCTTCGTCTGGTCAATCGCGATCGCGCGCTTCTTCGCCCGGTCCCACTCAGCGGCGCGATACTTCTGCACGTACTCGCGGTAGCCCTTCTTGCTGGCGGTCCACGCCGCCTTCAGCGGCTCCAGGCCGGTGTCGGCGGTCGCGAGGACGTCGGCGAACCAGTCATCGAAGCCGGCCGGCGCCTTCTCGACGGTCGGTTCCGGCGTCGCGTTCTCCGTGTCGTGGTCGCCCTCGGTCGGGATCGCGAAGGTCATCAGCGCCGCGTACTTGTAGCAAGCCGACATGGCCTTATTCGTCGCCTTGTCGCCGCTGTCCATCGCTTCGCCGTAGGTCCGCACCGTGACCTGACTGCCGTCGTGCGCCGAGACGAAGTCGAACTCCGCGCAGAGCGTGACGTAAAAGAGCGTCCCGCCCTTCTGCGTCACGCGCTCGGCCACCTCGCGGCTGACGATGCGCGGGAGGATCACCAACCCGTGCTTGGCGAGCACCGGCGCCAGCGCGTTGTAAACGTCGTCGATGCCGCGGAACTTGTAGTTCTGCTGCTCGTTCCGCCGGTCCTTCCCGATGCCGGTCTGCGCCAGGTCGGCGCACACCTTCAAGATGCACTGGTAGACGTTCGGCGGATTCGGGGCTTTCTCGTTCGCCACACGCACTCCTTTAGGCAGACGTGGCCTGAGACCCCCTCGACGGGCCCGCGCCACGGGAAACTGGTTTGCTGCCGAAACCCGAGGTTTGCTAGACTCTCCGCGCGGCCGACTTGTCACCTCTGCCGCGCCAATGCACCCGCGAGGGTGGGACCGGGACGCTGCCTACGTCCCGGTCTTTTTTTGCCTCCGCTGGACGTACGCGCGCACGTCATTCCGGATCTTGAGCCGCTCGGCCTCCCGCGCCCGCTCGGCGAGACACAGCAGGCAGTATTCCGACGACAGGTGCCGGTCCGTCAGATCGAGACCACACGACTGACAGCGGGCCGGGGACGCGCCGTGCGCCAGCAGGGCGGCGATGAACGCCACGGCTACGATCACGAGGACCAGGCCGATGGCCGCTTGCGCGAGGAGCGTCATGCGTCCACCTCTGACCGCGTCTTCGCGTTGCCGATGCCTTCCTTCCACCACGCCGGCAGACGGCCCTTCCCGTGCGCGCCCTCGCCCTTGTTGTAGATGTCGACCACGGCGGCGGCGACACAGTGCTTCTTCTGATTGCCGGTGCGCTCGCGGATGCTCTCTGCCTTGCGGAGCAGCTCGCGCGCGCCGTGCCGCAGCTGGCCGAGCCGTTGCCCGAGGACCTTCTCGTTCGTCCGCCCGTTGTAGCGGTTGAAGACGAGTCCCAGGCCTTCGATGATGGCGCGGTCGAAGGCATCGCTATCGCCGCTGAAGCCGAGATTGATCGTGCGAATCACCTGGCCGACGACGACGTCGCCCGAGCGGTCGTAGACCCCGCCCAGCGCGCCGACCGCCGTGATGCCTTCGCCCCGCTCTCGGCTCACGCGCTGGCCGTTGCTTTCAATCGCGCGCAGGATGTCCAGCTCGCGCTTGTAGCCCGCGGTGCACGACACGTGGAACTTGTCGTACGTCGCAATCTGCTTCCGCCGGTCCCGGCCGAGAAAGATGTCGGCCATCTCCGCATCGGTCAGGTCTTCGTAGACCTCGCAATCGACGTTGTCGTGCTCGAAGCCGTTCTGCTTGAGCGCATAGATGCGGTGCTGGCCGTCGAGCACCCAAAAGATGCCGTCGCGATGGTTCATGATGGGGTAGCCGATCTTGTTCAGGTCCAGATCGGCGGCGATGTTATCGCCGTGCGCCTTGCGAAACTCCCGCTGCGTCACCAGCGCGGTCGGCACCTTCATCTGCGCGATGGACACCGGACGGATCTTGGACGGCTTGCGACTGTTAGGCAGCTTCGCCATTGTGTGACTGCTCCTCCCCCAGGCGACGAATGAACGTCGAGAGTTGCTCGCGGCACTTTTTCAGCGACGTGAGCCAGGCCGGGATCTGCGCCCGCTCCAGATCGCGGTACTCGATGAGGCCGAGGCCTTCGAGGAGGTTCTCTGCGTCGAGCACGATGCGCGAGACGATGCGGTTGGCATCGTGGCGGAACATCTTGCCCATTGCGCGATCGGCCGAGATGTCGATGCCGAATCGGCGGGCGACCTCGCGCACATGAATGTCGGTCAGGCCCACCGCGTCGGCGATCTGTTGCGAGGTGTATTGGCCTGCGGCCATCTCACGGATGCGGGCGCGCCGTGCTTCGATGGCCTCGCGCGACTGGTCGCGGCCGAGATTCAACCGGCGCTTGATCGACGACACCAGATCCGGCCCGACGCGCAATCGACGCACGATGTCGACGCTGGGCACGCCGTCCTTCAGCAACACCTCGATCTGTTGGTGCGCCTCAATCGCCGCGCGCTTGGACGCGATCCGCACCTGGCCGGCGCGGGTGACGATCCGATCGCTAGGGGTTTCCGTCCCCCGCCGCACGATGCACGCCCACTGCGCGCTGCAGCCGACGTGGTCGGCAATCTCCGCGGCGCCACGGTCAGGGAACGAGGCAAAGGCCCGAAGCACCGCGTGCCGTTTATCCTGCTTCGACAGCTGCAGCCCGTGGGCCTTGTTGGCGCCGAGCGCATACCACAACGCGTCGGCCTTGGTCCCCTGCCGCAGCTCCACCTCAATGGTGGTGCGGCCGGCCAGGTCGTGTGCGCGGTAGCGATGGTTGCCGTCCGCGATGTAGAACCCCAGCGCGTCGGCGAAGACCACGATGGGCGGGAACTTGGCACCCGCGCGTAACTTCGCGGCATACTCCTCGACAACCTGCTGGTTGATCCCGGCGCGGACCTGCATGTCGTCATCCACGCGAATCGCCGACAGCCCGACCGTCATGCGCGCGACTCCTTCGCGCGACGCGCCTCGGTGGCCTCGCGCAGCTCGGGACGAAAGTCGGACCGGCCGTCGGCATCGACGAACCGGCGGGGCGGATGGATGACCAACGTGGCGTCGGTGCGCTGGCGGTGCACCTTGCGCCACGCCAGCACGCGCAGCACGGCAAAGAGACTGACGCCGAGCAGCGCCACGTAGAGGGGTGTCACGCCGTCCTCCGGCGGTTCACGGTCGCCAGGAAGGCGTCAAGGAGGTAGAGCGTCCGGGAATGGGGGCTCTTGGTCTCCCCCGTGCAGAGCTTCCGCCAGCAGTCCGGGTTCCGGCGGTGGCCGGTCGCCTTCTTGATGGCGTCGGCGACCTGCTCGTAGGTCCAGTCGTTGTCCATCCGGACCGCTTCCAGCTCGGAGATGAGCGTTTTCTTCTTTTGGGGCATTTGCACGACGCCTCGCCCGCGTCTTCCGCGCTTCACGGTCCGACACGCTACGCCTCTTTTGCGGATTCGCCAACTAAAGTTGACAGGATCTCAACTCCAACCGTTTCCGCGTCATTTACGTTTTCTACGTATTCTGTGCGTTATATAATCGCGGGCGTCGAGCGACTCCCCCCATGAAAGGAGAGCCAAAGCCCGTGCGTAAATCTCAAACACCTCTCGCGAAATACATTCGAGACCTTCTTGACGCGAAGAGCCGTGCGAGTAACACCACGTTAAGAGGCGTGAAGGACCAAGACATCGCGAAGCAGCTCGGGATGGCGTCGTCCGCGTTTAGCCGCGCCCTCAAGGACGGAAAACTCACCATGCCGCAGTGCTTCCGACTCGCAGCGATGACTGGCGGAAATCTCCTCTCGATCTTCAAACTCGTGAATAAGGATTGGGCCCGCCTGGCGGAGCCGTTGCTGCAAGGGAAGGAGTTTGAATTGTCGCTGATGGAGCAGGAGTACTTGAAGCGATGGCGAAGAGCGACCGACGTCGAACGCGCCCTCCTGATCGCGTACCTCGACGCGATCGCCGCCGATTCTGTGAATCGTGCGTCCTCTTCACCACGTCGACGCGCGCCGCGCCGTCAGCGCGCTCCTATCTAAACATGCCGTGCTGGTACCGCCCGGAGACCGACAAGTGCGTGTGGGGCGCGCTCCATCGCGCGCACGTGGCGACGGCGACGCGCGCGGACTTGCTGCTGCGCGTCCACATCAATCGAAAGCTCCGCGGGCTCTGCGCGCAATTGCGCGATCGGCGGGAGGCATGACCGAGGACCGTCCGCTGCGGCGCGGCGACTTCGTCCGCATCACGAGCGCCGGCATCACCAAGCGCGCGTTCGTCGGCCTCGCGTCCGAGAACGGCCGCTCAATCGCGGTGCTCTACGACGGCATGTTGCCGGTCGGCGACGGCTACGCGCTCGGCTTCCTGCCGCTCCTGCTCGACGACGACGGGCGGTGGCGGGAAATCGTCCGGCACACGTGTGTCGTGGTGGAGCGGCTCACACGCGAGCAGCTGCGCGACGAAGAGCCCTAGCTCAGATGAGCCCGCGCTCGGCGAGTTCCGGCTCCAGCATCAGCCGATTGCGCGGCAGCTGCGCGGCGAGGATCGGGTCCACTTCACCGATCCGGACCTGCCCGCCGGGGTTGGCGCCGACGACCCACGCGCGACGCACCGCGGCCGACAGCCACTCGGCCCCAGGCATGGCTTGTGGCGGCAGCGACGGCAACTCGTCGGCGGCTTGCTCAACCGTCACGTCGATCACGCAGACGCCCAAGAACTGGCCCGTCTCGGGGTCGACAAACTCCAATCCATAGGTCTTCACGACCAGCACGCCTTCCCGCAGATCACGCACACGCCGTTGGGCCCGTGCTCGTCGGCGCGGTGGCCGCAGCTCGCCGTGCGACAGGTGCACGCGGCGGCGGCGGCGATGAAGGCCTGGATACTGCGAATGGCCGCACGGTCGGGCGGACGAACGCGCGCGGTGATGAGCGCGCCATACGCGGCGTTGGCGTTCCAGAGGCTGCACTTCCACGCCGCCACGTAGCCGTCGATCCACGTCGCGACGATCTGGAAGCGGCCGTGGGTGCCGGCGTGCCGGTCGGTGGTCGCGACGCGGAAGCCGCCGCGGGGCTCGCGCAGCACGCGCAGCGGACAGCCGGCCGGCACGAGCGCGCGCAGGCGCGCCAGCGATTGCTCCTGAAGGTGCTCGAACTGCCTACTTGCCATGACGGGGTTTGATTCGGTATCTCGACGGCGCGCCCGGCGCGCGCCTATCCGTTTCGATGGTGAGGCGCGCCGCTTCGATCACGTCGAAGTCGCGCCAGATCGTGCGCCGGGTCACGCCGAAGTACTGCGCCAACTTCGCCACCGTCCGCGGCCTCGCTTCGAGGAGTCGGATCATCCGCAGCAGGCGGATCAACCCGACGTGCCGACGACACGACGGCCGGGTCACTTACCTTGCGTCCGCCGCCGGATGAACTCGACCAGCATCTCGTCGGCCTTGGCCTGCGCCTCCGCGCGCGTCTCCGCCTGGAACACGAAGGTCTCGGTCTTGGCGACGTCCAAGTCGATGCCCTGCTCCTGCGCGATGCGCGGCAGAATGCGCGCCAGGGTTTCGAGGTGCGCGACGGCGGTTTTGAAGACGGACTCGCCGCACTGCTGACACCGGATGGTGAGCGTGAGCGTGGTGCCATCGCTGTCGACGATGACGGACGCGAAATGCTTCATGCCGGGCTACTCATCGCCGCTGTTCATAATCTCAATCCTCCTTGATGGGCGTGCGGCGGAGCAGCTTGCTGCGCTTCCGCTTCCACCGGCGCTTCGCGATCCGTACGGCTTGGTCGTGGTTCACCCACGTGTCGTGCGGGTGGCGAAAGCGGTTCTGGAGGTGCGACTCGGCGCGCGAGGTGGGGCGGACCTTCTTCGACATCAGTGGAGCTGGATGGCTTGCAGTTGGGTTCCGGCTCCAGCGAAGAGCACGGCGCCGGGTTCAGAGGCCATGACCGTCAACGTCAACGTACCTGCGGCAGCGACCACGGTCACGAGCTGCAGCGTGACGTAGCCGTCACCCATCGATGACGCGTAGCCCGTCGCGCACCGCGAGTCGCCGATGTCAAGCGTCAGCGTGAAGTCCGTCCGGACCTCGTTCCGCAGCACGGCGCGCCCCATGACGAGATACGCCCCCCCGCCGATTGCCAGGGTCAGCGGCGTGTAGACCATGCTCGGCAGGGGCACATCACCCGAGAGCGAGACCTGCTGCCACTCGACGGCTTCGACTGGGCCGGGCGGACCGGTCGGTCCCGGCGGCCCGGCAGGTCCCTGTGGCCCCGTCGTGCCAGTGCCGCCTTGCGGACCGGTGG